ATGGTTCTCCGTATTTTTTAATTTTATAGTATTCCATTTCCAACTCATATAGTCTTTGAGTTGTATCTAGTTTTTCAGACCATTTGGGATCTGCTAGAGAATTATCTGTTTGTTTCTCTAGTTTCTCTAGTTTCTCCAAACATTCCACTAAAAACTCATATTCTATTTTGGAAAGAATTACTTTTTTCACTTCTCAGTTGATTTGGATTTCTTTTTACCAAAGATTCTATCAAAGTTTTTATCGTATTCTTTTTTATTAGTTGGTCTTTGTTTTGAACCTTTACCGGCTTGATTCTGGTTGCTCATAAAATAATTGATATCCTTCCTCTATTGTTTCAAAAAACGAATTATTTGCATACATCTCAGAAGCGATTGATGTGTCACTTTTGAGATACTGAGAATTTACATTTTTCAAAGTAAATGCTCCGGTTGTATCATCGGTTTTTTCATATCCTACAAATAGGACACTGAAATTTTTGTCATGAAGCACATCATCAAATGCTCCATCGTAGTTATGAACATAAACGATATCTCGTTCACTCCATTTATTGTCGATTCGTGGACATACACATACTCTGGTTTCGCCATCAATAAATGCTTTAAATACAAAAGCATTTGGTTTAATTAGTTCATTCATATTTTTCAGCACATTTACTGCAAAGTTGTCCTGCACCTTCTACATAGTTATAACGATAGTCAACATGTTTGTCTTTGGGTTCATTTGTATCAACCCCACAAACAATACATTCGTCCATTTCAGATGTTACTTTAAAATCTCCATTGGGTAATTTTTCAATTTTATTATTCATAATTTATTTCCACAAAACTTGTAATGCAACAATTAAACCACATAACCCAATTAATACTAGAGTCTTGAGGCTTAACCGTTCATTGAAATAAATAGTGGTTAATATGGTGAACATAATGATACCAATACTAAATGTGAATATTCTGTTTGGCCACATTTTACCATTAAAATACTCGGTCAACAATCTAGTTGCATAAATTGATAACAATGTATTGGGCACGCTCAACCATATTAACCACAATTCGTACTTCTTATAGAAGTTATGAATAAACTGACCATATAATTGGTGCCAACCAACTATATACACTACTATTAGTATTGATACTCCTAATAATAATTGGGTCATTTTTTTCTCAATATCGTATTGTTTTTATTAACAACTTCTTTGCAAACTACACTACCTTTACTTAACTTAGCATAAAAGTTATCATATACATGAATCAAGTCATTTGGTTCAATCTTACTACCATCTTTTAACTTGGTATACTTTTTGATATCTGATTCGGTTAATTCAATTACATTATCAGCGCTCTTCATACATACCTCTCATTTCTTTGTAAGATACCTTATTAAACATTAAAGCGTCACCAATATGAATCATTTGCTCTGTTCTAGTAGCCCAAGGATGTCTAAGTGCAAAGACAACACTTGAAATAGATAAATAAAACAAAAAGATTAATGCACACCAAATAGCAATGTCTTTAAACAGTTTTGTTATACGATTCCACATAACTAATAATATTTTGTTTACCCACGGGATTCATACTATGTACTTGATATGGAGGATGTTTCACACCCTTCTTCATACAATAATCAACTAACCACTTAGCACAATCATATCCAGTCTTTTCTGCATATTGATCATATGGAATATCATCATTTTTTAAACCATGACCATAATGTTTATCTGCAAGATCATGATCGTAGGTTACAAACTTAGGAATTCCTCTGAGTGTAATTAGATCAACAAACTCTTGATAGTTTCTTACAAGACTATAGTGCTGATTAGCAGGCAAATCTACCCACGTTACATGATTGGGGAGCCTAACATCATCCAGAAATAAATTGTAATTTGTTATCATTTTTTAATTTTCTCTTCTAAGTATAGAGTATATCTAGCTTGTTGTCTACAATTAACTAGTTTAGAACCTAAGAAATCTGCTTTAATGACACGAATACCTTTTGAACCATATTCGTTCATTATAGTTTCCAATTCTTCGGTAGTAGATACATTATGTATTCTAACACTATATTTGTATTTCATCTGCTTGGAAGTACCAAACTGCTTAAGTCTGGTACAGTATAACCTTGTTTAATTAGTTCACGGGTTTGTTTTACAAGTCGGTCAAAATAAGCCAACTTCATCTTTATCTCTTCTTTTTCTTTCTTGGTCTGTTTTTTCATACAGCTACATCAAACTTAATTGTTGGATGAAACTCATAATCTAATAGTTTGATATCATCATACTTGAAATCAAACAGTGATTTAACTTCTGGATTCAACCAAACTCTAGGTAGTTTCTTTGGTTCTCTAGTTAATTGTAACTTCAATCCGTCAATGTGATTTACATAAATATGCGTATCACCCATTGAATGCGTAAACATACCTGGAACCATATTAACAGTTTGCGCAATCATAGCAGTTAACAGCGCATAACTTGCAATATTAAATGGCTTTCCAAGTGCAGTGTCCACGGATCTTTGGTATAACAAACAATTCAAACGACGAGTTGGAATATTGTCCTCGTTCAGTTTTTGAATGATCCACACATCAGATTTAGGAAGATTTACAGGACCAACTTGTTTCTGTAAAATATCAATTCGTTCTTCCAAAGTCAATTCTTCTGTATGAAAGTGGAAAAGACAATGACAGGGTGGCAATGCGCAATGATCTACCCAGTGTGGATGCCATGCACTCACAATCATACGACGATCATCTGGATTGTTCTTTAACTTTTCAAGAACTTTTGTAATTTGATCAATTCTTCCTAGAAAAGTTAATGGTTCATCTCCACAATACGTTCCCTTTGTTCCTAAAGATTTGAATTTTGGCATCGTTGATGGATCGGTTTTATCAACAATTGTAAAAAATGGAAAATCCCGCCACATTCCACCATAAGTTCCTTCACCAAGCTCACCCCATTCCTTAGCAAATTCAACATCATTTTTGATTCGGTCAATGAATTTATTTTGTTTTTCCTGTATTGATTTCTTGATACTATCAACCACATCAAAATCATCTGGTTCTAACTTGGAAGCCAATACTCGTTTTTCTTGATTAGACAACAATAATTCATCTGCTAACATTAATCCACCCAATCTTGGTTTGACTTTCTGATAACGAGAAAATGCCCATTCATTCCAAATACGAACATTATTATCAACCAGATACTTGATGTTGGTATCTCCACTGATAAACCAAAGCAATTCATGCACGATTGCTGGCCAATGAACTTTCTTGGTGGTTAATAGAGGAAATGCGTTTAGATCCACATTGTATTTGGCTTGAGCACCAAAAATACCAATGGTATCTACACCAGTTCGGTTCTTTTTAAGTCTTCCGTTTGTCAAAATATCATTGACAATTCTGAAATATTCTGTGTCTACTTTGTTCATATTACTTAGTATACTTGATAACTTTGTGTATGTCAAATTCTTTTACAACTTCTTTATTAGTAAACAAATCTTCAAATGGTGGCATAAATGTATCACCCTCATAACTACCATTTACATGCGTAACATAAAATTCTGTAATATATGGTAATAATCTAACATATGTTTTAGCTCCACCCGCAACAATTATGTCTGGATCATTATTTAAATCCATCAAAGATATGTCGGTTGTATCTATAAGTTTACCACTAAGATTGTTTTTGTTAACAAAATATTGATTTTGAATATAAGCATCCAATTCTTCAATTCTTCTTGTTAATACCAGAATTTCTCTGTTTTTCAAAAATGGTAATGTATCAAATGTATTTTTACCCACAATAAGTTTTTTACCCATCGTAAATTCTTTAAACCATCTGAAATCTTCCTTGATACTTGGCCATGGCAATCCACCATTCTTGCCTATAACCCTATTTTGTGCCATTGCAATTATTGCTTTCATCAATAATTAATATAGAGACTTAATTGCTGATTCTAATGTTAGAAGTCGAACATGAAGTGCTTTTAGTTCCGATAGAACTTGATCACGATTTTCTAGTGGTTCAACGTGTTTTGATACGTCAAATTGAGAATTTTCTAAAACACATCCCAAATGATCTGTTCCAGATAGATAATCATATTCTACCTCACTTGTGTCTTTTCCACAATATCTACACATCCACTTTGAACGTAGTTCAGAATCTTCAATACGTCGATTCTCTATAATGGTGTTCAATCTATTTAGAATAGAAGCAACCTCTTCATTGGATGTTGCACTAGAAATATCACAAGCCCAATTAGCTGCGCCATCCTCTTGACCCTCCAAATCAGGCCAAATCTTGATAAGTTCTTTCTCAATCAATTCCATGTATGGATCGATTTGTTTGTTTTGAATATCTCGTATGGCACGAGCGTAGGTTATGATAATGTTTTTGCTTGTGTTTTTAGGTGTTGAGTTCATATTATTTTGTTAAAAACTTAATTACTTCTTTGACTGTGAAGTAGAACAGAAATGGAATTAGTACCGTAAAGAATATTGATAATACTAGTATTAGTCCCAATGCAAATATAGTACCAAAGATTAATCCAATAATCAAGTCTATAAGTTTATATATTTTATTCATCTTTTAAAAATCTGTTGTAAATTAACTTGCCAAGATTAGCCGCAAATTTTCTTGCTTTCTTTTCCGGTAAATCATACAAATGTGCATGAAATACTTCTTCAATTAATACATTTAATTGTCTACGAGTTTTCAAAGTGGGATCAACAAGTATTGCAGGATTTTTAATGTCTGGATTATCACACAAACCAGATGCTTTATATTTTGGTAGTGGTTTATTGTAATTAACTGTATATTGTATTCCTTCAAAATTCTTGAACTTCATCATTCACCTTTCACAAAACTTTTCTTTGTTTCTTTAAGAAGAATACTGATATCATCAAGACTACGCACTCTGTCACGATAAAGAATCTCCGTCTTAACACGTTCTTCATCAATAAGTTTAATTAACTCATTGAGCTTTTGCATTGTGACTACTGGTTTTAGCCGTTCGAATTCATTTACATTCATTTAGAAACTCCTTTAATTGTTTTTGGTTTTCTGTATTTAGAATTAAAAAATCAGACCATGGTTTACCATGTATAAGAATTTGCCAACACCATCTTAGTCTTTCACGCCATGGTAAAACTCTACCACTTAATCCTCGTTCAAATAAGCTCAAAGATACTTCATTTTCATCTTTAAATTTTTCCACAAGAAGTCCGTGTTCGTAACAATCGCAAATCAAAAAGATTGAGTCTGGGTCTTTCATATTTTTAAAAATCGTTCAACGTTCCAAATTTTGTAAGTTATCCACGTTGCAGATTTATGAATAGTTCTACAAATAAAAGTAATCGATTTATTATAAGGTTTACCAATCAATCTGTAAAATAGTGTATATTCAAATTTTTGTCTATTTGTCCAATATTCAACATCCTTCCGGTGTTTTTCTTTACGTTCACTGTTATCAGTTGCGGTAAATTCTAACAATTTAGCTCCAGTAACCTTGCCATCTACAAATGTTACATCATATTCAATCCAATAATCATATGTTTCATTAGTATCACTATCATAGGCATATAATCGGATTGTATCTGTTATAGGAAAAATTTGTTGCCACCAAACTTTGATTTCCTTACGAGAAGGCAACTTATCAAGTAAAGTTTTAGCATTTGGGTTACCGTCAGTGTATTCATACTCTGCACAACGCAACCAAAGTTTACCATCTTCACGGATTTCATACAAATCCATTGCGTTGTCAAAATCCTTGGTTTGATACTTGTTATTACAATAACCTTTAGGATCTTCAGGTAACGGAAGTGGATATTTACACACTATGTCATCAAACATTCCCATAAATTAATTTCCTCTATTTTTGTGTTCTTGAATATCATAAAGAAAATCACGAAATGAAATATAATCATCAATATCTACTTGTGGTACTCCATCAACTTCATAATCTTTGATATAGTCCAAAATGATATCAACATAATAGCCTGGAATGGTAATTGTTTTACCATCAAACTTAAGGTCATCATGTTGAATAATGATGGGATTGTTTACTTTGTCTTTAATAGTTAGTTCTTTTTCCATAGTGGTATCCTAGATTAACTATCAAACTTTGTCAATATAAAAAATTTATAATTTTAAAATTTTATATGTATATTTGAGTTATGGAAGTAAAAGAAATTATAATAGTTGATGCATATATAAAACACCAATCTTTGGAAAATTTGTTTTGTGAACAACTTGAATGGTTTAAATCGATTAACATTCCTGTTTTAGTAAATTCCAACACCATATTATCAGAACGAATTTTGAATATGGTGGACTATTATTTTTATGATAAAAACAATGTGTTGTTTAATGAGTCAGACTTTGATCAGATTGATAAAAGTTTCTATAGGTTTTCAGATGGAAGCATTTCGGTTAGAATACAAAACTTAAACTTTCAAAGACACGCTTTATCTGTAATAGTTAATTTGTTAAATTCCCTTTATTTAGCTAAAAGTCTCGGGTTTACACATTTTCATAGATTTGAATATGATAGCGTAGGCGGACCAATAATGGCGGATATTGTGAAGAATATGAACGCATTATGCAAAGATAAAAAAGGATTTGTGTATATGACAAACCAATACAAAGTTGATGATGCGTCTTTTAAAAACGGAATTAACCCATATTATTTTTATTTTGAAATCGATTATTTTTTAAGGAACGTTGATAAAATAAGTGATAAATTATCATATTTTGCGTATTTAGAAAAAATTAATTTGGGCCGTTCTTATTTAAGTTACGAACGTTTTATAGCAGAAAATATCGTGCGTAATGATCTAAGTTTTAGATCCAATTTAATTATTAATTATAATAAAACACCAAACGACTATTTTAAAGATTATTTGATGGATCGATCTCACTCTACTATGAATTATATATCTGATAAGGTATATGAACAGGGTTATTTTGTGTGTTTTTGCAAATTGGTAGGATCTTCACCAACTAATCCATCCCAAATTGTAATTTATCAAGATAATTTGTCTGACAAAGTAGTTAATTTTAAGCTTGTAGTATATGATACCAATGAAAATGTTCGTGATGTTTGTGACAGAAATATTCCACCATACATAAAAATGTGGGACGTTACAGAACACGTTTCAAAGGTAGAAATATATGATTTATATACAAATTTACTAGTAGACACGATATATAACAAAGATGTTAAAAACGAATTTTTAGTCTAAAATGAAAGGAATTATTTTAGCTGGAGGCACTGGTAGTAGATTATATCCATTAACCAGTACGATAAATAAACAATTGTTGCCTGTTTATGACAAGCCAATGATTTATTATCCATTTAACACATTAATTACATGCGGAATTACTGAATTTTGTATCATCTCCTCACCAGATTATTTACCTCAATATGAAAAGTTATTCGGCGATGGAAGTCAATTAGGTTTAAAAATTACCTATAAAGTTCAGTACAAACCCAGAGGCATAGCTGAAAGTTTTATTATCGCTGAAGATTTTATTGATAAAGATAATGTTGCTTTGATCCTTGGTGATAATATATTCCATGGAATGCCTAGAGTCAAGCCTACACTTACAGGTGCAATTATTTTTGGTTATGAAGTTAATGATCCTAAAGCTTATGGAGTTATTGAGTTTGGTGAGGATAATAAGGTTTTAAGCATAGAAGAAAAACCAACTCAACCCAAAAGCAATTATGCGGTACCTGGTTTATACTTTTATGATAATAAGGTGGTCGAATATGCTAAAACACTCAAACCTTCAGCAAGAGGTGAGCTTGAAATAACTGATTTGAATTTAATATATCTTGACAGGGGCGAACTTACTGCTATAAAATTTGCAAGAGGCACAGCATGGCTTGATGCTGGAAGTGCTGAAACATTATTTGAAAGTAGTGCTTATATACAAGCAATTCAATCTAGACAGGGTATAAAAATAGGATGCATAGAAGAAGAGTGCTTGAAGCGCAAATTAATAAATAAAGCGCAACTTAAAAACCTCATTGACAAATTACCAAATTGCGAATATAAGCAATACTTAAACAAATTATTATGATTATACTATTCGGCGCAACAGGCTATATTGGTAGCGAATTTAAAAAGCAACTTGCAGAGCTTAAGCTTCCTGTATTTTTATGGCCAAATACCAAAACAACCACTTTTCAAGATTTAGAAAAATGGTATGACGAAGCTGGTTATCCATTAATAGGCGCTGCAATCAATGCGGCTGGTTATACTGGTAAACCAAATGTTGATGCTTGTGAATTGTATAAAGAAGATACAATTCACGGCAATATTGTATGGCCACAAATTTTAACCGATTGGTGTATGTTAAATGATATTCCATTGGGTCATGTATCTAGCGGTTGTATTTATGAGGGTAGACGATCCGATGGTCAACCATTCACAGAAGAGGACGAGCCAAACTTTAGTTTTAAATATAACAATAGTAGTTTCTATAGTGGTACTAAGACTATCGCGGAACAAATTGTGGGTAAATGGGAAAAGAGTTATATTTGGAGATTAAGAATTCCCTTCGAAGAATTTGATAACTCCAGAAACTATATCACTAAGATTTTGAAGTATGAACGACTATTAGATGCTGAAAATAGTGTAAGCAACAAACAAGAGTTCGTAAGCGCTTGTATTCAAACACTAAACAAAAAGGTTCCATATGGTATCTACAACGTAACCAATGGTGGATATATTACCACCAAAGGTGTAACAGAAAAGTTTAAAAATACAATTGCTAAAGATAAAACCTTCACATTTGTAGAAGAAGACGAATTCTATAAGAATGTGGTCAAGACTCCACGTTCAAATTGCGTGATGAGCAATGAAAAATTGTTGTCAACTGGTATCAAAATGAGAACCGCAGAAGAAGCCTTTGATTATTGTATTAACAACTGGACCATATGAATATATTAGTAACTGGAGGATCTGGATTTATTGGCAGTCACTTTATAGAAGAAATTCTAAAACGAGATGACGTTGATAAGGTGTATAACATAGATTGTGGTACTTATGCCGCAAACAAAAGTCTACCATTTCAAAATAATCCAAAGTATCACAAATTAACACTGGATATTTCAGCACCATACTTTCCAGACCAAAAAAACTACTTGTTGAGTTTAGGACTAACGCATGTGGTTCATCTTGCAGCTGAATCTCATGTAGATAAGTCTATATCTGGACCAAAAAGATTTATTGAAACCAATATAGTTGGTACATTCAATCTGTTGGAATTATTTAAGAGTTATACTCTTGAGAAATTTATACACGTATCAACTGATGAAGTATATGGAAGTCTTGGGTTTAAACAATCTTCGTTTGACATAGATAGTCCATATAGACCCAATAGTCCATATTCAGCAACTAAAGCATCCAGCGATCTATTGGTACGAAGTTACAACAAAACCTATGGTACTCCAACCATAATCACCAATTGTAGCAACAACTTTGGATCCAGACAATATCCAGAAAAATTAATTCCCGTAGCCATAAACAAGTTGAAAAACAAGCAATTGGTACCAATTTATGGAAATGGAGAGAATATACGAGACTGGATCTATGTAAAAGACCATGTTAACGCACTTATCAGTGTTACATTAGGCGGTTTGGTTGGAAAACAATACTTGATTGGGGGTAACAACGAACTATCTAATATAGAGCTATTAACTCTAATCAAGAGTCGTTATGAACAAATAACCAATACTACTTTACCAGAAGTTTGGTATGAATTTGTATCTGATCGGCCAGGACATGATTTTAGATATAGCGTTGATAACCGAGACTTTAAGATGGAATTTCCAGAATTTAAGCTTACCCCATTCGAAACTGCTATTGATGAAACTATTCGATCATATTTATAAAATGTGCCGATTAGAATTTATTCTAAAAACGCCAAAAGTCTAAACCTTTCTGAAGAAAAGGCATGCTCCAAACTAGTTACAAGTGGTTCTATATACTCGCTGTATGTGGAATGTTGTATACCAGATAGTATACGCAAAAACAGAGTATTCCTTATCAAAGATAACGGAGTTGTTGTAGGATGGAGTATCATACAACAACTTAAAAAACCCAGCGGTAAAAGAACTTTTCAGTTCATGATCTATATTAAACGTAAATATAGACGACAAGGATTGGGTACAAAACTATACAAACGCAGCAAAAAGTTCTTTAAACTCAAAGATCAAGAAATAAAAGTGTTTTCTACAACCAACTATAACGCTTTATTTTTTAACAAAATAAGACCCGATTTATAGAGTCTTCTCGTATACAGCCAACTTTGGATTTGCATATCCAAACTTTTTTACAAGCTGACCAGCAACACTATTTGCTTCATCTTCAATTTCACCACCAACGTCTTGGGTTTGTCCTTGAATCTTTCCATTTTGATTTTGTTGATGGTGAATCAATTCGTGAGCAATACTTCTCAATACATCTGCTAAACCTCTGTTTCTGCAATATACTTTTACATCACCATTTGCTGCGTTGTAATAAGCATAAGTTTTTAAATCTTCGTCACGATTTTGAGCTAACTTGACTTTGAATGGTTTATTCAAGTTTAGCTCGTCGCTAACGAACTTCAAAAATTTAACAATTGTGTATTTAGCTAATTTATCCACACTAATAAATATATTAAATACCAGCTTCTTTATAAGATAATTTTACAACACCTTCATCAATAAGACGTTTACGATTGATTTTATGTTGACCCTGTACCTTATCTTTGTTCTCACCCATATAACGAACTGCATAACCATTGGTAATTAGTTCATCGTTCAAAATCTTCTTGGTTTCTGGGTGCACAATTTCTCCAAGCAATCTACCAAACTTTTCTCTACCACTACTATCAACGTCATCACTGATATGGGTACGTAGAATTACGTATTTGTCTTTACATCCTTCAATAAACTTTTTTGCAAAGTCTTTACTAGCCAAACCAAACACCTTTTCAATTTTGTCTGAAGTTCGGCTTTCTGGAGTATCAACACCAAGAAGTCTTACCTTTTGATCTGTTAGTTTTACGTCAAAACCCAAGTCGATGTCTACAACAACTGTGTCTCCATCAACAACTTCGGTTACCTTAGCATGATATTCGTATGGCATATTATTTTGTTTGTGGACCAAATATCTTACTCCAAAATCCCTTTTTTGAAGAAGATTCAGACTTCTTTTCAGATTTTGGTTCTTTAGTGATTGGTTTAGAAACATTTGCATCGTTTACCAATTCAACCGTTGTACCTCCATCACGGATATTCAACTTAATTAAAACTTCTCCAAATTTACGTGACTCTTCAACCTTGGTGGTAAATGTATAACCAGCTTCTTTAACACCAAGTCTCATTTTTGCGGCCAAGTCTTGGTTTTCTTTCTTAAGAAGTTCGATAGCGGTTTGATACTTTTTAAGTTCAGTTGTCAAAGCATTTCTTTCTTGAGTTAGCTCATTGATTCTAGAAAGCAACTTATTCTCGTCATTTTCACTCTTGGCTTTGGATAACTCACCGCCAAGTTCTGCCAACTCAGCAGTCATCTTAACGATAGTATTGCGAAGAGCTTTTGCATCATTTTCCAATGCTGTCTTTTCATTAACTAGACTATTGATCTTAACGTCTTTTTCATCAATTGATTTTTTAAGATTTTCAGTTAGACCATTTAGAGTAACAAGATTGGTCTGAATAACTTGAAACTTTAGATTATATTCAGTAACAAATCCCTCAAGTTCTTTCTTTTTTGTTTCGGTTGTATTGAGATTTTTAGACAATAACTCGTTTTTTTGAGTCAAGTTTGTTAGTTCAATACCATACTTCCTAACCTTGGAACTCAAAGCGATGGTATAGTATGAAAGAAACCCAAAGATAGTAATAAGCAGAATCCATACTGCTAATTTATACTTTGCGATTTTCTCTTGTTCTGTTGGTCCATTTGTAACTGGTGTCGTATCAATTTGGTGTTCACTCATAACTTTAATAAGTCCTTATTCTAGTGTTAATAGATATTTTAGTTTGTTTAATTCTGCCAACATTTCGTCTCGGATATTTAACAAATCAGTGTCAGATTCTTCCAATCCCTTTGGAAGTTCATTCACTAAATAATCAATGTACTTGTTAACGAATGTTTCAGTGGGTAGATCTTGGTAATCTTTCAATTCAATAGTAAAACCATTTTTACCACGTATACGACCATATTTACCCATCAATACTTCGATAAATTGATCAACAAGATCACTAAATTCATCATATGCAGCACCAAGGGCTTGATGTTCAGAATACTTCTTGGTTTGCCAGTGGTTGATTTTTAGCTGGTTGTGTAGAGTTAAAAGATTGGTTACTATCATATATGTTATAAATATCTGTTAAAAATTAAAATAAACCAAAACATTACATCGTTGGGTATTTATATTCTGATATGTTATTTTCTAAAGAACCAAAACAAATATGCAATATACCTTGGCCAGGTGATGATCAATTACAACAATCAGTAAAAGATAAGACAATTATCTTAGTACCAGTTGCTTCACATATAGAACCAGCATGTGATGACGCATTAAGACAACTCGAAAAGGATGGGGTCAAAGTATATAGAAAATATGGATTTAGTGCTATTGATCAAGGTAGATGTGTGATGGCACAACAAGCTATAAATGATGGATATGAACACTTGTTTTGGATTGATAGTGATATCGCATTTTGTCCATATGATATATACAGAATCATAAATACCAGTATAAGAGAACAACAACCATTTATTACAGGAACATATTGTGTAAAAGGATGGCCGGCATTGACCACAAAGTTTCATAGTGGATTTGACGAAATCATATTTGGACCACATGGTGGTCTTTATGAGGTAGAGTATGCAGCTACAGGCTTTATGTATACACATGTGAGTGTATACGAACGTATTAAAGTCAAGTTTGGACTAAAACCAGTTAACATATGGGGTGGACAATATAAAGTTCATGCGTGGTTTCTTCCTATGATTATAGACGACGATTATGTTGGAGAAGACTTTTCATTTTGTCATAGAGCCAGAAAGTCGGGAATCACAATATTTGCAGACACAACAATCAGATTAGCACATATTGGACGATATAGTTATAGCTTCGATTTTATTAACCGAGGTGTTGTAGAAGAACCAAATACATTAATATTTAAAAACAAATGAATTGTGTATTACATTTTATATGTAACATCAATGATATAAAGAATGTAGAACATAATTATAAAATATTATCTTCTGTGGTTGATAAACACTTTTTAATAACATTCAATCCAGAAGCACTTCCACAAAATTGTAACTTTGAACAAATATTCTCACAAAAATTTAATTTTATAGATGAGTGGCATTTGGATTATCATTTATATCATTTAAAATACTTTGTCACAAAATATTTGCTTTTAAAAAGATATAGAAGAGTTATGTTTATATCTTCAAATCTAAAATTAGAAAACATAGAAAAAATACCAGAGTTATACAATTCTATTAAAGCCGATAACATCGATTGTATTAAATTTTCAAATAAAGATGTAGTTTCAAAAGATATATACATGATGAGAATTCAATATATGAAAACCAATTTGATTTATTCGGATTGTAGTTACGAGCAATATTGTACCCGTGACAAAATATATGGACACGATTTATATATTTCTAGTCCATTTTATAAAATTGAAAATCTAGAATATTATATATAATGTCTGATGTAATACTATTTTTAACATCGCCAAAAACCAAAGAACGAGAACAAATGTCTTTGGAGAACTTAAGACAATTATCTAAGCTAGGAAAAGATATTGTAATACTATCTACCGTTCAAAATATAAACGAAGAATTTTTTAAACTATCCAAGTTAGTAATCTTTGATTTTTACAACGGAATGATAGACAGAGTTGTATATAAGAAAGCGAGGGAATATCCAATTCCATATGGAGGAGCGTTTGGATCTTTTTTCTATTGTTCCAATTATCCAAACTATCTAATATATACTCACACTCATTTTCTCAGTGTATTCAGAAACACAAAAAATTTAATAAAGATAGCGCTTGCTTTAAAGTATACAAATTTCTTTTATGTTGAGGACGATCACTACTTTTCAGATGACGGAATAAACAAATTATCTGAGTACTTTATTCGGATGAATAATGAAAGTTTAAATGCTATATACTTTGGAAATATGTGGGAAGGCATTTGTACATCCAGTGTAATTCATTCTTATTTTTGGTTTGGGAATTGCATGTATTTCAATGAAAGCATTTTGGATAGAATTCCTGAAACACAAGAGGAATTAGAATCAGCACATCCAGATTCAATTGATTACGAGACTTTTCTATATTATGTACTTTACTTACAAACACATAATAAACATAATGTATATTTTGAAAACGTTAAAAATTATGGATTTGCGTCAATTTTTGGCAAAGATACTAAGCTAAATAAAATATATTCACACGATAGTATAATAAGTGATTCAAGATCCATATTATTGTATGAACAAACATCAGATCGATTAGTTTTCTTTATAAATTTAGAAAATCTAAAAGTTGATGAGGATTATATAACCCTAGAAATTCACAGAAATAATACATTGTTTTTTTGGGGAAAATTGTCAAAATCACGTGCATTTTATGCGTTGGACGTAGATTTAAAATTGAATGAAAAACCTGATATAAGAATAACATTCAATTCAAAGTTAACGAAGGAATATAAATCTCTAACTGAAAATGATGTGAGAAAAAATGGTCGGTGGTTATAAAATTAAATATTTATATATAATACGATGACTCCAGAAACATACATAGTGGAGTGTGCAAATTGGAAAGCCAAAGTGGACTTTACCAATACAAGTAGTTTTGAATCTACCGAAGATAAAATATTTGAAGTTTGTACATTAGCCTTTGAAAACATCTTCGCAAACACCTACAATTCAGATCATGTGATGGTATTTGAATTGAAAAATTCAATGGGTGTAGATTACTTCAAAGATTTAAAGATGGAGAAAATTCCAGATCCATCATTTGCATTATTAACCAAAGCATATAGTCTAAAAGACGAAGACAACGAATCTAAACATTATTTTGTATTAACAAGACCATTATTAGAAAATGCTTCTCTTCCAGACATGTTATTGGAATTAAAAAACTTTGAACAAGCTATGAAAAAGAATAATAAATTCTTTTATAAGAACTTGATTGGCTTATTCAAAAATTGCAAGATACTAACCAATTTAAAATGATTACACATCTTTGAGTGCCAAAGATGGTAAACCCTGACCCATACTATGTTCATATAGTATTGCAGCCGCAGATTGATTAAATGGAATATTTAAAGTTTTTCTAACTCTGGTTTCCAAATCATCTCTCATCTGAACAATCTCTTCGGATTTTAGATAGTCGGTAAAAACATAACTTTCATAGTTTTGACCTGGAACACCTTTATAGAAGTTGCTAGTTGTAGAATAATCAAGTGTCTTACTATACAAGTTATCACCAGTCTTTTCCACAGTATATCTATAAACATTATCACCAATCTCCACAGACTTATCATAGTATGGAGTGCCTGGATATGGGGTGATGACGGTACAATCAAAATCATCAGTTTGATTCTTGATTAAGAACTCAGCCACATCATTAATAGTCTTTTCACTTTCGCCTGGGTGGCCAACGCTCATCAGCGACTTGATTTTTAATCCGTACTTCTTACACTTTTCTATAACTCTAACGTTATCATCGTATGTAGCCTTCTTATTGATGTTTTGTAAAATACGATCATTACCCGCCTCAAATCCACACAACAACCATCTGAATCCAGCTTCATACATTAACTTGGCCTGTGTGTCTGTAAATAATTCACTTTTGACAAATCCTCGTAGTCTAAACTCTACACCCAATCTATTTTGTAACTTAATCAAGTCGGTCAACAATGATTCAAATTGTTTATTTACATTCAGTTCATCATCATAAAACATGAACCCTTCCAAACCATATTCTTTGTGAAGAAATTCAATTTCATCCAAAATATTGTTGCCACTACGAGTTCTTATTCTACGTAGAGAATTGCTTAATCTACCACCACAAAACCCGCAGTTAAATGGACAACCCAATTGTGCAATAATACTAGTAGCCTTTTTACCATCGATTGTATAATGATATGATTCAAGATCAATCAATTCTCTGGCCGGCATTGGCAACTTTTCATAATCCTCGTTGGTCAAGAAATATTGTTGTTTTGGATCATCACCATCAATAAACTTTTCAGTTGTTTCAATGGCTGGGAAAATAGCCTTCTCACCATCACCACTTACCAAACAATCAAAGTGTTCTTCCAGTACATTTTTATTCATGGTAGAACGTTTGTTTGGATTAGTCTTATAAGCCGCATATACCAAAGTGACATGTGGACCACCCAAAACAACTCTACTATTTGGTTTGTATTTCTTTATCAAATCCTTGATCTTAATTGAGTGAGGAAGTTGAGGAGTTGTCGCAGTAATGCAAAAAATGTTAGAATCTTTTTGTTTTAAATAAACCTCCATTACGTCCAAGTAATTCTTAATACCACTAAGATCTAAAACTTTTACTTCATACTTGGATTGCAATACAGCTGCAATTTTTAGTAATCCCAAGCTTGGAAAAACTCTTTCATCTAATAAAAATGGAGATGGTGGTATAACTAAAGTAATCATAACAATTTCAATATCGGTTAATTTACGACTTCAACTTTACATTGCTTTTTATTAAAAAAGCCTTCATCAATTAAATATTTGACTACAAAATCACATTGTGGTCTAAATTCCATCATATCCAAATCACTTGGTTTCCATATACGTATGGTCTTGGAATCTTTGACAAGGAACTTAATTCCATGGATTTTTCCAGTATAATTATTCATATACTATAAATAGTATTGTTCATATACGATAGTTATTTTAACTTGTAAAAAAATAAAGTCAAGATACGATTTAAGTTATGAAGGACAATACAAGTTTTATAAATTGGTTCATGGAAGGCGTTTATTGGATTGCTAGTAAAAGCAAAGATCCAAAAACCAAAATTGGTGCTATTCTAGTAAAAGATCGTAGGATTATATCTACCGGATATAATGGTATACCAATTGGTGTAGATGATAAATTGTCAAATAGAAACGAGAGACCTGAAAAATACAAGTGGTTTGAACATGGTGAGCGCAACGCTATTTATTCGGCGGCTAAACACGGCATATCTACAGAAGGATCTGTGTTGTATACTAACGCTCTTCCTTGCGCAGATTGTGCTAGAGGTATAATTCAGAGCGGTATTAGTGAAGTATACATCCATAAACAATTTAATGATATCTGTGACATGCATCAGAGAGAACAATGGAAAGGACATGATAATGCCACTTTTACTATGTTTAATGAAGCTGGTGTAAAAGTATTCATGATTGATAAAGAGTTGGGATGTAAAGCTTATTTTGATGGAAAAGAGTTTAATGTATGAGACCTGAATTAGAAAGTTACCTAGTTAAAAAGTTTCCAAAACTTTATACTGAATGTGGAGAACATCCGTTTACACAATTTGGATTTGAGTGTGATGATGGGTGGTTTAGACTAATTCTTTGGTTAAGTCGATATCTTCAAGACTATATTGATCAACAAAATAAATGGGCAGAAAAGTATCCAGATCAATATCTTCCAGTAAAACAAATCAAAGTTGCACAAGTAAAAGAAAAGTTTGCTACTCTTAGATTTTATACAAATGGCGGCAATGAAAGAACCGAAGCTATTATTACTTTTGCAGAGTATATGTCTGGATATATCTGTGAACGTTCAGGCAGAACCGATGACATAGTAGTTAATTCAAATGGGTGGAATAAAACTCAACATATTAGTTTTGTTAAAAGTGGAGATAACATTCATTATGTAGATGATCCAGAACTAAGATTGCTCTTAAAAGATGATCTTAATCAGTTAAAATTGAAAATATGAACAAAGACAATATTATTGTTATAAGCACATTTCCAAACACGCTTGAAAAAATTTCTTATTTACAAGAACAACTTTACTATTTTAGTAAACTAAAAATTCCAATATTAGTAATTTCAGGATGTGATATTCCGGCACACTTGAATTTTATGATTGATTATTTAATCATAAACAAAGAAAATGACCAGCTTGGTCGTGATTTTATGTATAAGTGTATAGAAGAACTTAAACTACCAAACACAGTTTATCCATGGATGTCAATAGACTCTGGATATTTGTGTATATATACTCCAAGTGTTAATTCAACGATTACAAAAAACATAAAATTATCTATAAAGACTGCAAAGACTCTTGGATATAAAAATGTATTCTTCACCGAAGATGATAACATATTCAAAGATGGATCATTTGAATTTTTTAAAAAACAATTTGAAATATTAAACGAGGATAAGTACAAACTTATTACAGGTACTGGACACATTAACAATGTGAACATGTTATACATAACATATTTTTTTACAAATATAGACTTTTTTCTGGATAGATTTATTATACCCCATGAAAAAGAAGACTGGTATGACTCAGAAAATATAATCAAATTTAAATTAAATTACGCATATGAGTGTTTATTTTATGATTTATTTAAAAATGATATGGATAAATTCCTAGACATCACAGATGATCTTGCAAAATTTAAAGCAAATGGTGATACCGATGATGGTAAATCTGTAAGGTTGCAAAATGAAATGTGGATATTAAATAATTTTATAAATGTATTTGTAGACGCAAACAAAAATAAATACATAATTTTATCTAATAAAACAAACACATTAATAGATAAAAAAAAGGAGAGAAACTATCATATAGACACATACATAGATGATGCTCATTTTGATAGTATTACACTATGGCCATCACATTATCAGGTGTATGGTATAGATAATAATGTTAAACGTGTAAGAATAAAAATAGACGACTTATTAGATAAAACAATTGATGTTGACTATGACATTGTAAAATTTAACGGATTGTTAGTGTTTAATTGATACTTATAAACAATATGCTTTATTCTCGCTATAAAAATGAGTTACCAGTTTATGATGAAGAAGACATCATTACCACCACCAAAACAAAAATCCCACACCAAATAAATGGCAATGAGATTTATTTTTATAGTCAAGTAGACTTAGAAAGCATATACAATCTAAACAGAAGTCTTAGTGATTTGGAAAAACAAATGTTGATTACCCAAATCAATCTAGGATTAGAAACACCACCACACGTAAAATTGTTTATCAATAGCGATGGTGGTGAAATATTTTCAGCCTTCACTACCGTTGATCGTATCAAAGCATCAAGAGTACCAGTTTATACATACGTAGAAGGTATCAGCGCTTCCGCAGCAACTCTGATTAGTGTATGTGGTAAGAAAAGATTTATTGGTCAAAATGGTGTTATGTTAGTACATCAATTAAGAAGTTGGTGTGGTGGTACTCATGAAACCTTTAAAGATGAATTCAAAAATCTTGAATTACTATCTGAAAAAGTTAAAAAGATTTATTTAGAACATACCAAATTCACCACATCAGATTTGGAAGAAATGTTGAAACATGATATTTATTTATCCGCATCTGAGTGTTTAAAATACGGATTGGTTGACGAAATCATTTAACTACTTATTAGTAGATTAAATGACAAATAGTAGACAAAAAAATGGTTATGTGTATATCATAAGTAATTGTAACTTTCCCAATTATTACAAGGTGGGAGTTACTAATGATATAAAATCAAGGTTGCGCACATATCAAACATCATCTCCGTTACGTAACTATAAAATTGAATATTATATTCAACATCCAGATTGTTACGAAGCTGAGAAAAGAATAGCTGAAAAGTTAAGATATTTTGCTACGGACATTAAAAACGAGTGGTTTAAATGTGATCTGGAAATTGTCAAGGGTAGACTAGACGAAAGTTTAGAACCAGAAGAAAATATTTTATTTGACTTGTATAAAAAGTGATATAAGATGGAGGAGTTATGACTGGAATCGAAAATAAATTAATATGTCTAAATCTGAATGCTAGTTGGCAACCAGTTGGTTTCAAGACTGTCAAAGATGCTATCGTAGATCTTTGTGGATGTGATACCCATGGAAAGCCAGCAACACTAGCTTTGGATATCGATTATAATATTGATGACAATGGCGATCCTATTTTGACAGAACCCAAGACCATGAATCCTGTTTCTTGGTCCGATTGGCTAAATCTACCAGTTCGTTCTTGGGATCTAAGCATCAACAGCGCTCATCTAAAGATTCGTGTTCCAACCGTCATTATTGCTACTAATTACAATAAAATGCCTGTAAAGGAATTTAGAGGCAAACCAAGTAAGGATGCAATCTATAATCGTGATAATGGCGTTTGCCAATACACTGGTAAAAAGATTGATCGTAATAATGCTACCGTCGATCATATTCTGCCTCGTAGTAAGGGTGGTGAAGACTCTTGGACCAATCTAGTATTGTGTTCACGGGATATCAACTCCAAGAAGGGTAATAGATTGAACTCTGAAGCTGGGTTAAAGTTGCTTAAACAACCACATATTCCACAACCAGTTCCAGTGTATGCTTTGATCAAAGATGCTCGTCACGTTGATTGGCAACATTTTTTGATCAAAACTTAAAAAAATGTAACATTTGGGCAGGCATAAAATACTTAATATAAGATACTTTTATGCCTGCCTTAAAAAACAAGACCTATAACATAAATATTGATGGTCAAATCATCGAATTAAGCGGTGAAAGTATTTCATTTTTTCTAAAAGAAACCAGAAGAAAGTTTGCAACTAAAAAGTCTTTGGAGAAGTTTTACGCAAATCTATCCAAGATTTTTATACAAGGTTAACAAGATCGTCTATATTTATATTTAATATGACGATTTACCAAAAATATGAAAACCAAATTAATGAAGCCTATCAAGGAGGTTTACGTGCGTGGTTTGGTAAAGGGTCGGTAGGAAGCACCAGTGGAGGAGGTTGGGATAGATATGATAGTACTGGTAAAAAAGCTGGTAAATGTGGTGACGCTAAACAAGGTAGTAGTTATAGTGCTTGTTTAGGCAAAAAGTACGCTGCAAGAATAAGAGCCAAGGGTGGTAAAAAAGCAATTGCTAATTGGGTTAAACGTAAAAAAGCAGCACAAAGATCTGCTGGTAGAGGAGAAAAAGGTAGTGGTGGCAAAGGACAATCTCCAGTAAGAGTAAGTTATAAAGAAGCATTAAGCGAAATATTTGTTATTCAACAACGACAACATTTGAAACAAGATCTAATAAATTTTCTACGTCAAGAATTTCAGAAGGGTGATTTAAAAGCAGTTCGTGGTGGTATAAGTACCACAGAGTTTAAGCCAGAGGATTGGTTAGAAGATATTGCGGATCATGCAATAAACCATATGATTCAGTACTTTGAAACTATACGTAGTCAAACTGAACGTAATATACACTCCTCAATTCCTATAGCTGGTAATTAACAATATAATATTTAAAGTACTTGAATTAGTACTATTTATATGGTATATAAGGATATATACTATATATGAATTATTACATTAAAGACACTACAATCAACAAGATTGTATATAAAAACAACGTAAACGAAGTAGTTAACTACTTAGAAGAACTTTGTAAAAAAGTTCATAAGAAAACCAGAAAGTCCTACATGGATGATATGGCTAACTTGGGTTATGGTTATGATGATAACCAAGGTGTTTACTTCACTGAACTAATGATGGAGAAGTTTGATGTGGGAGTACATCGTAAAGATGGCCGTCATGTTAGATCCAATATTCATGAACATGCTCGTAATGTTAAATACAGAAACGAAATGGGTGACTAATTATGATAAATTTGGATATCAGATGGTCAGATCCAATTCAAATAGAAAAAAATGGAGAAGTAACATTTATTCGTGAATGGAAAATACCTTCTCAATACTTAAACCAATTCTTTGTTTACTGGAAAGTAAATAAATTAAGCCTCAAAGATAAAGGTTATAGTGTTACCAAAAGAGATAACGATTGGGTTCTGACCGAAACCAAAGATAACCCAACTCTTTTTAAAGAAAAAGCTATTAAGAAACAAAAGTCAGATGAACCACTTCCACTCTACGAAGTAGTTAAACAAGATGGTTTGCGTCCATGGCAAGTAGGTGCTGTTAGTAAAATCGTATCATCACTAAACAAATGGGGTGCTGCCGTAGATGGTAGTGACGTAGGCATCGGCAAAACATACACCGCATGTGGCGTAGCCAGAGAATTAGATATGGACATATTGGTAGTATGTCCAAAAGCAGTTAAAGAATCTTGGAAACGTGTTATTAAGAACCACTTTAAAATGTGGGGTAAATGTGCTGGTATTGTTAACTATGAAGCATTACGTATGGGTAAATCTGATAGTGTAATTGCATCATATGTCAAAAGAAGAGATACCAGACGTAAAGAATTCGTTTGGAAGATACCAAAAAATACTCTTATTGTTTGGGATGAAGCACAAAAACTAAAGAATGCCAAGACCAAGAATAGTGAAACTTGTATGGCAGCACTCAAATCTGGATACAAGATGTTGTTTTGCAGTGCTACTATGGCAACCAACCCACTGGAGTTAAGAACGGTAGGACAATGTATTCAGTTGTTTAAGAGCAGCAAGCAATATTATGAATGGGCCTATGCACACGGAGTTGTCAGAGGCAGATTTGGAATGGAATTTACAGGCGACAAGAAATCGTTAGCAAAACTTAGCAATGACATTTTTATCAATAGAGGTGTTCGTCTTAATCGTGATACCATACCTAACTTTCCAGAAAGTCAAATTACAGCAGAATGTTATGAAATGGAAAAAGAGGATCAAGACAAGATCAACAAAGCATACGAAGAAATGCAATTAGAGTTGTTAAAGATTGAAAGGCAACTCAAAAAAGACAAGGGTCAAACCCAAATGGTTGCAATCCTTCGTGCTAGACAAAAAGTTGAAATGTTCAAGGTACCTCTTATTATAGAAATGGCAGAGGAAGGTATTGAGAATGGCATGAGTGTGGCTATATTCTGTAATTTTACCGAAACTATCAATGCATTATCAGATAGACTCAAGACCAAATGTATTGTGAATGGTGTTGTATCAGACAAAGATAGACAACAAGCCGTTGATGATTTTCAATCAGATAAAAGTAGAATAATACTTGTCAACATCGCAGCTGGCGGTGCAGGATTAAATTTACACGATTTGAATGGTAATTTTCCAAGATTGTCGTTAATATGTCCTTCGTACTCGGCTGTATTAATGCGTCAATCCACTGGAAGAGTATGGCGTGATAGTGCTAAAACAAAGAGTATACAAAAGATTGTGTTCGTGGCAAACACCGTCGAAGAACAAGTATGTAATAGTGTAAATCAGAAACTAAGTAACCTAGATCTATTAAATGATGGAGATTTGAATTATGGCAAAAACTAAAATATTAAAGTTTAATGTAAGTTCCGCAAATTGGAAAATGAATGTTGATGTAGACCCAGATATCTTTGATGATGCGTATGTAGAAGCGTGTACCAGAGCTGTTGAGATGAAGTCAAGTTCAATTCATATGACCGAAGAAGATTTTCTGGTTAATCCGGTTATAATGTGTAAACCAATAAAATCATCAGATGGTAAAGCCAAATATATAAACACATATAAAGTTTTATTAAATGCCAGTATGTTTAAACGAGCCGAAATACTCAGGAAAATATTTGAAAGTACAACCGATGTAGACTTAGCTAAAGAACCATTATCAGCATCTTTAAAAAATGAACAATGATATTCCATCCTACAATTTTGATTTAATTAACAAAAAATTAGCAGAACTTGATGCTTTAAAGGAAAAAGTAGAAAAGATATATGGTTTAAGTCAGATTGGTGATGATGTTAGACGAGAAGTAGATGAATACAAAGTGCTTCGTGATAAAGGTGTAAACATTCCACACCTAGAAAAAGAGTTTGCTGATCAAATCTATCCAAGTAGAGGTGGCAGAAGTAAAAAGAATAAACCAATCGTTGAGTCAGAAATTAAAGAAGCATTAGAAAAGTCTACATCGGCCAGAAAAGCAGCAAAACGATTGGGTGTTAGTTATCAAACATTCAAAACATACGCAAAGAAATATGGTGTGCATAAAACACCAGGTTGGCCTCCTACCAAGAAAAACTTTGTGAACAGAGTATTGGTTGACCCAAATAAAGGTAAGTATCCAATTCAAGATGTTTTGGATGGTAAATACCCAAACTTTCCAGTACATCGTTTAAAAGATAAACTGATTAGATCCAATATCAAAAAAGCAGAATGTGAACAATGTGGTTTTCACGAACGCAGAATTACAGATGGCAAATTACCATTGTTGTTAAACTTTGAAGATGGTAATAAACACAACCACGCATTGGTCAATCTAAAATTATTGTGTTATAATTGTACATTCACCAGTGGCAAAGGATACATAAGTAGAGGGCCAAAAATATTTGACCCAGATATACTACAAGATAGTAAAAAGATTCTTAAACAGAGGTTTTAGTTTCTTACAATAGTAAAAGTACAAGGTTTTGATAAGTCAAATCTCACAGATTTGCCATATTTCATTTGTGATGTTTTAATTTCTACAAATTTTGAACATTTACATCTAATCCATCGACCTGGCAAAAGTAAAAATAAAGTACTACTGGATTGGCCTGAAGAATCTTCAGTAGTATACTCTAGATAAACATTACTATCGGTTGAACTATTCTTTGCAAAAAACTCGGTGTTGTTATTGACAGGTGTCATTAAAAGATTGTTATAAATTATCTCATGACGAAAACCTAAATCTCCACCTGAAAAACATACACCTATATCTTCTATATATTCATTCGTTAATTTTTCATCTAAATATTCACATTTCTTATCTATAATATTATAGAATAATTCTTCAAATACAGGAGATAAATTACATCCATATAATTTATACATAAATTTAATATAACCAGCTTCAGTTTCCATTTCTGGTATCAGAGAATCTAAATAATCTATATTAATTAGAAAAAAATTGGTTACGCAACCAAATCCGCCTGGAAGAATCATACAATTTTTACTATTTTCAGTAGAACCAAAATTTTTGAATATGGTACTCATTAAATCATAATTCTTAAAAACAACATCATACTCGCAACGTATCATGTGTTCATACCCACGACTTTTTAGCACTTTACATATCTTTTTAAGATTATACAATATAGTCCAATTTGTAAATCCGTGTGGATTATTATGTCCCTGTAAAATACAACTATTACCTGAATTATCATATAATTGATGAGCCCAATTCATATGACTAAATAACGTATACTTAGACCTATCAGTAAGCAATCTGTTAGTTGAATCATATTCGAAATACTTTACATCCTCAAATTTATCAAAGCTAGGCATTTTATTAGAAATAATAAAAACGTCGTGACCTTGTTTAATAAACTTGGAAAGATTATAATCAAACCATTTTTTCTTTTCCTTGTCGCTTATAAATGCATCTATAAAAATTGCTGGTTTCTTCATAATAAAAATGTTAAGATATTGGTTTTATTGTAAAATCGCAAGGTTGTGATAAATCAAATTTAATGACTTCATTATTTTTAAACTCTGAGGATTTAATTTCAACAAAGTTTTTGCAGTTATCAAGTATTAACCAAGAAGATGGTGAAAGTCTAAAAATATCACGATATCCTTCTGTAATATACTCTAGATAGATTTCTCTTGTCTGACTAAGATTGGATATAAAAAATTGTTTGTTATCATTCACAGGTGTTATCTGCAATTTTCCATATCCTATTTTGTGTCTTAAACCCAAATCTCCATCAGATAAACACATGTCTATGTTTTCTATATGTTCATGTGATTTTTCTACATCCAAGTAATGTACTTGATCTTTAATTAAATCACGAAATATACCTTCAAATACCGGAGATAAATTGTATCCGTACAAGTTATTTAGGAATTTAATATAATCATCCTCGGTTTCCATTGTAGGAATTATACTATCAATATAATTTGTATCAAATAGAAAAACATTGGTGGTGACTCCTATATTACACGGCATGATCATACATTTTTTACTATTTTCAGTAGAACCAAAATCCTTGAATATAGTATCCATTAAATTATACGATTTAAAAACAACATCATATTCACACCTTATTGCGTGATCATAACCAAAACGTTTAAGTACACCTGCTATTTTTTTGAGATTGTAAAGTATACTCCAATTTGTAAACCCATGGATTTCAGATAATCCGGTAAATAACTGCGGAGGAAGACCAGCTGGATATAGATTGCTATTCATTCTAAATTTTGTGTGAAATTTATACTTAGATCTATCAGTGAGCAGTCTGTTTTCACAATCGTACTCAAAATACTTTACATCTTCAAATTTATCAAAATTAGTCATTTTATTGGAAATGATAAAAACATCAAATCCTTCTTTGATAAAATTGTTAACATTGTAATCAAACCACTTCTTCTTTTCCTTGTCGCTTATAAATGCGTCTATAAAAATTGCAGGCTTCTTCATAATAAAAATATATATTTTGTTTATTTTTTTATATTTAATTTTAAATGTCAAACTTTTCTCACTTATTATCGAAGCACGGAGTAATGTCTAGTTTTAATATCGCTAGGAAAATAAAAACCAAGGATATCAATAAAATTAAGAATAGCATTATTGACGAATCTGATTCAGAACCAGATATTCTTAACAAATTAAATAAATTGATATTGTTAAAAGAAGAAAATCGATCTGTCGATGACATACCAGGATTGATAATAGATAGAGAAAAATCAGACATGATGATATACTTTGAAGGACTTCCTCCTCATGTGAAAAAAACACTAGTCCAGATATCAAATTATTTTGCTGAAAAATCAGTTGAAAAGAAATTACATACACCAGAAATATTGGTGGCAATTCAACTGATATTTAATCAATTAGGCATCGAAACCCAAGACCTTCGTGATTTTAATAAAATGTTCAATGATCGTCCTCCGCAAGATGATATTGATGAAGAGGACGATGAAGATGAAGACGATGAATTTTAAATATCGTTTATTGTTTTAACAAACCAACTAATTTGTTCTGGGGTAACACTATAATGTAATCCAACATACAAACCATTTTCGTTGATAATATCAGCATTAGGAAACTTTCTTGCAACACCATATTTCTTAAATGCAGTTTGTTTCAATAAGTTACCACCAATAATAGGACGATATTCTATACCCTCATTTTTACAGAACTTTTTAATCTTATCAATAGTTTCCTTATTTTTTGCAATGATTGGTAAACTAAACAGATTGTCTTCATTCTTGACTTGAACCTTATAGAAAGAATTTTGATCCAACAATGATGTAAATATCTCACCACAGAATTTTCTATGAAATGTATATAAAGGTACACGTTTAAAATCTAACAAACCAATATATGCATGTATGTCACTATTTCTAAAATTATTACCAATACAATAAAAATCAAATAATGGATCTACCTCTCGATTCTTATATTTTTCTTGATTCTCTGGTGGTAAATGACGATACATACCATGATTACGAATCATATTGAATAGTTCATATTCCTTTTCATCGTTGGTAAATACAAAACCACCTTCAACACTTTGTAACATATGACCAAAATATGTACTTGTAGTTGATGTAAAGAATGAAGCAATATTTCTACCTCTAAACTTCGTAAAGGTACTTTCACAACTATCTATCATGATTCTAACCTTATATTTGGTTTTAAGATAGTTCAATCTATCAATATCAGGTGAAATACCCAATAATGCGGTGATAAAGATTGTTCCAACATCCTTATCTTCTTTAAGAATGTTTTCCACTTGATCTAGATCCATTGATAGATCGTTCAATTTAACATCTACAAAAACTGGTTCAAATCCACACTTAATAAATGGAGTAATAGATGTAGCCCAAGTTACAGCTGGAAAAACAATCTTTCTTTTGGTTTCTACTTGATCAAGATAATAAGCAAGTAAAGTATTTGCTGTTGATCCACTTGATACAAATAAAGCATATTTACTACCAACATATTTAGCCATCTTTTTCTCAAAGTTTTGAACTTGTTTTCCATATGTCCAGAAATTATTGGTGTTTAAAAAGAATCCACAAATCTTTAGTCTGTCCCAAAAAGTAAAATGATTAGTATTTAGCTTCCACATATGATATATCTATCAGATAACCAATTCGATTTATAATTTTAATTCAAATAAAATAATGTTGTATTGGTGTACGAAAATACGTATCTATAAGGATTAATATATGGAAGTTTTAAACATCAAAGACGTACAGGGTTTTATTAATAATCGCAAAGTTGTATTTATTACCGGAGTAACAGGCCAAGATGGTAGTCACTTGGTTGATTATTTACTAGAATCCACAGATCATTTCATAATCGGTGGTGCTAGAAGACTAAGTACAAAAAACCACGAAAACATCGATCATATAAAAAATGACAGATTCAAACTAGTTAACTTTGATCTAAGTGATGTACATAGTATCAATAAGATTGTACAAGATCTTAAACCAGACTATTTTGTTAATTTAGCCGCACAAACATTCGTAGGTAGTAGTTGGGACTTTCCAGCTCAAACGTGGGAGTGTAATACCTCCGCTGTAATTCATATACTTGAATCTATTAGACAACATAGACCATCTTGTAGATTCTACAACGCTGGTAGCAGTGAAGAATATGGTAATGTCACATATAGTCCACAAGATGAAAATCATCCAGCCAGACCAAGAAGTCCATATGGTGCAAGTAAATCAGCAGCAAGACAATTAGTAAAAGTATATAGAGAATCATACAACTTATATGCTGTACAAGGTTTATTGTTTAATCATGAAGGTACTCGTAGAGGTGAAGAATTTGTTACACGTAAAATTACCAAGGGTGTGGCTAGAATTAAAAAAGCAATACTTGCGGGTAAATCATTTGTTCCAATTGAATTGGGTAATGTTAAAGCCAAGAGAGACTGGAGTGATGCTGAAGATTTTGTAAGAGGTATTTGGTTGATGTTGAATCAAGAAAAATGTAGAGTTGATATGGATAGTAATATGCAAATTGAAGAATATGTACTATCTAGCAATGAAACACATACTATTGCGGAATTTGTTTGGTATGCTTTTAAAGCAGCTGGCATTGAAGGTGCATGGCATGGTGAAGCAGAAAGATCAGAATTTAGTATCAGCACCAAAGATGCAATTAAATATGAACCAGTTGTATCGGTCTTGGTAAAAATTAATCCAAAGTTCTATAGACCTGCCGAAGTAGATATTCTATTAGGAGATAGTACCAAAGCAAGAAGAGAATTGGGGTGGAAACCAAAAACAGACTTTGAAGGTCTGGTAAAAAAGATGGTTGATAACGATTTAAAACAAGCCGGACTATAATTATACAATATATGAGTGAATCTTATACATTATATAATCAAACCGTGATGGATCATTTTATGAACCCACGAAATATGGGTGACATAAAAGACGCAGACGCAGTTGGTGAAGTAGGTGCAGCTGCGTGCGGTGATATCATGAAAATTAGTCTAAAAATCGATGACGTTACTGGAACTGTAACGGATGCAAGATTCAAGACATTTGGATGTGGTAGTGCTATAGCGGCTTCATCTATGGCTACTACATTAATCAAAGGTAAATCAATAGATGAACTTGAAAGATGTTTTAGTAATGATGATATTGTAGACGCGCTAGGTGGTTTACCACCAGTCAAAATTCACTGTAGCGTACTTGCGCACGAAGCATTAAGTGCAGCATTAGAAGATTACAAAAAAAGAAAAAGAATAAATTAAGTTATGAATAAATTCGAAACACAAACGCCAAAGCTAAACTTTAGCATCAAAGATACTCAACCAGTTGCGTGTAATGATTGTAAGGGTCAAGTATTTTCAAACGGAATCATTCTTAGAAGAGTTAGTAAGATACTAGCCGGTACTGATAAGGATGCATTGATTCCAGTAACAATTCCATATTGCGTTAACTGTCTATCAGTATTAGAAGATTTGTTACCAGAAGAATTAAAAGGTAACAACGCAAACAAAATTAGTCTCGTTTAAATCTGTTAATTAGTTGTTGTATAATATCCCCGTGATCGAAGGCCATTTGATCATGGGGTATTTCGTTTGCATTGTGCCACTTTACTTCGGAAATTTCTCCATCTTGTGGTTTTAATGTATGTGGATAATTTGGTGGTAATATACATCCATATGTAACTCCAAAACCCTTTCTGATAGTACTAATAGGATGCATACCAATCAATTTGAGTTGGTTTTTAATTGCGGACACATCTACATTAGTTTCTTCCTTTAACTCTCTAACACCACCATCCAAAGGTATTTCTCCATCATCTATATGACCACCTGGTATACACCACTTGTTTCCCTCAAAACTATCTGGAGTTCTTAATGTTAAGAGTACTTGAAGTTTTCCTTCGTGTAGTCTAAACAACAATACATCCGATGTTTTAATCTTATTTTTCATAATTATATGATTGTTTTATTGTTTTTCGAAAATATTGTAATTTACTAATAACATCATCGTCATCATAAGATGCCCATCTTTGTTTATCATCGTTATACCAGTTATGATAGATTTCCATATTGAATGGTGTAGTTAAAGTGTAATTAATTAATATATCAACACTCTCATTTAAAAACTCTCGTTCTGCTCCGAATTTACCGCAGATAATTTTATTACCAATTTTTTTTGCAGTGTATGTACATAATCCAAATCCTTCACCTCTGTTCAAGGTAAAATATACATCTCCAAATTCATGTATTACATTTATTTCATCATCATTCAAATCATCAAAACAAAATATTATATCTGGCATATTACCAAAATTTTTTAATAATTCCGTAAAATTATACTTTAAAACCTCTATTTCATTTCTAGAAAACGATCTAAAAAACGTTTTTATAAATAAACATACATTGTCGTCACTTTTAAATTTTTTGCAAAATGTTCTTATAACTTGAGTTATATTTTTACGTTCATTGTACTGACTGATGTTATAGTAGATAGTTTTATTTTTTATTATGTCTTTTATTGTACCACTATCTTTTACAAATTTATTTGACTTATAAAGCAAAAATTTGTCGAAAATATTATCAACATTTATACGTTCGTTTTTACAAAATGGAAATATGTCATGATACCAGACATTTATTTTTTTATTAATCCCACTATTTTTAAATACATCTTTATTGAAAGTTGATGGTACTATAACTTCATCCACACTATTATTTATCATGTTAACCCAATCTCTGTGTAATAGAGTTGTTTCCCAAACGGTCAAACCATAAAACTTTTTATTTCTAGGAAGTGTTTGTAAAATACCATTCCACGCATCTGGAACATGATGAATAATAACACATTCATAATCTATATTTTTATTGATACACTCAAATACCAATTCTTCTTCTTTGTTACATGGTTTGTATGTAGATTTACCAAATTTATCAACACACCATTGTACCTCATATCCCGATTTTAATAGTTGATATATGTAATTTCGTGCAGCATAACTATAACCACTATAGTTATTTTGAGATATATACAAGATTTTTTTACTATTTAAAAAGTCCAACTTTTTAATTTCATGACTGAAAAGAACCTCGTAATTTTTTATTGATATTATTTTAAAAACCAAATTGTTTTGAAAGTGACTTGTTCCTCTGTTTAGTTTTGAATAGAAATTATTCTTAGGTATCATGTCTACAAGATCAACATGATGTGGGATTTTTGTAAATGGATCTTCCCACAAAAATAAAACATTTTCATGTGTACTAGATTCGGAAACATAAATTTCTATAGAAATCGGATCATATTTAACATCAACTAATCGTATCATATAACAACTATAACTATATAATATCAGTCGTGTAGCATTATTTTATTAGACTTATGTTCTGAAACTACACCAACTTTTTTCTTCAACATACTCAATGCTGCTTTGGGATTCATTTTACCAAAATTAAATCCCAATATATTATATTGTCTACAAAACTCTTCTAGTTCTTGAACATCTCTAGGATCATATTCCATCACAGGAAAATCTTGTGGATTGTCCTGCATCTGTTTACGACGCATCAACATTTGATATGGGTCAAATGATGGATAACTATTCATATTAAAAGTAGTAATCGAAACCAAAATACTCAGCCAAGAATCTCTTCAAGAATTCTGAGTTTCTACCTTTTAATTCTTTACCACCAGCATATCTCTTATACTGACTTTTCATACCTTCCAAGTCATTTTTCAGTGCAAATTCGGTAAACTTAGGAAATTTCTTTAATGTACCCATATTGAATACAAAGTCAACAAACATTTCTTCTTGTTGAGGAGTTAATTTAACTCCACCTAGTTCTTTATAAACCTGTTGTTTTGCTTTTGCCAAATCTGTCTTTAATAGAGATTCAGCTTGAGCATCTGTTATACCTTTGCTAAAGTCTTCTCCTTTTTGTATTTTATGACCATATCCAATTGTATCACTACCACCCTCAAAACTTTTATGAGGAAACCATAGTTTCTTTTGTGCATCATATCCGACTTTACCTTGATTTTCTACCTTCTTGATATAATCGATGAAAGATCCAACAGATTTTTGAGCTGTTTGAGTTATAGCAGCCTGATTTGCTGGATTTATCTTTGATGCGTCTAATTTACCAGACATTGCGCCAAGACCAATTGCTCCGGCAGCAACCCAATCCTTCCAACCCTCTTCAAGATCGTGTGCAATTTTAACTTCGTCAAACTTTCTGCCTTGTGGACCAAAATGGTCTAGATGATGATAAACATCATCCAAATATTCACCAGCCAAGTTCAACTTAGCTTTTACCCAATCCTCCAATTCAGAGTTTGGTTGCAACATCCCTTCTAATTCTGTTGCATCACTATTGATTTGCTTTAAAGCACCCATAGCCATACTACTATCAAATTCTTTCAATAGTTGAGAAGTAACTTCTTTATATACTTCTCTTACTGGTTTGCTTTTTGTAGAGTGGCCAGATTGTCTTAACTTTCTGGCTCTGCAATGTGCTTTCTGACTAAAACCCTTTGGATTACTACAATTGATACGTTTCTTATAGTTCATTGACCACTTTTCATCTATCTGATCATCAGAAGTACCAGCTTCCTTTTCATCACGATAAAATTTTAAGTAATCACGAATGGTTGCTACATAATCAGCGGCGTGATTTAACTTAGCTTTTACCCAATCTTCTAGATTATCATTTACACTAAACATAGATTGTAGTTTTTCACTATAATCAATTAGTTTGGTGATATCACTTTGAGCCATTTCTGCATTTTCATTAATAGAATCTGGAGCCAGTAATTGGTCCATCGTATTATTCTTTTGTGCCTTTTTCAAGTCCTTGGTTTGTATTGGTAACAACTCAGACGCGGAATATCTAGCTTGATCACCAGTAAACTTATAATAACGTGGTAATGTAGCGATATCCCAATCAGTATTGATAGGGTCTACTATTTGCAAGAAATAATAAGACTTATCATTATACATGTCAGGTGAGGGTCTTGCTTTATCAGAGAAAAACCCCAATTGTCCTGTACGTCTAATCTTGAACAGAGGCATATGATTATATTATTTCTTCTTTAACTTCTTTAATGTCATTGCTAGTCTGGCACGTTGACCAACCTTACCACCCTTTTTTGCAGCAGCTGCTAACTTATCTGCTGGAATCTTTTGACCTTGTGGTACTCCCAATTGTTTATGAAGCGCACCTTTTTTGCCTGGCTTGATTGCATTTTGAATCCACTTTTTTTTGGTTTCTTCAATTTCCTTTGATTGTTCAAATGTAATTTCACCAAGATTGTCTTCTTGACCAGCTTCCATACTAGGTGGTAGTTGATCATTATCCATATCTTGCGCAACTGGTTGTTCAACACCACCTTCAGTATCATTTGAAGTGGCAAGTTGTGCCATCAACAAATCATGAAGTTTTTGTGCTGTTTCACGATCCAAAGTCAATTTGATATCTTGAGTCTTGGTTTCACCACCATCGGTTGAATCACCAGGCATTTCTGTTTCCATATCAGTGATATCAGCTTCTTGTTCAATTTCGTTAATTGACTCTTTGATTAGGTTTTTAATAATGTTTCTTAATTGTTCTTTTTTCATAGATTTTTTGTTTTCTGCATATCCGACAAAATCATATCCGCTTCCATAGGTTCCAACACCATCACATGAAGCGTCAGTTGGTGATGATCCATCAAATACTTGACCAACAACACTTTCATCAACATCTTCACTCATTCTCCAACCACCACCTTTGCTCTTGTACCATTTAGCAGCCCATCCATTGGCATAAGCACTTGGATATACATCAAATTTGGCTCTTGCTGCGGATTTGGCTCTAGCCCATAATGCTGGATTTGTTGGTTTTGGTCTCTTCTTACCTTTCTTTTCTTCCAATTCAATATCAACCGTTTTGTTTAAAACGGGTTCACTTCGTCTACCATCGACTTGACCATCAGAAGTTCCGCCTATTGATCCGTGCATATTTCCTTTTTTTAATCCGCCGGCACCAATTCTAGCAGGATCATTCAAACTAGTAGTTGGATCGCCAATACCAGAACCAGTAACTGCTTGAAATTCTTTAGCCAATCCCGCATTAACTAATTTTGTATAATACTTAGGATCTTCGGTTAAATGATCCATAGCAATTTCTTTTGCAATATCTAAATCATTGGTGTGTTCCATTTCAACTTGTACACCAATACTAAGTTGTGCTGGATCTATTTTATCGTTTGGTGTATTATCACCAACACCGCCTGGAAGCTTTTTAATTAAATTATTAGTCATTTTTCTTTAATCCTTGTTGAAATTTTTCAAATCCTTTACCACTACCATATCCATAATCAATCATCCATCTACGACCTTTCATAGCTGGACTACCAACACTTGGATCATGGAATTTACCATCACCTATATAATTCCAACCACCCTTTAATGGTTCTGGTTTACGATATGTTGGTTTATCATTAGCAAAATTACCCATATTAATACTCTCTTCTTTGTTGTGCGTACTTTCTAGCCTTTAAAGTGGTCATAATCTCCATTAATGCTTCCTCTTTATCATCTGGGTATACACCCAACATATGGAGTTTACTATAGTATTTAGGGTCTTTCTTTAGATTGGTAACAACCTTTTGTTTGGCAACTTGTTTATCTTTTAGTACAAGTTTCTTCATTTCATAATCAATACCCATGATAATTTCATCTGGGGTAACCTTATACTTGATTTGTTCTACATCTTTTACATAATCCCATGGATCTTTACCATTATAAGGAGCAAAAGGAGAAATATTGGCTTGAGTTTGTTTGGCTGTAAGGTTGGATTTATCAACCATAGTACCAAATTTATTGAGATCTTGAACTACATCTGGACTGCTAAATGTATCCAAAACGCCTGGTTCTACAGCACCAGCAATGGCACCACCTTGACCATAAGGTAATCCTTGCATCATTCTGTCGCCTAGGTCACCAAGTTCGTTTATTTTAGACATACTTATAAATATTGTTTATTTGAAGATATATTCAAAATCTTTAATCATCATGGGTTAAACAAAATTTGGTACTTGACCCATGGAATGTTCATACAAAGTACTGTTGGTATTTGATACTTTTTTTATATTTAACTGATCACTAACAGATCTTTCCAACCAATCTCTAGACTCAACTAATCTTTCTCTGGATATGTAATCTGTATATACAAATGACTGATAATTTCCTGGTATACCCTTATAGTATTCATATTGTGTGAAATTGTCTACTTCTATAGAATAAAGATTGTCATTATTGATAGTATATTTCCATACTCCATCTTTTACTAGTATTGAGTCGTCATAATACTTACTACCGGGTATTACTGTAATAATAGTTACATCAAACTCTTCAGGCTTGCTTGATATCAACCAATTATAGGTTTCTTGTATAGTTTCATCAGATTCTCCGGGATGACCAATACTCATCAATGCTTTTATACCAATACCATATTTTTTAGCAATTTCTATACATCTTGTGTTTTCTGACTTAGTTGCTTTTTTATTAATATTTTTCAAAATACGATCAGATCCAGATTCAAACCCTACCAACAACTTCTTGAACCCGGCTTTAGACATCAATTCTGCCTGCACTTCATTTAATAATTCGGCTTTTATACATCCTCTAAACAAAAACTCTACATTATTAGATTGTTGATAATCAATTAATTTTTTTAATAATTCATATATGGATGTGCCTATATTCAACTCATCGTCATAAAACATGAACGCCTTTGTATCATATGTTTTGTATAAGTGATCAATTTCTTTTATTATATTGTCCACCGATCTATTTCTTATTTTTCTAAATGTTGGACTATTTCTACCACTGCAAAATCCACAATTGAATGGACACCCTAATTGACCAATAAGACTCAATCCCCTTTTACCATTTATCGTAAACTTGTAACTATCAACGTCTATTAAATGTCTAGCCGGAAATGGAAGTTCATCAAACTTTTCATCGGTTAGAAATAATTCAGAAGTCAGATTGTCGGCATCCACATATTTTTCCCCATCAATAGCTTTAAAAACCGCTAATTCTCCATCACCACACACTACTCTATCAAATTCGTTGAGAATATTCATCATAGACTTTGTAGCTCTACCAGAAACATTCTTAAATTTTTCTCTTTTATATGCAGAATTAATTAATGTAACATGTGGGCCACCCAATATTACCGGAATTTTATGGTCCTTTATTATTCTGTTTATTAATACAACATTGGGTAATTGTGGGGTTGTTGCGGTTATACCAACAATATCTACTTCATTTTCATTTAAATATTTGGTAACGGTATGTAAATACGCACAATCCCCAGATAAGTCTAAAACATTTACTTTGTGTTTTGATTCCAATACAGATGCAACTTTAAGTATGCCTAAAGACATAAAAACTTTTTCATCAATTAAAAATGGAGATGGTGGTATAATTAAGGTAACATTCATTTTATTTTAAAACTACTAATATCTATAAGTAGAACCATATGGATGCTATATATCAATGTTATGAAAAAAATAAAGACGTAGAATACGTATTGGAAAATTTCTACAAACACGGTGGTGGTATAGTATATCTTCTATCGGATTGTGGAAATGATTTTTCTTATCTAAAAGATGTTTATAAAGACCGATTAATATACAAATATAACACGGAAAAAACTTGGTGTACCAGATATGGGTGGTCATCAAAAGCACAAGCTCTACACTGGATGGTTTGGTTTACTGAAGCGTGTAGATCTTTAAATTCCGACTATATCATTTTACTAGAAGACGATGTTCTTATAAATGGGGATTTAAATTTGATAAAAATAGATCACGAAATAAATGGCCCAGATAAACACTGTTGTAATCTGATGGATAAAGAAATATTAGATTACTTATTTACACTAGATTCAAATAATTATGATATACCATTTTATGGTGGATGTGGTGGTTCTATAATGAATAGAAAAATTATAGCTAAAGGGGAGTTTCCATATCTCCTAAATAAACACTACGATGCTTTAACATCCGTCTCAAATAAAGCAAAATTCTCAGATGTTATGTTAACTATATTATTTAGAATGTCTGGATATGCGTATGGTGCCAATAAAGACTATACAGAAGCTTGGATAAACAGAAATTGGAGAGTTACAGGAGAAAAAATTATTCATCAATATGACGAACCAGAAATTTAATTTCTCAGTATATCACCAAGTTTATAATAATAAAGAGTGGACCATACAAAGTCTTACGTCGTTAATAAACTTATATCCAAATGTACACATAAGACTAGTTTGCGATGGTGGTATAGATCACTCAGATTTAGTGGAAAAATTTAAAGTTGAATACATACACGACACGTTCAATGTTGGTATTTATGATCGACTGAACCCAAAAGTAATATCAGGTCAACACATATATGGATGGACAAAAGAAGAAGCATTTGTTTTCTTAAAAAGAATATATGATTTCGCAAAAAAATGTAACACCGAGTATATTTTATTCAGTGAAGATGATATTATTTACAATAAAAAATTTAACATAAATGAAGAAGATTTTGATTTAACAGGAAAAAAACCAGGAAATTTTTTCCCCGATATATTTGTTTCGTACATCAAAAACAATTTTCCAAATTCAAATTTAGAACAATGGGGATCTTGTGCTGGAAATTTTTTAAACACAAATTCATTTATATATTGTTATGAAAATACAATTGAATTCTTAGACAAAAATTATGACCATATAATTTCAAATCTATTTTACGAACTGGGTTGGAATGACGTTTTGTTTAATGTTTTATACGGATGTCATGGTATGAAATACATAAACAACTATGATTATAGTGAGGTTTATAATAATGTTCCAATCTTCCATGATAAAATATCTTCCAGAGTTAGAAACAATTAAAATATTATTATTTTTTAAACACTATTATAAAAGAATTACCATAGTATATAGATCTAATATCAAATTTTTTTGATAACCCATTTATTTTCATAGTCTCATCCAAGTAAACAGACGATCTGGCATGTCTTAATGATCCTCCTTGATATTTTACAGATACCTCATTATATAAACCATTATAATTTATTTCATCTATGAATTTTTTTGTATAATCAATAAAGCTTAATTTTTCAGAACCATATTCTTCCCAATATGAAGTACTGACATCTTCTATAATATAAACTCCATTCGAATTTAAACGAGGAAATAATATTTCAAATGTTAACATCTGATCTTCGGTTATATGAGATCCATCATCTATAATAATATCCAAATTATTAATTCCATCATATGTTTCGACGACAGATTGATTTCCTTGTCGAAAAATAAATCTATCTGTTTTAATGGAAAACCCACAATTAGAAATATCTATGCCAAAAATAGATGCGTTTGGAAAATACTCTAACCACATATTAATACTATTTCCAGTACTAACTCCGATTTCTAATAATTTTATATTGTTATATCTTAATTTTTCCAGAAAAAACTCATACTCATCGCAATAATTATGAAATAAATCGCTCTTATCAGTATTGTATTTTTTTGCTAACTCGTTTAAATGACCCATAAAAATTATATAATATTCAATGATTCTATCATTTTTAAATAATTTGGTATCGTCACATCATATGAATGATTTTTGACAGCATACTCTCTTATTAAATTACGAGTTTTAAGAGAAACACGTTTATTTTTATTTATTATGTAATCAAGATAATCTTCATCATTGATATATTTCTCTGGAACGATATCTATAAAACTTTGATTCAAATCTAAATTAGCAGTGCTATTTTCAGACACGACCAACCCTAAACCAGCCATCAATCCCTCTAATACAACCAAAGGAGCAGCCTCAGAGTCACTTAACAATATTAAATTCACATTATCTGTTAAATTATCATAAATGTAATCTTTAGTCCATTCGCCTATTATTCGTTTATTTGTTTGCATAGGACTATCTGGATTGATATTACCCACAAAAAATACATTTAAATTTGAAAGAACATATTGTCTCTTTCTTTTCTGAATCTGACCCAGACACATACTATCATTGGTTAATGGTTGATCTTTAAATTTTATCAAATCTGATCTAGCAGCATTTGGATTGATTCTGGTTCTGTCTGGATCAAATCCATTTTTAATGTATAAATCATAAATAAATTTATCTAAACAAAAATTATAAAACTTTTGTGAATTCAAACTAGGCAATATACATGATTTAAACCATCGATCATAATCATTGCTATCTAAACTAGATCTTATAGATCCACAATGACTAGTCATAATCTTTATTTTTGCATTACATTCATTTAAAACATCATAGTATATATCATAATGACAATGACAAACATCTGGGTTAAACTTATTTATTTCATCCAATGTGACGTTTTTATCATTAGAATTAACAATTTTAACTTCATGACCAAGTTTAGTTAAATAATGTTTATAATCCCATATAATAATTTCCACAGCACCCCAACTCTTTGGTGGGATTTCCATAAAACCGGGTGACACTAAACAAAATTTCATCTTATTAAACTTTTAAATTTATTCTCACTATCAACGCCAACTCTATATGACAACTGATTTGTCAATGAACGATTGGGTGCGTAACAATTAATTTCTTTGTTATTATATAAACTATTAAGTACAAAATCAATTTGATATTTTGACCTAATCGCACACTCTGCAATTTTAATAAAATTTTCTTTATTACGAAAGATCATACAATTGGTTGTATATTTTATATAGATTTTATCTACATAATTATTAATTTTTTCTTTCTTGATATTTTGATCCAACAAATAATCTCCTAAATGTAATACATCCCAGTCTGATGGAACATTATTAAAAAATATATTAAATTGATCCTCAAAGTCTTGACAAAAAACATTATCATCTTCTATCACAACAAATGAATCTACATTGGTATAATAACATTCGTAAAATATAGATGCATATTGTGATGACAAACTTTGTTCACTTCGATTTATCTCATGCGTCCCATCATATCGTGTTTCAAAAAAATTCTTATCAACCGCAACTCTAATATCAAAGTTAATATTTTGATCTTTTAAATAATTATAAAAATGTGTGTATCTTTCATTTGGTAATCCAGTTGTGATTACAAATACTTGTTGAAACAATTTATTTAAAACGTGCTTCATATTTATAAGTATGATTTCCTATAGTGTTTTAACTTTTAATAATCAAGTTGGAATTGTTACAGACGCGGTACTATTAACAGATTTATTACGAGAAAATATTACAACCAACGTTGATATAAAATTTATACATGAATGCGATATCAAACACGTAGATGTTGGTATATGGATTCAAAACTTTGATGTCAACTTATTAAATCTATTCAAAAAAAACATATTTTATATAAATGAAGAATGGGCCGGAGAGTGTGAACTTTCAAATCTTCATTTGTTTGACCATGTTATTTGTAAATCAACATATGCATATAATCTATTAAAGCAAAATAAAAATGTGATTTATTTGCCATTTATATCAAAAGATATGTACGTTAATTCTTTAAATAAAGAATACGACTATTTGCATTTTATGGGCAGATCGATACAGAAAAATACAGAGTTAATTTTAAAACAGAACGTAAACATCACATTAATTGATCCATATAATCGATATACACCACAATCTAATATAAATCACATAAATTCGTATCAATCAAATGAACAATTAAAACGTATACTGAACATACATCGTACACATATATGTTGTAGTCTATATGAAAGTTGGGGTCATTATTTATTTGAAGGATTATCAACTGGATCAGAAATGATATGTAGTGATATACCAATATTCAGAGAACAATTAGATCCAGACTTAATACATTTCATTCCAACTCAAGAAAAAATAGATATGTCGTATATGTATTGTTCCGATAATAAAACCAACATCTATAAACTTAGAAAGTCATTTTTTATAGATGAAAAATATTTTACACAATATATCGAAAATTTTAGGCCTATTGGAAAAAATTACGAACGGCGAATGTTATATAACAATATTATTAATAAATCAAAAACTCAGTTAATTTCTTTCTTTAAAAATATATGAAACTTTACTACATGTACGATTCGATGGTTGTTGATATGAAAAATATGTTCGTAGATAACATTAAAGATCCATTTGAATTAATTGAAATAGAAATAAACACCCCAGAATTTAATGAAAACACAGATCAAACGCTTAAATTTGGCGGTGGTATAGATGTGTGGAAATCACGGGTAAATAACATTCTGAATATAATAAAAGAAAGTCCTAATAATGAACATTTCATCTTTTCAGATATCGATATTATTTTCTATAAACCAGTAATGCCTAAGTTATACGAACTAATTGAAAATAAAGATGTTTTATTTTTGAGAGAGTTGTTCGAAGGAATTCACGAATGGCAAGGAGGAAATATTAATTTTGGATTTAATATTATCAAAGCCAATGAAAAAACATACAACTTTTTTGACAAAGTTAGAGTTGAATTAGAAAGAACAAATGGCTGGGAACAGATGATAATTAATAAATTTTTATACAGCCCCAACGATTTTAATTTGAATTGGGATTTATTGCCTCCAACCTTTTTATCTACATCTGTTGGTTTACATAATATTACAAAAGACATTTTGATGTATCACGCAAATTGTGCTGTGACAAAAGAATCAAAATATAACTTAATTAATCAAGTTAATGAGATTGTTCAAAAAATTTGTGCATAGACTGACCGATCACTTGATGCATATCATAATATTTATAACAAGCTAATCTACCACCCAATATCATATTTGGGTATTCTTTTTTAGTTAAATTATTGTATGTTTCGTATAACTTATTATTAACATCGTTGTTTATTGGATAGTACTTCTCTTTTTCTATAGACCAACTATCAGGCATTTCTTTAGTTATGATAGTAGATCTAACATTAACATTTTCAAAATGTTTGTGTTCGATAATACGTGTGTATGGAATATGTTCCTCTGTATAGTTTACCAAAGCGTTACCTTGATAATCTTCTATATCCAATTTTTCATGTTCAAATTTTAAACTTCTATAACCCAATGTTCCATTACTATAATTGAATAGTTCGTCAATGGCTCCTGTATAAACTATATATTTAGCTTTAGATATCCAATAATCTTTATCTTTATTAAAATCTACATCTCGTTCTATAGGAATATCCAGAATCATATTTTTTATTAAATTTGTATATCCACCTATAGGTATTCCTTGATAACAATCATTAAAGTAGTTATCATCATAAGTTAATCTAATAGGAAGTCTCTTTATAATAAACGTCGGTAAATCTCTGGGATCAGTACCCCATTGTTTTTTAGTATATCCATATATGAATGTTTGATACAACTCTTCACCAACTTGACTCAATATCCATTCTTCTAAATTTGATGGGTTATTTATTTTGACTTTTACACTATCTAATTTGACTCTGGCTTGTTCTGGAGTACTCACACCCCACATTTGGTATAAAGTAAACAAGTTAATAGGGAAAGAATAGATTTTATTTGCATACTTTACTTTTGGTCTGTTAACGAAATTATTAAAAGTAGCAAACTTATTTACATAATCCCATATTTCCTTATTTGATGTATGAAAGGTATGAGGACCATACATATGCATATTTATACCATCTCTATTCTCAGTATATATGTTTCCTCCTATATGATTTCTTTTTTCAAGTATTAAACACGATTTACCAGCCGATTTAGCTAAATTAGCAAATGTGGCTCCGAATAATCCAGATCCAACTATTAAATAATCATACATAACTATAATTTATTACATCACTATATTGTTTAACTTTATACGCCGCAAAATTGTGATACTTAAACATTTCTTCGTTATAATTCATACCACAAACTCCTATATGATTAACTCTTGATTCTTGCGGTGTTACTATATTATATGAATCTTTGCAATTTTTAACAACTAACCAATCAAACGATGTACTCTTATCCCAATATTTCAAATATCTATCCCAAAGATGTTTAGTTGCTAAGAATCCCCATGGTGTAAAATAATCCATATCTTGCATATCTAATCTCTTGAAATTTCTTTTAACTTCTATCAAATCAGATCTTGTGGGAATGGTCTCAACAATATTGTCTTTGTTCAAATAACATAATATATTTTTATCCTGATACTGGTCAGAATTTATATAAAAATTTGTAAGATCATATATATCATTTGAAATCTCAACATCATCCTCAAGATAAATTACACGTTCCAATCCCAAATGTTCAAAACAATAATTTAAACAATTGTATTGATTAAGATATGTTTTAAAATCGTAAGTGTTGATGTGTAAATCTACATTTTCATATTTTTTCAAATCATCGACGATTGACATATCTAATATAGATTTTTCATAAAAAAATACAAATTTTATTTTGTCAAAACTTCTAAGATTTTTACAACAATTTAAAAAGACTTTGTGATACTCAACTCTGTGATTTTGTCCTAAATAAATTGGAGAAACAATAGTAATCATTTAGTATATATATAATGAAATGAAATTAATTACTTTTATAAATCACGCATATATCGGCATAGCACATAATTTGTATTTGCAATTAAAAAGATTTAATCTACATGCCGATTTAATAATTTATACGCCGAGTGATATAACAATCGACGATCTTTTAAAATTAAATCTAGAATGTGAAATAAAAAAATATACACCGGTCTTATTTAATGATTATTATAATTCTAATTTACATTCAGACGAACTTTCTAAATGTGGTCATGGAAACAATTCCTATTCTACATTGCAATTTTTGAAACACGATTGTTTTTACCAAACATTAGAAAAAAATGAATATGTATGTTTGTTAGATGCGGACGTATTGATTTTTTCTAATTTTGTAGAGAATCTTAAAGCTTTAATGTATGAAAAATACAAATTCGGACATTGTACAACAAGCTTATTTGCATTCAAATATTATTTGAACATAAATGTGTGTGTTGATATTAATTCTCCAAATCTTTATCACTGGATCGGTAAACATTCCATGATTAATACTGGATTTATGGCAAGTTATCAATCAAAACAATCTCTCGCTATAATAAAAAAATATTGTGAATTATTTATACCACATATTGGTAAAAATAGTGGTAATCTCGACGAACATATTTTAACAAAATACTTTTCCGAACAAAATATTAATATCTGTTCAGTACCAGATTATATACACACTTTAAGTAATTGTGGTTACATTTATACGCCATACGAAATTAAAAAATTAAAATGTGATACATTTCATCCAACGTTTGTAACAAGTGATAAAGTTGACTTTATAAAAGAGTGTGGTTATTGGTATGTAGAATAATCCCAAATTATAGGCCATAAACGTTCATAAGCCCACGGAGATGTATCAATATAATTATTAAAAATTGAATAACAATATTTCCACCAATCTAAAGATTTATTTAAGATAAATTTTTTTGGTACCACATATTGTGCGCCTGGAGAAAATGTAAAAGTTTTGGTTTGATCAAATTTTAAATCAAAAAGTTTATCACACAACTCTAATAAAGGCAATGGTATGGATCCAGGCCCCCCTTGATAATCCTTAGTAACCGGACCCCAATTAGAACATAACCATTTAATTTCTTGATCAGTGATGTTATTAACTTTATGTAAAACATCATGACAATGATCAAATGGATTTCCTTGTAAAAAGATTAATGTGTTATCTAAACAATCATAGTTTTCTATTATATGATGTAAATACGTGTCTGCCTCTCTACCTACATTTGTTAATGTAGTATTTGAATACATCAAATCAACACTTCCTTTGCTATAAACAATATAATTACAACCAATATTATTCAACCAAGATATATTTTCATTATAATGAGCGACTACCACTTTCATAACGCTTTTATAGCAGTTTCATATTTTTTATAGAATAAGTGTTTATTATTTTCGTTTTCACGATACGAAGCTCCATAAAACATAATTTCTGTGCAAACATACGTGTTAAAATGTGGATATATATCATCATTTAAAAACCAATCCATCGGAAAAATACAATTTTCAATTGCATTCATCAATAGATTTACCGTGTTTGGTTTAAAAGCAACAATATGTGATCCGCATATTCTTTCACTTTTGTCTATTTTGTAGTATAAAAGACCAGTATCTATTTTTAAAGATGTATATTCATGGTATCCTAAATTCAGGATATCCCAATCATTTGGTAATTTATCAAAAAAGTTTGTCAATTTTGATTGATATGCATCATCAAAAAATACGTCATCCTCCATGATACAAAACGTTTCTGATTTTAAAAAAGATTCTTTTAACAATATAGATTCGATTGCACTTATACAACTCTGTACACCTTCTGTATTGTTTGTTTTTGTATAATCTTGTTTAAAATATTTTTTCTTTGGGCCTATTACTAATTCAAATTCTATCTGTTCTTTTTCAAAGAACGACAATAAATCATATAATCTATTTTGACTGGCATAGGAAGAAATTACATATATCTTGCTAAAGTATTTGTTTAAAATATTCATGCTAAAATAACAGCTTGGTTTTTTATTTTATATTCAAATTCATCTTTACTTATTCTTATATTAACACAGCTACAGTCGTTTAATCCGCTAAAAATGTTTAACTGGGATTCTTTTATAACAACATTCATGGGAAATATAACTTCGTATTTCACAACTGGTTGACACTCAACATTTCTCCACTCCCATAAACTAGTCAATAAAGATGCATCGGTATACTCTTTTTTAGCCTCAAAGAATGGTTCTATATAATATCCTATTGGTTCTATGTTATCATTTAATCTCATCAAACCAACAAAATATTTATAATACAAATGGTCCAAAGTTATATAGCTATGAAACAACAAATACTTCTTACCACTTACTTCAAATATGTTTGTACTTAATCCAGGTGTACCATATTTTGAAATCCAAGGATCCCAATTAATTTGTTTTTTATATGTTATATCCTCAGACATATCCATCAATGTATATGGATTTACATGATAAATAATTTTGTCATTATAAAATTGCCAATGTTTTTCAAAATGAGCATTTTGTGTTTTAAAGTGAGTTAACTCTTTTGTGGTTAAATTATACTTTTTATATTCTACATTTATTATTTTAACCAAATCGTTTTTATCTCGTTTACAACAACACACGCTTATTTCATTATCATTTATAAATCTAGCATCTTCATAAGACCATAAAAAGTTTTCATCTATATAGTGTTGCAATAAAACATTATCTTGATCATCTACTATATCACTTACAAGTATCTTATTATTAAATATAGACTCTCTACGAAATATAGTTTTGGTCACATGTAATGTTTTATGAATGTTACCTCGGATTTGTGTGACATCACCCTCAAAATATGATGGATTAAAATAATTATTTAATCTATTGAATTTTTTTAAAATTTGAACTTCTAAATTTTTTAAATCAAACATCATAATGAATTGTCATTAATTCTATCATTTATAATTATAAAACATTGGATAAAAATTTTCGAAATCTTATTTCTTCGTCGTCATAATTTACCAACTCTAAAAATCTATTTCTTAGATTTTCACCATATTTAATTGTATTTTCAGGCAGTAACCAATCTCTTATCTTATTAATATTTAATTCTACATCATCTGATTCTATATCAATACATGTTACATTAGGTTCAAATAATTGTAAAGCTACGCCACCAAAGTATCGGTGTTGACTCATGTTTGTAATTATTGGTCTTCCAGAGTAACACCACCCCATGTTTGAATGACCTAATCCACCAAAATGTTTTAAACACCACCCCATGTTAGCGTCTGTTATTTTTTGAGAAACACCTAATGTACCATCTAACATTCCATCTGGAGAATTAATACCATAATATTTAAAATTACATTCTGTGAGTTGATCTTTGTATGTGATGTAAATATCTATATATGGGGCTAAATTAACAACACTATATATATTTTTTGTATATGGATTGATCGGTGTAAATTTATACAAATTTGTATCAATCTCCTGATGTATTAAAGCCGAATTTTGATATGGATATGGTTTATACGTCACCGAATGGAAAACATCTTTAACTTCAGTCTTTTGTCCAACATTACCGAGTTGTGATATATGTTTAGCCGTTGGTTGATATTTATCTTTTAAAATTTGAAATGTATGATCGTGTTCTTGTATAGTTGAAATTATCAAATCAAACTTTGTATTTTTAAAAGTATCTAATGTTATCGCCTTTTGATAATACTTATGGATTGAGTCATATACATGATACACACCATCTTTACACTCAATATTATAAATGCCATACTCCGGATGCCAACGTTCTGGATATTCTATGTCATGAGTTAAAAATTGACTAACAACGGGTAACGGATCACTATAAGGTGTTGCTATTTTCCAATAACCCTCAGTAAACCAATCCATGCCGACGGGTCTATATAATTCAAACCCTAATCTTTTTTCTAACAATAGGTGCAACGAATAATACAAATCGCTGTGATGTAAATCTACAAATACTTTCATAATTTATTTATCCAATTTTTAATTTTTTCTGATTCTTCGTCAAAATTAATTTTTTCTTTTGTATATTTTAATCCTGATTCACATTTATTTTTATAAACATCGTCCTTACTCCATTCTCTAATTATCTCAATATTTTCTTCAAATGATCGTAAATTTGGATCTATATCTATGCAATTTACACCATCTTTTAAATACTCCAAAGCTAATGTATTATATATTCTACAATATTGTTTATTAACAATCAATGGTTTTCCACAAAATAAAGCTTGTCTACCTGTATATCCACAACATCCAAGAAACTTTGTATGCCAAAAAAACATTGAATTCTGAATATTTTTAGGAAAATCGTGCCAGTATGAATTTTTATATTCAAATTCAAAATCAGTAAGAACAGACTCATACTTTTTCCATATATCATAAATCTCTTGGGATCCCTGATAACCCGTTGGATGTAAATAATTTTTTGAACCTTGTATGATTTTATCAGATTTTATATTGGGATCATAAAAAAAACGATCTCCGTGTTCTGGATGATGTCTAATGTAATTTATATCGCTTCCAAATTGTGTTAATATACCCGCAATAACATTTGTTGCAACAGATGGTTGTTCTGTAATATTAGCTATATGTCTAATATAAATAGAATTCGGGTGATAACTTTTATGTAAATTATAAAAAGGAATTTCGTTTTGCCATATTGTAGATATTATAATGTCAAATTTAATTGATTTAAATTTTTGAAATGAAATTAATCTATGGTAAGAATCGTCAAATATATTATGTAGTAAAGTATGATCTTCATATTCAATCGTTTTAACAAATTCATATTGTGTTTTACCATATAATACGTGTTCTGGTAAATGATTTACATGATATATATTTTTATCGGTCCACGATTCATCTCCATTAGGCCTATACAATTTATAACCAAACCTTTTTTCAAAAAGTTTATATAAACTATAATATAAATCTAAATGGCCCACAAAATCAATAAACACATTCATAATTATATTTTTCTTACATGTCTTGCCGGATTTCCATAGGCAAGATAGTTATCTTTTATATTTTTAGTGACTACTGATCCTGCTCCTATCATACAATTAGTTCCCAACACAACCCCACACACAATTGTTGAATTAGCACATATACTAGAACCTTTTTTGATTAGTGTTTTTTTGAATCTATCGGACCAATCACCCAATGCTCTTGGAAAATTATCATTTGTTGTAATTACATTTGGACCTATAAAAACATTATCTTCAATTTCAACTCCGTCATATATCAAACTATGATTTTGTATTTTACAATTATTTCCGATTTTTACACTTGGTCCGATATATACACCCTCACCAATTGTACAATTTTCACCAATAATAGCATTTTTACAAATGTGTGTATATGCCCATATTTTGGTATTTTGACCAATATTAGTTAATTCGGTATCTATTATAGCAGTTGGGTGTATTTTAATCATAAACTATTGAAAAAGTCTTTCCAAAGATACATATTTTGTTCTGCGGAAAATAATTTTTTTCCCAACGATATTTCTTTGATAGACATTTCCTCGTTTAATTTTCTATCATCAATTAATATTTGTAATTTATTTTTAATATCTGTAACATCGTCTCCATAAAATCCTTCGATTTCATCTAATATATAAGGTACTTCAAATGGATATTTTGATACAATTGATTGTGAAAGGTTTTTTCCCATAGAAACTATTGGTATGCCTGTCATCAATGCTTCTACAAAACTTAGTGTATATTGAGCCGGAAATGTACCTGTAAAGAAATAACAAGAATTAGTAGATAGTTGTATTAACTGATCTTCATAACTCAATCTACCTCCCCAAAATTTATATTCATGATTCTCCGGACCAAAAATTGTAAATGGAAGTTCTTTTGATAGACTTTCTATTAACTCCGATCCACACCAAGATCCTCTTTTTTTAACACTTTGGCCAAATGTTATTACTTGATCATGTAATATGTTTCTTGGTTTAAAATCACATTCATATTTTAAAAATCGTATAATACCATGTTCACCGGCATAATTTTCAATTTCTCGTTCCATCGGAGAACAACGTAAAACCTTTAATCCCTCTTTCACATATTTTTGTATACGTAGTTCTGTATCTCCTAAGTTTAGGAATGTTCTTAATACAACAATTTTATTTTTTATAACTTTCCAGTTAATATCCAACCATTCTAGATTATGCATGACATAAATAATATCATAGTCATCAACAACTTCTTTATTTAAAGTATATGAACACTTTTCTAAGGGTATTCCGTTCCTCTTATTAATTTCAAATAATCCGTGAATCTTATGTTCTCTATCTTTATTTGAATCAATCATTAATGGAGGTCTAGTATCTACGTGTGGAGATTTAGGATTTATATAACCCCCTATCGATGTAACATCATAACCTAAATCATTTAGTATTCTTAATTCATCGTACTCTAAAACAGCATGACATGATAAATATAATATTTTCATAATTTTTTAAAAAATCACATCCTCTTCTACTTTTATACCAACCAACATAACGCCGAGTGATCGTGAATCGTTATTGACTTCATATGGAAGTTCTAATTTAAACTTAAAGTCAGTTTTGTCAGACATTTTAATTTTTACCACATTTAAACACTCAGTATTCAAGTCAATAGACTTATCTTCATATATTAACTTATTTTTAATATTTGACATTATACTGAGTGTAATATAATCAATGTTATTGACAACGCCACTAAATTCTTGTGCGGTCCACATCCACTTAGTAAGTCGATCATTTTCAATCGAATAAACTCCATCAATCAATTTAAATTGTTTTTGTGTATTATCCAATGTATTATAACTTATCTTCATAACATTTTCTCATTAGTTCATAAGCATGATCCAAATCAGGATATGCCCATTCTTGATCACTAGAATAATTAGTACTAAATGACTCCATCCCACTTACTTTATTTAGTTTATAATTAACTAGTCCTTTGTAATCTTTACCAAGAAACTCGACAGGAGCACTATAACCAGTTGTTACTACCATGTTTCCATGATGATATGCATCAAATATAGTTAAACCAAATCCCTCACCCTTATTCAAACTCACATAACAATCGCAGAAACTATGTAATGACAATATCTCTCTATTAGTTAGGTTATTCAATATCAAGAAAATATTCTCAGATAGTTTACCAGTCAGTTTTCTGATAGTATCAATACAATATACCAAACTAGTGTCATCATATGTTCTATAATGTAGTTTTAAAACAAGTTGGGTATCTGGATATGAATCGTTTAATTTATCAAATACTTTCACCAAATCTTCTATACCCTTTCTAAAATTAAGTTCTCCAATACTATAAAAGGTATATTTGTTGGATGGAATAACCTTACCAAAACAATCCTTGATAGTTATATCATCTTTATTAAATCTTGGCTGTGGATGCCATACATGAGGTACAACTTTAATGTCAGATTTAACCCCACTATTAATAAAACACTCTTTGTTAAAATAAGATGGTACCCACACCTCCTGAGACAAATTAATCTTATTTACCCAATTAGTTGGTAGTTTACTTGTTTCCCAAGTACAATATCCAACATATCTACCATCGGTTTTAATATATCTATCCCATATATCGGGTGTGCTATGAACAATAGTCAAATCAACATTATCTAACTTTTTGTCAACAACAGATTCGGCCAAAACATCCACGTAGTAATTATTATCATTCTTACTATTGTCAAATTTGAGTGGTTTCCATGATATGTTAACCCCCTTCAAAACATAGTCTGCAATATAACCTTTTGCTGCGGATGCGTATCCACAAGTGCCATATTGACCAATATAAAGCAATCCTTTATCATTAACGTTAAAGGTAGAGTTTGTAACTTTCAAAACATCCGAGGTTTTGGTATAAAAACTCTTACATGGAAAATTATTGTCAAAGTAAACTATTGCATTATAAAAACACCCATATGTATCATAATAACTCAACAACTTATTGATCATCAATGTATTGAACTTCTTTTTATCATACGTTGAGTTTATAAAGATCAACAATCCGCTTTTATAAGACTCAAATATCAATCGTAAAGTCATGTGTGATAAATGATCCAAGTCATCAACCACAAATATGTTTTCTTTATTATATTGTTCTGTTTCTACAGAGATCTGTTGCTCTGCTAATAAAACAAAAGAATTCCCGTTTTTAACGAGAATTCTTTGCACATTGTCTGATGAATGTTTTGTTACTATCATTTACTTATAACTTTTATCAGTTTTGCGATACAAGCCATAAACGTAATTTCTTTGTCTACAACCATCGCACTCTGATAAATACTCTCAGATACTTCTATAATAACATTTATTTCTTTACCCGAAGCAAATTCTTCAGCACGATCATACAACTCGGTATATAGTTCTTCAAACATCTTAATACCAGAATCGTTTACCATCTGACGAATCTCATTAAATGCTTTCGGATTATTTTTACAATTCTTAAGAGAAAGAATTAATTTATTCTTAAGATCCACATTAGCACTCTGAGTAGCAACCAATTTCAAAGTACCACTAGTACTGCTTTGTTGTAAAAAGTTGACAATCTTGCGTACATCTGGATACAAGTCTTTTGTAACACTAGCAATATCAGGCATAGTATACTTGATATTCTCACTATCCAAAATATTTTTGACATAAACCGCCACATCTTTCATTGCAGGTGGTTCAAGTCTAAACACTTGACTACGACTAATTAGAGGAGCAATAATCTTTTCTACATAGTTACAAGTCAGAATAAACCTAGTATTCTTACTATAAGTCTCCATCAAATTACGAAGTGACGCTTGAGAATTGGTTGACATATAATCAGCCTCATCCAAAATAACCACCTTGAGTTCATGAAAACCCATCGACGAAGCAAATGGCTTAATCTTATCACGAACGAAGTCTACACCAGTGTTATCAGATGCATTAACATACATCACATCACAAGGAATATTCTTTGTCAGAATCTTAGCAAGAGTAGTCTTACCAGTACCAGCACTACCATGAAATAATAGATGTGGAATGTCATTGCGAGAAATAAAATCCTTCACAATGTCACGCAACTGATCATTACAGATATAGTTCTCAATTACATCTGGACGATACTTTTCAGCCCAGAGTGAATGATCACTTTTTTCTACAACTTCTTCTTGAAAGAAACTCATAATTTATTAAGCTACGTTCTTAATTTCCAACAAATAATAATTGCTATTGAATGATTCGTTATCAAACTCAACATGAGCAATACCGGAATCACTTACCTTCAATACAGCATTCTCACAATCTGAATTACTTGTCAAGATCTCTTTGAGATACTTGGCATTATAATGCAGAGTCTTACCAAGACTATCCTTACCTTCTACAGGCTTGATATCAAGATTAATACGATTGCTATTGGTAGTACTAAATCCAAGAGTCATCTTGATCTTACCCTTCTTATCCTTAGTCAAGGTTAAAATGTCTACCTCGGTCAAAGCACTCTTAGCCTTTACGAATGTAGAAACAAACTCCTTGGTCAATGCAATTTCCAAATTAAAGATAGGCATCTTCTTCAATGTTGGAACTGGAGGAATAACACTTAGATCTGCGGTAACATATTGTACCTCAGTACCTTCACTGGTTAGTGTAATTGATGTAATCTTATCATTGGTTGTGTTTGTAGTGATTTCTACTTCATCTCCCAATACACCCAACATCTTCTTGAGCTTAGCTGTGTCATTTACACCAAACTCAATGTCTGCTAGTTTAGCAGCATCCTTTAAAGTAACGAATGCCAAGATATTCTTGTCATCGCTGGTTGATGATGTCTTGATTTGATTGTCAGCAGATACTACTGACCATTTTACGCTTTCGATTAACCCGTTTAGGGAATACTTGTCTGTGAATGAATTAATTAGTTGTTTTTTCATAACTTATCTATAATACTATACCGATTTGTTTTTGTCAAATTGTTTCAAAGAATTCTGATGGAACTTCACTGATATATTTCTGTTTAATACATGGCATCAATCCTGAATCAGATATTGTATATAAATCATCTGGAGAAATATAGAAATATTCGATTCTATAGTCTGCATACGCAACACTTCTCATTTGATAGTACACTTTAACACTGGATATGCCAGTAGTTCTGAACTCAATATAATAAACCTTTGGATCACTTAATCTATATAACTGATTTTTAGGTATATACAAATTGTTCAATTGTATTTCATCCTTGCTAAATTCAACATATGGTCCTCTTTGGCCAATAACTACACGTTGATATTGTTTAGCAATTAACGTTAAATCTTTTGTATATAAAGGAAACTTTCCACTTGTAGTTGGAATCTTCAATAAATCTTCGTATTTTTTCATAACAATTTAAAAACTAAAAAACTCGTTTAAGGTAACATCTGACTGACTTGGATATGACCAGTTCAAAATATTGTAAAAGTCCAATAATTTACCCTTGAGTTCTTGTTCGTACATAGCATTTCTATCTACATACACATTAATGAAGTCCATGATCTTATCTGGATCAGTACCATCAGCCTTCATAGCAATACACTCACACCCAAACTCATTTTGTTTAAGATATACCCATTTAATCTTTTGTCCATGAAAAATTGGAGGAACAACCTTATCAAGTTCCCAATGTTTCAATAGATCGTTATAAAACAATGCGGCTTTTGCCTGAGCTGTTGTACCTTTGATATACTTGAACTTATTACGAGTCTTTGGATTATAATCAGTCTTTGATTCACCACCACTCTTGAACTTAACACTAGTATTCTTAGCAATTTCAATGACTGGAGAATTCTTCAACTTATCATCCAAGAACTTTAGAATATTTTCATCAATGATTTCCTTGGAAGTTTTACGAAGAATATCATCCAAGAATTTCTCCATGAACTTACGAAACTGAATTGGAAATGATGTACGAACTACGTCAATACCTTTTACTTCCATTTCATCACACACAATACCACCCTTGTTGATGATAAACTGAGCATATCGTTTCTTAGCCAACCAAAAACCAGTCTTGGCAATCACTTCTTGTTTTGCATCAAAACGATGTTTCTGAATATTAAACATTCTGTCTGCCATAATATCAAAGGTTTTGTTAACATGAGACTGAGCCTCACCACAAACCTTTAGAATAGCATCAGTCATTGCTTTTTCATCATTGATATCAATCTCTGGCATCGTCTTTTGAATGATAGGTAAAGCGCTAGCAAAACAAGAGTCGGTATCAACATAAATAACATGATCATTATTTTCACTTTCATTTAGTACACGTTTATAGTACTGATTGATTGCTTTATTGGCTGTTTTGATAATATCTTGACCAGTTATGGTAACAGCACTCGCGTTATCCTTATCATAAAATCTAAAGATCGGTAACCCCAATACACCATAGATTGAATTAAGTAGAACCTTTTGTACTTTTTGACGTTGTTCATAAAACTCATACATTTCCCATTCTTTTACATCCGCATGTTTCTTAGCCAATTTACGCATTTCTTTACGTTCATCGAACCACTTCACTAGAATCTCTGGAATAACTCCATCAACATCTTTGTGATATAATACACCATTACTAGCAATACTTAGTCTAGACTCATTAACTAACTTTTTAAATTCATCATTACTATACACACTACCACCAATGTGATAATTGGAGATACGATTTTGTGTAAACATCTTTGCATTATATTGATTCAATCGTTGTTCAATATAACTATCCAACGGTGTTTGTTTCTGAGTACTATCACTCAGATTGTTATAATCTTCAACCAATTCATCTCGTCTTTCTTTTAGAAATGACTCATCAAAATCAATCTTATCAATAACAGCTACTTTAGTCTCTGGACTGATGTTAAGTGAGATGATGATATTCGGATACATTGATGTAAGATCCAAATCAAACACCCAATCATAACGGCCAGGAATAGGAGATTTAACATATGCACCTTCAAATCCCTCTTCTCCGTCTTCTTTTTGACTTTCATATTCTTCATTGCCATCGATGGGTTTGTTTTTAGCTACTTGACCCTTACGACGCAAATACATAAGAATAGCACCCTCAATGAATCGTGAACTCTTTGGGTAACAATCGTATGGTACGTGTCCTTTGTGACAAATAGCTCTAGCTAGTTCAATAAATTGTTTCTTCTTTTCTAACGCTACAATAATTTTAACGTCATTCAAGTTATATTCAAGATACTTGTTAATATCTTGTTTATACAAATCATCAAGACTACCACGATAGGCAATCTTCTCCATACCAACAACTTTCTTACCAATAGCTCCTAAAGCATAACTAGCCTCTTGTTTGATGTTTAGCTTCTTGTAAAGATCCATATAATCAATATGAGTTACACCAGCAATTACGAGCTTTTTACTCCAATCATTGATATAAGTCACACCAATTGGACTCATACGTTTGGCTTGTGATTGACCAATTATGTTCTTCATTCGACGATACAAATAAGGCATATCGAATTGGTCACTATTCCAACCAGTTACAATAGTTGGTTGGATTTCTTCCCACTTGGTAACAAAGTGAGACAACAAACTTTCTTCATCTGTAAAACTACGAACATCAACGTTGTCTTGAGAAAAATCTTGAAGTTTATTGTCCCGATCTAAAATAAATGCTGTGTATCTTTCAATGGCACTATCGTATATGGCGATTGCTGTGATTTCTTTATCAGCCGTTTCGACATTCGGAAAGCCACCTTCCGAGCTAGTTTCGATATCAAGGTACAAAACTCGGTGCCCAACAGAGAGATCATCGGTGTCTTCATATGCATCTATAAGTATGCGAGTTTCGATGGGAACATCCGATTCAAATAAAGATGGATCTCTTGGATTGAAGGAATAAACCTTCTCCAATTCATCTCCAAAAATACTCTTATACTTACCACCATTACGCTTTCTATAAGCATATGGTCTAAACACAAAATTGGTATAACCCTGTTTATCATCCCAAAGATGACAGGTATTTGTTTTTTTATCGAAAAAGATATTCTGATACATACCCAGTTATCTTACATTCAATTTGCCCATAAGTCCATCATAAACTTGCTGATGTTCGGCTTTAACGTGAACTTTACACTGATTCAACCGATTCATCAACTTTTTGTGGTTGATTGATGTGAATAATACAGGTTCTAATTCTATTTCTTTTAATATTGGGGGATTTACTTTATTTATACAAAACCACAACATTGATAATTCATCTTCAGTCAAAGATTTTAATTGGTCTATCGTCATAACCTCTATATATATGACAAAGAGTTTTATGAAAAATGACGAAGTTAAAAATGTTGTAGAGCATTGTCTATCTCCTGTAATAATCAACAGAAATTATATTCAACAGGTAAAAGAAGAATTTACAATGTTATCATATTTCTTACATTCATTCAAACCACACAATATACTTGAAATAGGATGTAAAGGTGGAACATTCTATATGTTCAACAAATTCTCCACAGGGAAAAAAGTGGGTGTAGATATTGACGATCAATATCAATTCAATATGCACCTTTACATGTATAACGAAGATTTTGTTTTTATTAAAGCCAATTCACATTTAGAAGAAACATATCAAAAAGTTAAAAATATATGTGATTCATATGATTTTATATTCATAGATGGAGATCATACATATGATGGTGTAAAACGTGATTTTGAACTATATAAAAGTTTACTGAGTCCCAGAGGTTATATTGGATTTCATGATATAGATCCAAATCACGTATTTAAACAAGCCGCCAATGTACAAGTAGATCAATTCTGGAAAGAATTAAACTATGGAAGTAAAACTGAGATAATTTGTCAACGATCTAATGCACATTACTACATGGGATCTGAAAGAGAACACTATGGTGGTATTGGTTTATGGCAACCCTAACTTAACACCAAAAATATTTGATTTATAATTAATAAAGATTGTATCCTTTAATTTACGTTCAAGGTTTTCAATCTCTTTGATGTGTACTTGTTTTTCTTCATCTTCCACTTCCTTAACACTAAATGAATTGCCAGATGTACTAACTGTACTTTCTCTTGGACTTAATGCTACGTGTGGAGTAATAACCAAATAATCTCCCTCTTTCAAATCCTTCTTCTTTTTAGACTTGTTATCATAAACGATAGCCTTGCCCTCCACAACATATACATGGGTATACTTTTCACCAGCCTTAATGAATAGTTTAGCCTTATCATACGCAATATTTCCTACACCTGTACCAATAGTACTTGATTTGTCTGATTCAGATACCACATACAACTGACCCAACAAAGAAAAGCTAAACGATGCATCTTTTACTTTAACTACATGTGGTACACTAGAATCACTAGCATATGTAATAACGTCACCATTAAAATAAACAGCACTACCTTCTGATTGTGTAAAAGCAATACGATGTGGTACCATATAACTCACCACACCATTTGTTTCGGTCTTTATACTCAAACCGTTGGTCAATGAAAATGTTATACCTGATACAGCAACCTTATCATTTAACTTATTGTCAACAACTTCTGATACACCCACACTACCACCGAAATCATATAACATAACGTTATTTGCAAGAAGTGAAAGTGAACTTAATAAAATTAATAATATTTTTTTCATATGTTAATAAATAGTTGTTATAAATTGACGAATGTTACTTATGGTATACTATGGAATCTATGGAAGTACAAGAAATAAAAAAGAACCGGGTCAGTTTCAGTCAGTATTCAACTTACTTGAAATGTCCACATAAATGGTATCTTGACTATGCAAAGAACTTGCGTATCAAGGACGATAGCATCCACACCACCTTTGGTACCGCAATTCATCATGCTTTTCAAACATATTTGACTTCCCTATACAATGAAGGTGTAGGTATTGCAGATGCATTGGATGTCAAGAAATTGTTCTTGGATAAATTCAATGAGGAAATTAAAAAGGTAAAAGATCTAAAAGAAGATGATGTGACTGAATTCATATTTGATGGTCATGATATTATTGATGCCTTTTGTAAGTCTGCAAATAGATTAAAACACTTTCCCACCAAAGATTATGACCTAGTAGGTATTGAAATTCCACTGGAGATTCCAATCAAAAATAATGTAAACTTCGTTGGATTCGTAGATATTATCCTCAAAGAAAAGAACCGAGAGTATTACAAGATCATTGACTTTAAAACAAGTAGTAGTGGTTGGAATAGTTACATGAAGGAAGATGAAAGCAAAATCGCTCAACTTCATCTATACAAAAGCGTTTATAGTAAAAAATTCAATGTACCTCTAAATAGCATTGAGGTTGAATTCTTCATCGTTAAACGCAAACTTTATGAAAACGTTAGCTTTCCACAAAGCAGAATTCAAATATTCAGACCACCATCCGGTCCCACTTCTATCAAAGAATCTATCAATAACTTCATTGAATTCTTAAATCACGGCTTCAAAGAAGATGGTACTTATAACTTAGAAAATCAATACATTAAGATTCCAGGTAACGGAAAAAAGAATTGTAAGTACTGCACCCATTACAAAAAACTATGTGATGGCAAAGCTAGCAAATAAAAATAACACATTTGTGAATATATACATATGTATATATGTAAATATGTTATGGATCAATTTGTTACAACAGTAAAACTAGACAATGAGTTGTACTCACAATTCAAAGAAATCAACGTCAGAAGCAAAATATCTTTTCAAGACTTTGTAAATAAATGTCTTGAACGATACATTGACGATGCTAACTTTAGAAACGCAATCAGCGAAAGTGTTGTACAAAAGTTAAGTTTTAACCAACCATTTCAACTTTCAAACCCCAAGGAAAAATAATGAAAAAAAAGATACTATTATTGAGTGACGATCTAAGAATGCATAGTGGTGTTGCAACCATGAGTAGAGAATTGGTATTAGGTACTCTACATCACTATGATTGGGTACAAATCGCAGGCGCAATCAAACACCCAGAACAAGGTAAAGTTATCGACATGAAAGAAGCATGCGATAAACTAAATGGTAGAAATGACAACTATTTGAGATTGTATCCAGCTGATGGATATGGTAACGAAGAATTGTTATTTCAACTAATTGCTCATGAAAAACCAGATGCTATTATGCACTTCACAGACCCACGTTTCTGGGGTTGGTTGTATAATATTGAACATCAAATTCGTGCCAAGATTCCACTAACATATCTAGACATTTGGGATGATCTACCATATCCAATGTGGAACAAACCATTCTATAAGTGTTGTGACGCATTGTTTGCAATTAGTAGACAAACTGATAATATCAATAAGTGGGTACTAGGACCAGAAAATTGTACCAGTATCTATGGTGATTTTGACAACAACGGAAACATTATTAAAGGATAATTTATGCCAGTAAAAGGAAAACATCTATTACACTTAGTGCCACATGGTATCAATAGTGACGAATTCAAAGCACTTGACAACAAACATCAATCTGTTGTTAAGTTGAAGAAAGAATATTTCAAAGATAAGGAATATAACTTTGTAGTTGGATTCAACAGCAGAAATGCTCACCGCAAACATCCTGCGAATCTAATTTTAGCATTTAAAGCATTTTGTTCTACATTGACCAAAGAAGAAGCTGATAAATGTGCATTGTTACTTCATACAGATGAAATTTGTGAAGCTGGTACTGACCTACCAGCTACTACAAAAGCTATTGCTCCAGAATGCAATGTTATTTTTGATGATAGTCGAAAAACTCCCGAAGAAATGGTTGCGTTCTATAACATCTGTGACGTTGTAGCAAACGTAAGTTCCAACGAAGGGTTTGGTCTAAGTATCGCAGAATCATTAATGTGTGAAACTCCAGTAATTGCAACAGTCACAGGTGGTCTACAAGATCAATTGGGTATTACAGATGATAGTGGTAATCCAGTTGAATTCAATCGTGACTTTGGTACAAATTGTACTGGACGATACAAGAACCATGGCAAGTGGGCTAAGCCAGTTTGGACCAAGGTACACAATATGCAAGGTAGTCCTCCTACACCATACATTTTGGATGACATGACCAATTATAGTGATATTGCAGATGCTATTATGTATTGGTATTTGGCTGGCTCTCAAAAGCGTGAGGAGTGTGGTAAAGAAGGTCGTCGTTGGGCAATGAATGAAGGTGGTATTAATTCAAAGAACATGTGCGATCAGTTTATCAAAGCCATGGACTTTACATTGAATAACTTTAATCCTGTTAATAAGTTTGACTTGTTTACATTCGACGGATACAATACTAAGTCATTACCAGACAATGCTTTGGGATTTGATTTACACAAAATTGACGTTGATAAAATCAAAAAAGAGGTATCTAGTCTATGAAAATTCAAGTACTTAAAAACGAAGTCTATCAAGACGTAGAAGATCTACCCAAGAAAGGTACAGATCGTGCTACTGGTTATGATATAGTTACTACAAGTGAACCCGAGATTGTTGGTGAAACAACAGATAATATCACATATACCAGAGTAGATTATATTCAATATAAAACTAACCTTAAACTAGCTGTACTGAAAGAACGTGAGTTTAGTAATTTTGGTTATAAAGATATTGATCATGATGTATTAGCATTTCCACGTAGTAGTGTTAGCAAGTACAATTTAGTATTGGCTAATTGTATTGGATTGATTGACGCAGATTATCGTGGAGAAGTATTGCTACGTTTCAAGTATATATGGCAACCAGAAGATTATAGAATTACAAAGGATAATCTTTTAGAAGGTATCGTTAATAGCAACAAAATCTACAAAAAAGGTGATAAAGTTTGCCAACTCAAAGCAACCAGAGTAGAAAATATACAGTTTGTTTTGGTAAATGAATTGGATACTACCAACCGAGGTGAAGGTGGTTTTGGAAGCACAGATACCAAAAAAGCTCCAAGTGCGGAAGATGCTAGTAAACATATGACTACAATGGAAGCATTATACAATAAGGTTGGTGGCGTACCTACTCCATCTAAAAAATATACAGAGTTAATGAAAGAAAGGAACTTACAATAATATGAGCAAGCCAGTATGTGTAATTCAGGGACCAGTCTTTAATCGTAGTGGTTATGGAGATTGGGCTACTACAATTGCCAAGAGTCTAATTCGTCAAGATAAATATGACGTAAAGATTCTTCCAACACGTTGGGGTAATTGTCAAACCAAGAGATTTGTAGAAGAACTAAATGATCCAAATGATCAATTACTATTCTCTAAGTTCCTACAAAAGGGATTGGATAAACAGCCAGAGTTATTTATTCAAGTTACCATTCCAAATGAGTTTCAAAAGGTTGGTAAGTATAATATTGGTATGACCGCAGGTATTGAAACAACCGCCTGTGCTGGTGAATGGATTGAAGGTGTAAATCGTATGGATCTAACCATCGGTTTGTCAAATCATGTGAAGAAGACCTTCCAAGATACAAAATACAAAAAGAAGCTTGAAAATGGTAGAGAAGAACCTATCGAAGTAAACAAACCTATTGAAGTATGTTTCTGGGGAGCCAATACGGATATCTACAAGAAAACAGACATCATCGAACCAAACGTTGATAGTGCGTTGTCTAAGATTTCAGAAAAACATGCATTTTTGTTTGTTGGTCAATGGACACACCAAGGTTTATATAATGATCGTAAGGATATTGGAAACCTTATCAAAACATTCTGCAACGCTTTCAAAAACTTTGAACCAAACAATAGACCTTGTTTGATTCTAAAGACAAATGGTGCTGGTTACTCAACCGTTGATCGATTTGATACACTAGAAAGAATCAATAAGATTCGTAATAGTGTAAGTCCAAATGCTCCAAGTGTTTATCTACTACATGGTGAATTGAATGACGTTGAAATGAATAGTCTATTCAATCACCCAAAAGTAATTAGTCACGTATCATTTACCCATGGTGAAGGTTTTGGTCATCCCATGTTGTTGTCAACATTGAGTGGTAAACCATTGTTGGCTCCAAACTGGAGTGGTCATTTGGATTATTTGAATCCAGCAAATGCAAATCTATTACCTGGTACTTTGGTTGATGTTGATAAAAAATCAGTCAACGAATGGATTATTAAGGAAAGCAAGTGGTTTAGAGTATCTTATTCACTAGCTGAAGATAAGTTGAAGTATATCTATCAGAATAGAAATAATGATAAAGTTATTCAAAAGGCTGAATATCTACGTGTTGAAAATGCTGAAAAGTTTAGTTTACAGGCGATGGATACAAAGTTGTGGTCTATTATGGACAAATATGTTCCAGAATTTGCCACTGAGAATAAGTTTGTTCTACCCAAATTAAAATCAGTAGGTAGTTCAGTTGCAAGTGCTACTGATAAATTAGTATTACCAAAACTAAAGATGCAATAATATGTTTTTGTCATATCTAGTCACCTGTCATAATGAAACTTCTAGCTTGGATAAATTATTATCTAAGTTGGTACAAAACAGAAAGGATAACCATGAGATTGTTCTTCTTGATGATTATTCAGATAATCCAGAAACTCTGGACATTATACAAAAATATAAAGAACAAACGTCGTTCCATCAACACAGACTAGATCGCAATTACGGAGCACACAAAAACTATGGTATTGAACAATGCAAAGGTAATTGGATATTCCAACTTGATGGAGACGAATATCCAACAGACCTCCTTTTGGAAAATATAGATGCGGTATTGGAATCCAATAACAACAACGAAGTACTTTGGTTACCAAGACTAAATTACTTTGCTGGAGTTACTGAGTTGGATGTAAAGACTTGGGGATGGAATTACCATGATGGTATGATTAATTTCCCAGATTACCAATCCCGCATCTATAGAAATCTTTCACATATTCGATATCAACGTCGTTTACATGAAAAGGTTGAAGGATTTAAAACTTATACATTTGTTCCTCCTCAAAAAGATTATGCAATCGTACATGAGAAAACTATTGAAAAGCAACGTCAAACCAACTTAAACTATAACAAAATGTTTACAGACGATGAAAACCGAGGTTATAACGTAAAATAATATGACAAACAAAGAGTTAAGAGCCAAATACGGAGACTTTACAAAGCACGATTACTACACGTATCCAGATCATTTCTTTAGCCCAAAGGATGATTTTACCTTAAACATTCCTGTTTGGAGTAGTTACTTCACCAGATTTCTTGATCAAGAGAATTTGACATTCTTAGAGATTGGTACTGGTCATGGTAGATCTTCCGTGTGGATGTTGGAAAATGTTTTAACTCACCCAAGTTCCAAGATCATTACGGTAGATATCCAAGATGAACGTAGTTATAAGAAGGGTGATCTATCATTTGACTTTGGTGATTCTCTTTCATTAACATTGACACAAAATCTGCAACCATACATTGATAAAAACAAATGTGAGTTTTATGTCACTGACTCCAAAGAGTTTTTCCGTAAGCTGTATGGTGGCATTTTGGGATCTAAGTTTGTTGGCAACGACCCTAAGAACGCATTTGACTTCATCTATCTTGATGGATGTCACGAACCAGACTATGTTATGTATGAAGCCGCAATTAGTTTTGAATTGTTAAAGAAAGGTGGATTTATCTTATTTGATGATTATGGTTGGGGTAAATGTAGATATGGTATTGAAGCATTCTTAGAGTGTTACAAAGGAAAATACAATTTATTGATCAAAGAATGGCAAGTATTGATTGAAAAGGTATGAAAACATTGACCGAAATATTAAATAAGATCCCAGATAAGTTTGAGTGTAGAAATACTACATCACGAAAGTTTAAGTCTGATCTATACGAATTCTTTAATCAACCAGAATTTAAAAATCGTATTTGCGTAGAATTGGGAGTATATGGCGGTCATTCTTCATATCTATTGAGTCATTTATTTAAACAAGTAGTGGGATTTGAAATTAGTGAAGGTCGTATCAATAGTGCAAAAAAGTTTATAGATGGAATTGATAATATAAAATTTGTATGTCATGACTTATATAGTGGACCTCTACCATTAGAACATGGCGATGTATTTTTTATAGATGCATTGCACGAACATGATGCAGTGATTAAAGATACACTTAATTGTTTAAATAATGTACAATCAGATTATAAGAAATATATTATTTACGATGACTATGGCATTTGTGCCCCAGTTAAAAGTGCAGTAAATAGTTTGATTAGTACTGGTAAGATAAAAGTTGTTAAATATATTGGTTATGAACCCAACAAACAATTTACATCACCACTATCAGACTATGAGGGTGTAATTTGTATTCAAACGTGAAAATTCAAATATTAGAACTAGAAAAACATCGTAACGAAACAACATTTAGACCCTATCTAAGTGCAATACAAACTTTTCGTGAGTATGGTATTGAGTTTGTCAATGAAAACCCTGATCTGTATTGGGTAGCACAAGCATCTGTTGTAGACAAAAAATCATCTCTTCAAGAATCAGTTGACAAAGGGTGTTCATTTCTAGAAAAATTAGATGCGCCCTATGTTTTATTTGATGGTCAAGATTCATCATCATTGATGGGTGTTTGGGATGTATTCAGTAAAATACCAGGCTTTAAACTAGCAAAGAATGTAGTATTAAAGGATTATTCTACCTATACCAAAAAGTTTCCAAATGGTAGATGGTTCTGGGGTGAAAGTGAAGATGGATACAATATACCAACTACAGATCTACCACTATTAAATGAAAGATTGGTTCATAGTGGTACCAACTGGTTAAATACCTTTGGTAATAAATTGGAGTTTGCCAAGATCAATAAAAACAAAAAGTATGATGTTGCAGTATTGATTGGATTGTGTAAAGAAAACTATGAACATGGTAATAGAGTTGATGAATATTACAATGGTCCTCGTAGAAAACTATTTGAAGAAGTAAAGAAACTTAATTGTAATGTTATTACCACTGAAGTTACTGGCAAACTTGACAAACAAAAATATATGCAAGCTCTATATGATAGTAAGTTGTGTATATCTCCGTTTGGATATGGTGAAGTAAATATCAGAGAAGTTGAATGTATTGTTACTGGAACTCCTACTATCAAACCAAATATTGAGTGCGTAAAGAGTACTCCTTTTATTTATGGAGATGAATTTACCTTGAATTGTAAAAATGATTTTTCTGATCTAAAAGATGTGGTAGACTTTGCACTATCAAATTATGATAGTTGTATAAACTTATTGAATAATCAAAGAAATGTGTTTTATCACAAATCCACAGACAATTATATTGTAAACCACGTAATTAAGAATATTCTAACCTAATGAAATTATCAAAAAAGTATGTTATTGGTACTCATGTCATGTTCTATGAAATAGAGATGTATAAAGAATTTATTGATGGCCTTATTAATTTGATTGAACCAGTCGAAAATAAAGAAAACATATATCTTCAATTTTGTTTCAACACATCACAATATTTTGAAAAAATAGATACGTCTAAAGTCGATTTGCATCAGTTGTATGATAAGTTCTATAATGGTATACAAAAACTCAAAGATATCGACGTACCAGAACGAAATATCATAATCGTTTTAAAGACAGATAATGATCCAATTTACAATGTAGCTGATTATAGACGAGATTTAAATTACAATTATTGTACCCGAGTTGATTATATCATGTGGGGTGAAACCGATAGCTTCTTTCCAAAAGAAGCATTTGTGGCAATAGAAAGTATTGCACAATATGGTTCCAACGCAAATATACACAAGTATTTAATTAGCTTTGCGGATCGTAAAATGTGGGATGATTCATGGCGTGTTACAGAACATGTTGATTATGAAAATGTTAAATTCATTGATACACCCGATCAGGTAAATAACAAGAACTATGCCAAGTCTCAATTAAGTATTGAGGAAATGAACGCAGTTAATTCAAAAACAATCAATTTTGACATTGTTACTTTATCACAACCCAAGATAGATGGTAGTTGTTTGGTACTTTCATCTGACTTAATCAAATCCGGCGTAAACCTACCACATAGTCTATTACTATACGGAGATGATTCTAGCATCGGTGTTATTGCCAAACAAATCATGGGAGACAAATTTATTCAGTTTGTTGTAAAAAATCTATTAAAGGTTCATGCCAGAAGACATCCAAACAAAAGACTATACATATTAAATGAAGATAACCCAAGAGGATTCTGTGGTGATAAAAAGGGATTGTGGTCAAACATATTGGACCAACACTCAAAATTCAATCTTCATAATATAATTAACTCCCAAAATAAATTCTTTACCTTTAAAGACGTTTTTGATAAAATAAACAAAAATGAAAATTAAAATTTTAGAAACTCAAGATATAGAATTTGCACCAAATAAAAGGTGTCAAAATAATGTCTCTAGAATAACATCAAGAAATAAAAGAGCATTTTATCCATATATAGGGTTAAAGAACGAGTTCAAAGAACATGGAATCGACTTTGTAGATGATAAAAGACAAGCGGATTGTTACTTTGTAGGTTGGGGATCTGTGTGCAATATGGGATTAGAATATGAACAATCAGTAGCTAGTGGTGTTGAATTTCTAAAATCTCTGGATAAGCCATTCTATTTCTTTGATACTAATGATTCTGTCATGTTGCATGGTATTTTTGATGTATTCAAACAATGTCCAGGTTTAAAATATTTTAAGTCACATTATTATAGAGATTTGAGTTTATATACAAAACCGACATCATTTGGAAGATATTGGTGGCCTCTAGTACCTGAATTAGAATATAAGTTGTCCAATGATGATTTAGAATTGCTAAAATCAAAGATAGAGTTATCAAATACAAATTGGATTTACCATAGAAAACCTTATAATCCCATAAACGTTGATATTATAAATTATAAGTATGATGCAATTTGCTTGGTTGGTATTCTAAATATAGATTCAACCATGGATCGGCCAAGTATGTTTAATTATAAAAAAGAAATAGGTAAATATTATAACGATCACAGATTGAATATCTTCAAAAAGTTAAAAAATTTAGAAAAATATAATTTTAAAATATTAACATCCGAACAATCTGGAAAATTAGATGAGGACTCTTACGAAAGAATTTGTTTAGAATCAAAAATTATGATTTCGCCACATGGATTTGGTGAAATAAATTCTAGAGAACTGGATGCGATAAATTATGGAAATGTAATTTGCAAAGGTGATATTAGACACATAATTACAAAACCAGATTTATTTCATGATGATTCGTGTATTTTTTATAAAGATGATTTGTCGGATTTTGAAGAAAAGTTGGTAGATGGAATACAAAATTTCAACAACCATAAAATAAAAATTAAAAATATAAGAAATCGAATGGATTATGCATTAAATATGTTTATTACAGACACATTCCGTTCAATTTCAGACAAAAGATTTTTTACATCAAAAGATATCTTTTATAATATTAAGAAAAAAACATGACTATAGACGAAATACTAAATTTAGTGCCAGATAAGTTTGAGCATAAAACTACTACTTCCAAGAAGTTTAAGCGTGACGTTTTTGCATTCTTTGATAAACCCGAATTCAAAAACAAAACTGCTTTGGAAATTGGATCAAATCTTGGATATACTACATTTATTCTAAGCTATCTATTCAACCAAGTATATGGCATCAATGAAAAGGAATTTGACAAGGCAGATGAGTTTTGCAAACGAAATGGCAGAACTAACGTCAAGTTCTTTGGTCAAGATGTATACAAATATGGGCTTCCTGTTGATACTGCCGATGTAATTATGGTGGATGCTCTCCACACCTATGATGCCGTCCAAATAGACGTATATAACGCCTTAAAGTTAAAATCAGACGGTAAGAAGTACTTCATCTTTGACGATGTAGGTGCTTATCCAGAAATTATCAACTCACTCAATGATCTTTTTGACAAAAATGTTATTAAACCAATTGTCAAGATTGGTCACAGTGATGAAGAAAAGTTCACCAGACCACTACATGATTGGGAAGGAGTAATTTGTATCGAAGTATGAACATTTGTTTTATCAGTCAAAATGGTCATAGTGGTAAGTTACCAAGAAACTTTGTAAATTGTAGAACAGAGTTTGCTTGGCAAATTGCTTTAAATGCCGATCACTACAATTTCCAAGAGTGGTTTTCGTCTACTAATGATAAAAGTTATGACCTAATCGTTGTAATTCCACCTAAAAAACTTGAAATAATTGACACAAACTTATTATTAAAAAGTGTCAAGAAATGGGGTAAAAAAGTAACTGTAATGCAAGAAGGTCCAGCTTGGTACTATCAAGACTATAATTATATTAATCAAGTTAATTATATTAACTTTCTAAGTGAGATGGATTTCTTGTTGGTTCATAACAAAAGCGATATTCCATATTTCAAGGGTATATTTAAAAAACCCACATTTAATCTACAATCTTTAATGATTGAAGATACCATTAAAAATATACCTCGTCAAAACAATCAAATGCCTATCATTGGTGGTAACTTTTGTAGTTGGTATGGTGGCATTGATAGTTACTTTGTGGCACAAAACTTTAATAAACCCATCTTTATTCCTAGTATGGGACGTAAGATAGAAAATGAAGATCAATTTCCCAGCTTACATCACTTACCATATATGATGTGGAATGAATGGATACAAGCCCTCGCCAATTTTAATGTTGGTATACATTTGATGCGTACACACGCGGCTGGTACATTCGCTCTCAATTGTGCTTATTTGGGTATACCATGTATTGGATACAAAGGATTAGATACACAACAAATATTACACCCAGAGTTATCTGTGGATATTGGTGATATTGAACAAGCAAAAAAGCTAGCAAATAAACTTAAACAAGATATTTCTTTTTATAATTCGTGTTCACAACAATCTAGAGAATTATATCAAATATATTATACAGAACAAAAATGGTTAGATAATTGGAAAACAATATATGAGCAAATCAAAAACTAAAATTGGTATCGTTGGTTATGGATATGTAGGAAAAGCATTTCATGCATTTTTCAAAGATCATTATGAAGTTGTAATCCGTGATCCACTTTATCCAAACTCTGTATCCAAGGAAGAAATCAATCAATGTGAATTGGGTGTAATATGTGTACCAACCCCATCAAATACAGATGGCAGTTGTGATACAAGCATTGTTGAAGAATCTGTATCATGGATGACCAATCCAATCATTCTTATCAAGTCAACTATTGAAATTGGTACAACTCGTAAGTTAATTGAAAAGTATAACAAGAAGATTGTTTTCAGTCCAGAGTTTGCTGGGGAATCAAAATATTGGACTCCACAAGGTTTTACAACTGATGTTAAACAAACCCCATTCTTTATTTTTGGTTCAGATGATAAATCAGTTGGACATAGATTGGTTGACATTTATATGCCAATCACTGGACCAAGCAAAACATATCGTGTCACAGATAGTATTAGTGCGGAAATCACCAAGTATGTAGAAAACACTTACTTCGCAATGAAGGTTGCGTTTGTAAATGAACTATATGATTTGTGTGAAAAGAGTGGTACACATTGGAGTGAAGTACGTGATCTATGGTTATTGGATCCACGAACAAACAAATCTCATACCGCCGTATTTGCTAATGAACGTGGTTTTGGTGGCAAGTGTTTACCAAAAGATACAAAGGCTATGGTTGGATATGGTGATAAACTTGGTGTGGATCTATCCATCTTGAAGACCGTATTAAAGAGTAACGAACAAATGGTAAAACGAAATGGCTAAGAATTGTATATTAATGGTCGCTATTGAGGATGAATTGTCTAAACATTCTCATAAAACTTATTTTGAACACACCATCAATAGTTGGCAATATTATTGTGACAAGCATAATATTGACTTTTATGTAATCAGAAGCAAAAGACCAGACGTTAAGTATAGTGTTTGGCACAAAGAATTTGTATTTGATTATGTGGGAGATGATTATGAAAAAATCGGTGTTGTTGACTTTGATACAATGATCAAATGGGATGCTCCTAACATCTTTGATTTATATGACGATGAATTCTGCGGTGTATTGGATAATGTTTCGATTCAATGGATTGATAAAAGTCTAAAGGCTTTTAGATCTTCATTTGAAGAGTTGTCTGATGTTCCTATGACACTATCTCAATATATTAATGGCGGAGTATTATTTTTTCATAAATCACACAAACCATTTTTTGAAAAGCTCAAGAACTTTTATTTGACAAATAAAGATAAAATGGATAATTGGAGTATTCCAGGTGTTGGGAAAGAACAATCTATTTTGAATTTATTCTTGGTTAAAGAAGGTATCAAAAGAAAAACTCTACCATATTGTTGGAATACGGTTGGAATGATAAAGAAGGGAATGTTGTGGCACAATGATAAATTGGATGATAAAACCACATTTTTATTTAAATATGGTTATATCTGGCATTTCACTGGATTCCCTATTCAAGACAGAAACAATCTAATCAACGACGTTTGGAAAAACACAAATCAATTCTACAGATGAAAAATATCATTTTAATTCCAGCAGTAGTATCGTCCAATAATGAAAAGAAACTTCGTAATACTCCTCTTATTACAAAGATCTATGAATACAGCATAAATAGTTGGAAGCATTTTGCTAAAAAATATGATTGTCAAGTGGTTGTATTGGATGAACCATTGATGGATACCAATATTACCAGTTTAGCTTGGCAACGTTATTATGCGTTGGACTTGTTGGAACAAAGCAATATTAAGTATAATCAAGTATTGATAGTTGATGCTGATACTATTGTACATCCAAATTGTCCTAACTTCTTTGAATTAACCAACAACAAATATACAGGTGTACATGATGGTGTTGTATATGAATGGGTCATTCGTAGTACTGAGTGTTATAGCAAATTACTATTCAACGATTATAAATTAGATGTGTGGAAATATATCAATGGTGGATTTCAAATATTCAATGAATCTCACAAAGGTCATTTAAACTATCTAAAAGAATTTTATCTTGAAAATCGTGAACATATTTATCAATTAGAATCTACTATCAAGCTTGGTACAGATCAAACTCCTATGAATTTCTTACTTCAAATGAATAACGTTGACGTAAATATTCTACCATATGAATATAATATGATGGGTTTGTTCTTGACGGATGGTTTAACTGATGATTTAATTTTTACAGATTATGGATGGGTTTACCATTTTAATGGTATTCCTGATACTAGTTATGGTACAAAGGTTGAGTACTATATGAACAAAACCTATAATAAGTTATATAAACCATGAAATATACGATTTGCACCGTTGTTAATGACATTTACTTAGAATTTTTATATTACTTTACTAAGTCTGCGTTGGAAAAATGTCCAAATATGGATCAGTTGATAATTCTCTATACAGGAGAAAACTTTTCACAAGATCCAATCTTTAATAATAGTAGAGTAAAAATAGCAAAATATTCTAATCCAATCAAAACCCAGAACATTTGGGATTCTGGTTGGCAACAAAATATTGATCTTAAAACTCAGTTTCTTCGTGATTTAGCTACCAAGTCAAATCAGCCAATTTTCTTGGTGGATGTTGATTGTTATTTTCTAAAAGAATTTATTGATGTTGTTGATACATCCAAAGATATTTTAGTAACTAAACGAGTACATAGTTCTCCATATATAGCGTCATTTGTTGGTCTTATTAAGCCAGATAAATGTATATCTTTTATCGACGAATGGAGAAATCAAATGAGTTTGATTAAAACTATACCAAAGGAAACTACGGCGTTGGTAAAAACCATACCAATAATGAAAGATGAGATTGCAATTCAAGAGGTACCCGATACTACCATTAGTTGTATAAACTTTCAATCTCCACCACCAGAAGCTAGAATCTTACACTTTAAAGGTACTAGAGTTGGAGATGCTGTAGAATTAGTAAAGAAAAGGCTCGAAAATCTAAAATCTATTGTATAATGTGTAGTTTTTATTTTAGTAATCAATATCTAGGTAATCTTGAAGAACTCAATAAGTTCTTGAAGCCAAGAGGTCCAGACTATACCAATTTGGTAGAAGTTGATGATTATACATTGGTTCATAATCTATTGAGTTTGACGGGTGAGTTTACTATTCAACCACTAAGTAAGAACAACATACATGTGTTGTTTAATGGAGAAATTTATAACTTCAAAGACTTTGATTCAAATGCAAAGTGTGATAGTGAAGTTATCATAGATCTGTATCAGAAGTATGGTCCAGAGTTTACCAGAAAATTAGATGGTGAATATGCTATTTTGATCTTGGATTTAAATACCAAACGAATCATTTTCTCAACAGATACCTTTAGAACCAAGCCGTTATTTTATAGTATTGAAGACAAAGCTATATCTGTTTCTACATATACTACTCCTATCTTGTTATCAAATTTTAAGAAGGCAAATAAGGTAGAAGCCAATACAACTTATATTTATGATATTAAATCTGGGCAATTAACTACCAGAACAATTACTAACTTCAATCTTGACCAATACAAAAATAATGTAGATGATTGGATCTCAAAGTTTGATAGAGCTATTGAAAAAAGAACCAAGTTTTCTGCCGATAAGAAGTTCTTTATAGGACTTAGTAGTGGATATGATAGTGGAATTATAAGTTGTGCGTTGAATAAAACTGGTATTGACTACAAAGCATATAGCGTTGCTGCATCTGAAAATATTGATATAATCAAACAAAGATTTAATCTTATCAAGAATAAGGAGTTGATTAATCTTAAAAAGTCTGAATTTGATTATCAGTCTGCAAATTTGTTTGGTATTAAATGTGAAGATTTCACCAGTCAGGATTTAAGTATTAATATAAGATCAGATAAAGCGTGTTATGGACTTGCTCATATTTGTACATTAGCTCAAAGAGATAGTAGAAAAATATATATCTCTGGTCAAGGTGCCGATGAGATCATTTCTGACTATGGTATGAACGGCAATAAAATCTATGGTCATAGTACATTCGGTGGTGTGTTTCCATCTGATCTAAAGTCTGTGTTTCCGTGGAGAAATTTCTTCAAGGGTACTCAAGAACTTTATATATCTAAAGAAGAATATGTTGCTGGATCGTTTGGTATAGAATCAAGATATCCATTCTTGGATTTGGACTTGGTTCAAGAATATTTAAATTTGTCGGTTGACGTAAAAAATAAAAAGTATAAGCATGTGATCCACGAATATTTATTGGAAAACAATTTTCCGTTTGAACAAAATAAGAAAATTGGGTTTCAAGCAAATAAAAATTTATTATGAAAACAAGAGGTAACTGGAATGCTACGTATGAAAACATGCGTTATACTTATGATCTAAACAAAAATAGTGTTGTACTAGACTTTGGTGGTTTTACAGGTGGATTCGCTGAAAAGATTACGTCTAAATATGGATGTAAAGTTTATATTTATGAAGCTGTCAATCGTTACTACCAACAGATTGTTAATAAAAATAACCCAAACCTAATTCCATTCAATTGTGGTGTGAGTACCCTAAACGGAAAAACTCATATTCACGTATGTGATGAAGGTAGTGCTATTGGCAATTACGCCGAACAAAAGAAAAAAAATGATAAAAACAGCTCTTATCAAAGTAACGTTGCTAAGTTTGCACACGAACCACCAGAAGAAATTGTTGTTCGTGACGTAGTACAAATACTAAATGAATATGATCATGTTGATTTGTTAAAGATCAATATTGAAGGAATTGAATATGAAATTCTACCACGAATTATTAGTAGTGGTCATATCAATAAAATAAAGCATCTACAAATTCAGTTTCATGATTTTGTTAATAATGGTGAGTTTTTGCATGAACACATAACCACAGAATTAAAAAAGAGTCATAACTTGGTGTTTGAAAGTATGTGGAACTGGTCATTCTTTACAAAGAAATAATATGCCTCATGTAACGTCAGGTGGCGGTGGTATGGGTAATCAGATAAAAAAGTTTATCTCAGCTCTTAGATTGCATCCAGAATCCAAGAGTCACATGTGCTATTTTGGAAATATATTCAAAGACAAAACCCTATGTCAGTTGGATTCCAAACAACAATATACACCTCTTAATACATGGAGAATAGTAACTTTGCCGTCAGATTCAGAAATACCTGCTGGATTTTGTAAATTTTCTACGTCAGACAAAGGATTTCATAATTGTGATGTTAATGGTCGTAACGTTGATCATGAATATCTTAGAATACCACATAGTTTTAGAAAAAAAATAATCAATCTAGTTCAAAATAGATTACAATATAGTGATTTAGTAAACAATAAAGTCGATGATTTTATTAAAAATCATGGAAGTTATAGTTCGGTTCATATTCGTAGTTTTAAAGCAGATAACTTTTCCAATGATAAATCATCACGATACGCTTTGGAACGACATTTAAACTGGGTAAATGTTGGCCGACAAACGTGTATAGACTACATCAATAACTTGTCTGACAATAAAATATTGATATCATCTGACTCTCAATCAGAATTTAATCTGGTAAAATCTCAATGTCACAACAAGCAATTTATTAGATATGTAACAAACAATTCTGAAAGATCACATGAAGATGATTTTATAGACATGGTTTTGTTATCCAAAGGAAATCATATGGTTCTAAACACCATAAGTACATATTCAGAAGTTGCTTGGTATTTAAGTGGTTGTAATGAAAATATACATCTATGTTAAGATATGATAATTCAATTATTGTTATACTAGATGGTGGTCTTGGAAATAAGTTCAATGGACTATTTCAGTGTATATATTTGTCTAATCTACACCACAAGAAATTAGTTATTAACAACCTCAGAAATCACTCAACCGATTTTGATTTGAGATTGTTGCTTGAGTTTAATTTTGAGTATATTGAAAATACACTTACTGACTTAGATAAGAAATTAGACCCATCCATTCCATTATACGCACATAGACAAGATATCAAATATAACAGATTAGTATTTTTAAACCAATCTATTCAAAATCACAATTCATTTGCATATCTAACCAATAACATTCATGTACCTACGTCGAATCTCAAAGATTGTTATAGTAGTGTAAAAATAAACAACTATGTTAAAAATGAGGTGCTTAGATTTGTACTATCAAATAACATAGATAAAAACACACTAGGTCTTCACATAAGAGCGTCCGATTTTCCATCCAGAGACTCAAATATTGAGTTTGCCAAGAACTTTATTGATAAAAATCAAGACAAAAAAATCTTTGTATGTACCGATGAAAAAGAAGTAGAACAATCACTAAAATCAAATAAAAACCTAATATTTTATCCAAAATTATATTATACCGAAAAGTTTGACAAGTCGAGTGGTTGGAATGGATCCATCGTTGACAATGATAATAGAAGATGGAACTATAACGCTGCAAGAAACGAACCATCAATGATAGAAGCATTTATAGAAATGTTGATATTATCAAAAACAACCATTAATGGTAATCCAAAAAGTTCATTTTTAGGATGGTCTAAACGATTTGGAGAAAGCAATTTAATATGAATATAGAAGAATCAAGAAAACTAGAACGAGATAAGTATGAATCTATTTACGTAGATAAAGATCAACACTATAGAAAAAAAAATGATTCTAGAGGATATGGTCGAGGAAATCATGGAAAAAACATAATGTCATATATATTACGTATAAAACCCACATCGGTTTTAGACATAGGATGTGGATTTGGTAATTTTTGTGACTCTATAGAGAAATCAGGAGTTGAAAAAGTATATGGAATGGACATTGCTTCAGTAAAAACTGGTAATGTTATCGATAATCCAAACATTAAATTTATAGATGGTGAAGCTCATCAACTTCCGTTTGAAGATAATTCTATAGATATAATAACATCATTTGATTGTTTAGAACACTGCTTAGAAAACGATATAGATGTAATTTTTGCAGAAATGAACCGAGTTGTTAAAAATAGATGTGTGTTTTCTATTGCATATAGACAATCAGGTGAAGATACAAATGGGGTAATACTTCATATGACAGTTAAACCAGAAAGTTGGTGGATTGAGAAATTAAATAAACTATTCACCGTGGAGAAATCGGGTGGTTATCTGATATGTATTAAAAGATGAAAATTAGTTTTATTTTACCAAGTAGATATATATTAATATGCGGCCAATTGAATCTTCTACAAAATTAAAAAAGTGTAAAAATTGTGGTTTGATCATGGAAAAATCAAAAACCATGAGTTGGAACACATACCAAACAAAAAAGAAATATTGTTCTAAGAATTGTGGTACTATTTTTCAATTTCGTAATGGAATGCCTAACACACACAAACAAAAAATTTCCGATTCTCTAAAAGGCAGACAACCTTGGAATTTTAAAAACGCAACTATAAAAAAATGCATATATTGCGGAAACTCCTATAAGGCGGTTGGTAAACGAAAATATACTGGAAAGTATTGTAGTATGTTATGTAGAACTAAACACGCATATATCAACGAAGATATAAATAAAATCAATTATTATAAAAAAGTTTGGAAAATAACCGAATCACAGCCTTTACATTTGTTAGATGGTTATAATCGTTGTAAAAGAACACGAGTTGATATAGATAAAAATGCTTTTCACATCGATCATATAAAACCAATAATATATGGTTATAAAAATAATATACCTCCCGAAGAAATAGGAAATATCAACAATTTACGTTTTATATCAGCCGTAGAAAATCACAAAAAAAGTAAAAACATTAAATTATGAATATTAGTCTGGTTATACCCGCAAGAAACAATCTAAAATATTTAAAGTGGTGTTACGAATCCCTACGTTCAAATCTAAGCCACAAAGAACACGAAGTATGCGTTGCAGACGATGCTAGTAGTGACGGCACATGGGATTGGTGTCAAGAAATGATTAAATCAGATCCATATTTCAGAGCTATCCGTAATGATGGTCCAACTAGAAAGGGTATGACTGAATTATATAACACGTTGGTTCACGATGTGGCTACCAACGACATTGTTATGATTTATCATGCCGACATGTATATTTCAAAGAACGCAGATCTATTAATTGAAAAACATCTCAAACCACAGACCATTGTGTGTTTGACTCGTATAGAACCACCACTTCATCCTGGTGGACCAGAGAAGATCGTTCAAGACTTTGGTATGGAACCAGAGAACTTTAAAAAACAAGCGTTTGACAAGTGGATGATTGACACAAAATTATCTCGCAAAGAAAAGGTTACAGAAGGTGTTTTTGCTCCATGGGCAATTTATAAGGAAGACTTTAATAAGATAGGTGGACACGATTTGTTGTTTGCACCAACCTCCAAAGAAGACAGCGATATATTCAATAGATTTTTATTGAGTGGATACAAGTTTATCCAATTGTGGGAAGCTTGTGTGTATCACTTAACTTGTAGAGGAAGTAGATTCAATCCAACCATTACTTCAATCGGAAAGGATAGTGAAGAGTGGCAAAATCAAAACGTCAAGAGTGCCAGAAACTTTATTCGTAAGTGGGGTCATTTTGTAAAACACAATGATACAATGAAACCAATCGTTCCAAATAGATATGACGTTGGTTTTGTAGTCATGAATATTGATGAATATAAACTGCTTCTATTAGAACCTTGGTGCGATACCATCTATTCTGATGCACCATATGAACGTTATGTGAATGTAGAACAAAAAAATACACGTATTGATATTTCAAAGAAACTAAAAAGTCTAGAGGATCAACGTACAAACGATGTATTAATTGAGTTTGATGCTACAAAGTTGACCAATAAATCTTTTGAGTTTTTCAACATGATACAATTAATGTTGGAAGATAGTGGTCAGATTGGTATCATGGAATATGACATTTTTAAAATCAAAGTTAATAAATTGGTTGATTATAAAAATAATCTAATCGATACAAACAATGATTGGTATAAAAAGAAACTATTAATTAAACAAACACTATGAACTTAGCAGATTTTAATATTCCCTTAATCTTCTGGATATCATTTATGATGGTGGTGTGGTTTGAAAGTGATATTGTCCAAACCATTGCAAATCTAACCAATACACGAAACTTGTTGAAGATAAATGAGTTTCATAAATACAAAATGGAAGTTGATGTGATGTCTAATTATCCAGATTTTCTGTATAGTGAGTATCCAAGCTACTTTACTAAATTAGTATCTTGTCCAATTTGTTTATGTTTTTGGTCAACACTAATAACATCCAATCTGTTAGTATACAGCGTTGGTTATAGTCAAATATATGGCTTGTTGATATTTCCTATTAATTATATATCTAGTCTAACTATTTATTTAATTATTAAGAAGTTGTTATGACAATTAGTAGCTATCAACAATTTTTCAATTCTATCAAAGGTAAGAATCTTCCAATAGAAGGTCAATTATCTAATTGTATTACTTTGTTAAATAACATCTGTAGTTGTAAGAAACAACAAAAAGCTAATAAATCAGAAGAATGTAATGTGTTGTACATCACATTCATCAAAACACAATCAGATGCTTATATCAATTTATTTAGAACTATGACTACTGATGAGTATATCGTCTTCAATCATAATGCTCATCATGAAATCAAACGTATAAAGTTAAGATAAATTGTTTAACACTTTGATTTCAAGCAAAGCATCAGTTACAATTTTTACAATAGTTGCATTCTTTGTAATATCCCCACCTTGATTTGACACATCTTCCCATTCAATCTTTAGATCAGCACGCTTTCTAACCTTTGGATCGTTGATTAGTTCATGTTCATTCGGCGCAGTTTGATAAACCTTAGTTTGTTTATTTTTGCTAAATCTCTTACCTTGAGGCATAGGAGACATTACATACTTGGTAACATGAATCAACTTGCCACCTTGTTTGTTTTGAAGCCAAGCACATTCATCTTCAATATAGTGATCGTATCGTATATCAGTGATAAATACCACATCCGCATTTGATTTACCAAGACGTTGTTCAACCTTTTGAGTCCAATATTTACCCTCAGTAATTTTACGCATTACATCACCATAGGCAACCAATAGTGGTCTGATAATGTTTTTCTCTTCAGTATTTTCTGTAAATACATCAATACCAGTTTTTGCATGAATCAAATCTTTGAGATCGCTTTTGAGTTCATAAGCCAAAGCAAACCTCTCCGTTTTAAGACCACGTTGTTTTAATACTTCTTGTGCTACGGTTGTAAATAAATCCTTACCACTACGAGCAACTCCTGATATGCCGATTAATTTCATGATATTATATTTTTTTTATGTATACATCCTTCCGATGACAATTTTCCTTTATAGAAAACAACGTCATGTGGAGTAAATTTTCTTTTTTGTTTTTTAAAAGCTATTATGCTATCGTGGAAACTTATTGATTCAATATTGTTTGTATAATATGTTGGTTTTAGATGATTTGATTCAGAAAAATATGCGTTCAACTGATCAATCAGATGTTTTGAATACTCAACACAACTAGATGGTAGTTTATATCCACCATTACAATCTTTCCAATAAGAGGTGTGTGTGTCTTCAATTAAATAGATACCACCATCCACAATGTGTGGAAATAACCACTCAAATGTATTAATTTGATGTTGGTTTATATGACTACCATCATCTAGAACAATATCAAAACTACCATATTTTTCAATCAGACTTTCAATGAAGTTTTTGTCATTTTGATCTCCTATATGAATATCTATTCCATCACATTCAAGTTCTTTACAAGAACTATTAATGTCAATTCCAACAATTTTACTATCCTTATGAAAGTAACTCTTCCACATTCTAGTAGATCCACCAGCTAGAACTCCTATCTCTAACATTAAAATAGGTTTATCTCTATACTTAGCAAAGTAATTTTCATAAATATCAAAATAATGTTCCCACTTACACACGGGATATTCGCTGATTTCGAAACAATATTTTTGTAAATCGTTCATATTATTCAAATAACTTTTCCGTTTCTTTTTCAGAATAACCATGTGATTTGATCAACTCAATCATTTTGGTCAAACCTGTTTCGTGTGAAATAAGTATGTTGTAATAATCCGTAGCATCTTTAGATCCCACATTAAAATATGAACAAAGACAATTAAGTATTGTTTCATTAACTGCCTTCTTGCTACTCTTGATATATGGACTAAATCCATAACTCTTTGGCAAAGCGTTAATTAAAAGTTTGTAGAATTGTTTCTCAGGCAATACCTCAAAGTATTTTGATACATATGAGATTTCCTCAATAATTGTTTTGTCCATACTAAGTACACGTAAAATCATGTACTTACTAAATGTCTTTCGGTCGGATTCACTCAATGAGTCATAATAATCAGGATCTTGTGTTTGTCGAATATGTTTTACATGGTCAAACAAACCTTTAACCTTTATTGTTTCTTCCGTTGTTTTCTTTTTTGATTTCATTACTATGAATTCTAACCCTACGTTTTAATTCCTCAAGATCTTTTACCATCTTGATTCGTTCAGCCGAAAGAATCTCCAATATCTCAACCATATTGGTTTGCAAGTCATCAAACTTTTGTACAAGTTTGTATGTGATAACAATCGATGCAATAGAAAACGTGGTTGCCACCATTAGTAGCAACCACATAATAACATCGTTAGATGTTGTTTGGTTCATTACTTGGTAGCGGTCTTAGCGGAAGTAACAGACTTAGCTGAGGCGGTCGAAGTAGAGGTGTAACCAGCATTCAAGACTTCACGTAGAGCCTTAATCTGACGACCATCTAGGTCAACACGGGTCTTACCAGAGCGAATGGTTAGACGAGCAGCCTTCTTAGCCTTTGGCATTGGGGTTGAGAGATATAGTTCAACACCAGTGGAATTGTGGCCTACGAAGTTAGTCTTGTTACGAGCGTTTGTACGAGTATACATATTATTTTTTCTTTCTTTTTTATTTGTTTATTTTTTCGTTTCGTTAGTTCATCACCAACTTGAAATTACTTTACACTATTGTTTCTGTTTCGTCAACAACTTTGATTAATTATATTTTGAATTGTGTTTCAAAACGTTCAATAGCATAATCTTTAGCTTTGAACTCAAATTCAAAGTCTACATCAAGATCAACATATTCATCTGGAATATCACGAACATAATCACCATGCGCACGAGGATTTTTGTTGGTTGGATCATTGTCACTAAAGTGAAATAATGCTCGATCTGGCCACGTTGATTTGGCCAGCATTGCAGCATTTTTACCAGTCAAATTACCTGGGTTGCAACGATGGTGTAAGTTATCATACGTGATTGGAATACCAGTCTTGGAATAAATTAGATCATACAGCTGTTGTACATTCCAGCTATTTGGCTTGTCTTCGTTCTCAAGCACCAGTCGAGACTTTACATTGACTGGCAATGTATTGTACACGTTGATAAACCTATCAGCGATTTGATTGAGGTCACCTTTGAAACAATTCATATGAATGTTAATAGGAGCCTCATATGATTGAGGAAGACCAAACAAATCCATCATAGTAGCGTGGTTTGTCAATTCTACAATTGATTTAGCAGAGACCGATGCATTACCACTAGCTGGTACAACAAATTGATCTGGATGTGTACTACAACGTACATTGTACTTTTTGATAATATCAGATGTCAACTTGAATTCTTGTAGGATTAGATTGTAATCTGGAAGAACACTAAGTGATAGATTAGCTTCTGGTAACGTAGCTAAGGGAAACAAGTCGCTTGAGATACGATAATTCCAGTTACGTTTACCGCAAAACTCAATAGTTTTACGAGTTACAATAACATTATTAAGTGTACGTTTGGATACAATAGATAATGCGTTAGTACGTTCAAGAGCAAGAAATCTGGTTTTGGTCATGGTATTAGCCTTGACACCTTGTTCTTGAAGTTTAAGAGAAATGCAGCACAATGATTTTTTCATTGTATTCAATATAACACGATTTTATAAATTGTCAATATTAAACTGATCCGGTGACGCAACAATCTACACCACACACTGGACTAAAATAACCAGTGAAGGTCCAGTTTTTTTCATCGGTCTTACTGGTCTTTTGCCAAGTAGCATATTTGTTTACACCCTGTGATAGAATATATTCATATTGATTTGTTAAGTCAACATATTCATCACTTAAACTAACAAAGTCACTGCTATCATTTTTACGATAAAAGATTTTGTTCTTATACTTTGTTAATAACTCACCTTGTTCACCTGTAAATATATCGGTAGGACTATTATCAATCTGAGCAGTACTTCTGGCGGTTTGCGCAAAATTAGCAATCTTTTGAATAAATCTTTGGAATCTATCTGAGAATGTATAATTTGAATTATCGTTGTTACTCGCCATATTTACTATAATAAATAGTAAATGTCTACCTTCCCACCTCACTAAAATAGTTATTTTTAGCAGTTTGATAGTCCATTCCAATCATTTGATTATAATAAAGAATATCGTCCTTTAGTCTATTTTCAGCTTTCAAAGTCTGATATCTGGCTATAGCTTTGGCCTTCCACCATTCCAAAATAGCCTTTTCTGTATATAATGGATTGAATATTAACTTACTTTCATCAATCTTACTGCATAGAAAGTCTTTGGTGTTCTTATATGGACAAGCATAATATGTACCCCGTTCAAATCCATGTACATATGTGCTTTGTTTGATACCCAACTCTGAGAAAATCATACCAATAACTCTAGCTTTTGCTCCAGTTACAGGCCCACTTACACCTTCACGTTGAGTCATAGCCTTCTGATATTTCTCTGATTTATTATCCTTGATCCAATCATGCCATACTTTGTAAATTGAATCATCTGGTTTAATAGACATTTTACCAGCACTAGTACCACATTTGTGCCACCACTTTAGACTATTATACATACTATAACTGCCATAGAGGCTGGTTGTAGTGATTCCAACTAAAAGCTGGTTATATAGAGCCTGCCATGCGTTCCTGACCGTCTCTGCCGTGACTAGAGCTGCAATTAACTTACCACCCAAGAAATTATATCCAAACGGCTGGGTACTCATGATACAACTACCAATAGCACTATGAGCCAATCGTTTGTTTTGTAGTTTATCATCTGGAGTCCAACCAATGTATTTGTCTCGGTCAGTAATAGTAATAACATCGCTGGACATACTAATGACTCCCAAATATCTTGGGTTATCCATATTACCATCCGTAATTAGAAACTTAACAAATCTACCTGGTGTTTGAGCAAACTCCATTGTATGAACAAAGGTTCTAAGCATCAACCAATCGTTCTCTAGAACTTTATTGTTTACATGTACAACGGTAGGATTTAGTTCTTGGATCTCTTTGATAGTCAATGACTCATTGTGAATATCAGTTGGAGTCCAAATCTTGGCTTTTGCCTGAACTGCTCTAGAAGAATAGTTATTGAGGCTTTGAACTTCAATCCATTTCTTATAGAAGGTTTGTTCTTCTACACTCATAGACTTCAAAAAGTCTAGGTTCTCAATCAACTTCTGTTTATTGACATTATAATCAAATGCCTCAACCCCGAAAAATTCTTGTAGTGCGTCCATATTTATATATATCCTATCATGAAGTACAAAAAGATCAATCCAAAAGAAGATACATTCTACATATTCGAAATATCAAGTATCAAGTATGCAATTTATGATAGTGCATTTGATGAACCAATATATCACGGCAGTTGGAACATGGTAGAAGGTATCATAAAGAATATAAAAAAACATGCCAAGAGTGCAAATATTCTTTATTATGTAAAAGATAAAAGCGGACCCTTGTTAATGAGTCCGCTTTGGTCACATAAAGGTGAGTAATTAAGCAGTCACCTTATCGGTTGAAACATTCTCAACAACAACTGGAGTTGTTTCTACAACCTTATTATCAATCTTGATAACATTGACATTTAGACCATCCTTGATAATACATCCACGATTCTTTGCCTCAATAATATGTTGATCATTAATTGGAGTACAAGCAAGAACCACACGGGGACGACCCTTGCCATTGTGTAGATATCCTACCTCACCAACCTGACCATTATCAATGGCCTTCTTAAGTCGAACTCGCAAAGTAATATTTACGAATTCAGGATTTGCATTGTTTAGTTCTTCAATAGAAAACACGTTAGTTGGCCATGTTACTACTAGGTTTGTCTTGTTCTTACGATCTGTCTTTTTCATTTTTTATCCTTGTTTTATTGTTATACTGCGATTTAATAAAAGTTTAACACAAATATATTATTCGTCAACACTTTCCAACATCTTTTTATTAAGAGTGGAAACGATTTGATTTAGATTATTGAAGTTAATAAAATTACTATCTTTACCATACATAACTTTAAAGTTATCACGATGAACATTAGCATAAGAATTATTTTCATATTCTGTAATATAATATGAAATAACCTTATATCCAGCAGACGTAATCTTACTTACCTGTTTACGAGTGTGTTGTGCAGCAGCAGTACCACTATAGCTATATGATCCATTTGTTGATGAAATCATAAAGCATGGTTCTCCATCACTAATATTGATAAAGTAGTTATCACTTTCAACATCACACTTCGTAATGTGTTTCATAATTGCCTCATAACATAGACCTTCAGGAGTTGATCCAGATGGAACGATATAAGGAAATAGATTTTTAATCTTACTAAACTTGTCTTTGCGAGAATCATATGCGATTACAACATAAGGATTCTTTCCATATGTAGATCTAATACTAATAGTTACATTAATATTATCCAACATAGAAGCAGCCTTAGCAATAGTGGTACACAATTTGATTGTGTTTAACCATTTAACACCACCCATACTAGCACTGCCATCCAATGTAATGTGAAAGTTCATCTTCTTATACTTATGTACTGCCGTAGTGTAAAAAATATTTTCTACATCAGCGCCAAGTTCATGAAGAATTCGTTTGTCAATCTTACCAATCTGACGACGGCTGAACTTATCAATATTCACTTCGTTACGAAACTGAATACGTTTAGCAAGTTTAACTCCCATCACAATTCCCAAGTTGACATAGTTAGCTACATCATCATTGTATAAAGCACGGGTATCAACACTAGTACGACTATAATAGTCATGACTCTTGATTTTCTTCAATACGAACTCAGAAGAATCCATTAGTTCACGGGTCAAATTCTTTACTACAATGCACTCAATAGCACCAACGCCACCATAGTTGCGAATATAGTCTTGAGCTACATCTGTAATTTCAACCTGACTTTTTTCTAGTACATCAAGCAAAGTCTTTTCCTTTTTAGTAACTTTCTTCTTGGAAATCTTCCCATTTAGAAAATCCTTCTGTTTAGAAAAAGCCTTAATAATCTTACCTTGTTTAGTCTTGCTTACTTTTGGATCACTTCCGATTTCTTTTGATGTATCAGTTTGTGGCTTTACAGAAGTTGTCTCACCTCCCAGAATATCATCCAAACTGGTAGATGCGTCTCCAGTATCGTTGGAAACCTCTGTTCCACCAATAGTAGTATTGCTATCACCATCTTGTGACTCTTTAGATTCTGATCCTTCCGATCCATCACCAGATCCAGGTTCGATGATTTGTTCAGCTGGCTTTTTAGATGCTTCTGTGATATTAGAAAAAACAATCTCAGCGATCTTAAAAGACAACGCGTAACGACTAGCTGATGTGTCCAAACGTGAGATGTTTGTCAAATCAATAAGTTTAGCAACATCATACAATCCAGGCAAAGCTCTTAGATCAGTATTAAGATTTGTTAGGTTGATAATACGATATGAGTATGAATCTGGAGTTGTGGTACGATATAGCTGACTCTTTAGTCCATCATCAATAACTTTACTATTGAAGTACTTATCGTATAAAGATTCATAATATCCACGATAACCAGGAGCAGACTTGTAAATACTATAATCAATGTATCGATCTTCGATGTAATTGAAAATCATTTTACAAAACTCTGCCACCTCTTGTTTTGAAATATTCAAAGGTTCGGTGAGATTATAAATACTGCGAGGTACATTGACATTTATATTCTTGTACAACTCCATGTCACTATAAACAATGTGACTAGCTTCATGTAGTGCCAATCCTACAGCAACATCGAAGTTATCCTTCTCATGTACATCACTGCCAATATATACAACCTCACCATCAGTGCAACTCACATTACTATCATTAAACATCACCGGAATAGACTTACCAGTAAGAATAGTGACATAATTTGAAATTGCACGACGAGCAGACGACAACCGAATGAGATCAGCGGTTGACTCTGTTTCAGAGGATGAAACATCTACCATATCGGAATCATCGCTGAAATCCCATTCAATATCGTAGTCTTTATACCAAAAGTCGCTGTAATTGCTCATATTAGTTGTCGTATGTTATTTTGTTGTTTATTTATTAAAAAGGAGGTTGTTCTGTCTTTAGAGGATCAGCAAACAACGTTTCCTTTGCATTGGTCTTTACATACTTCTGCACCAACTGACGTAGATAAGTGCGCTCACTATCAACGCCACCATCGTCGTTAAAATTAGGATATATCGTAGTCTCTGCAATTTCAAGTAAATTAAATCCATCCACGATCAATTCTGCGATTTCCACAGTGCTACGGGTTGGAATAAAGTTGGTCAACTTGCTATCTTCTTGCTTGACCTGCTTGCGTGTATGATCGGCAATTTCACAAACAGCCTTCAGAATGTCCAACTGATCTACATCAGTTAGGTTGAATCGATTCTTGAGTAGATTAAACTCAGTGTCCTTGTCAAGAGGATTCATCTCAATCTTTACAGGAAAACGTGATAGAAGAGCACGATCCATAACACGGGTAGCGGTGTACTCATTACCAACGTTTGCGGTAGCAATAAATGTTACACCATCAGCAACCTTGACCACTTCGTTGTCTTCCTTTTCATCCAAACGAAGATAACGTTGTAGATCATCTAGAACCGTCATTAGAATATTTACACCATCGTGGTGAGCACGGCTAATTTCATCAAGAAGAATAACAGCATTTGGAGTCTTGATAGCCTTAATAAAGGAAGACTCCTTAAACAATGTGCCAGTGTTCTTATCAAAATGAGTATTACCAATCAAAGCACTACGAGCATCTTGCGTAGCACCCAGATTGAAATAGAAAAACTTGTTATCTTTGCCAAGTACTTTGGCGACGGTCTGAGCGGCAAGCGTCTTGCCACAACCAGTTGGACCAAGAAGCAAAATGTTCTTGCCACGAAGAGCGGATCGTACCATATACTTCCACTTAATATCATCCATAATCAACGAATCCGGACGAAGGTTGATACAGGTGTTCAAATATGACTTCAAATCAAAGTCAGTTGCGGTGGTCAATTTAGCGACGTTTTTTGTGTTCTTCATATTAAATGTTTCTTACCTAAGATCAGTCTATCACGACTTTTTTGAATGTCAACGGTCAAAATAAAAAAATACCATGTGTTTTGTATACAATTTATATAATACTTATAGATATGAATAATGATGTTTTAATTATTGGACAAATGTACGCTGAAACTGATGAAGAGGTTCTCATGTATGAAAAGTGCGTACAAAGTTTGAAAAAAATGGGATGTAAGATCATGATTGCTGATAGTTCGTCTTGTCCAACAAAGTTTGATTATATAAATCTCTGTGATTATTATTTATATGATAAAGAAAACAGATTGTTTGAAAAACATAAATTTGTCGATGGTCTTATTAATCATTATGTTTTATCTGATAATATCAAATTGAATTATCCATGTATTAATCATCCAACTCATGAGTTAAATATTTTATATACAATAACCAAATCTTTTAATTTAGCAAAAACTCTTGGGTATAAATATGTACTTAGACTTGAGTGTGATGCTGTCTACACAGATGAACATATAGAGTTTTTAAAAAATAAAATACAGGAATGTATATCTTTAAATAAAAACGCAGTTCTGTCCACAATTGATGATTGTGAATATGTGTCTACATACATTTTATTCTGTGATATAAATTGGTTTTTTGCAAAAGTTGGAAATATAAGATCTGAATCTGATTGGTACAATTTTTTGCAAGATAAAAACCTATCTGATAATCCATTAGAAGTGGTTCTTGGTAAAGTTTTAAAAACTAATACTGAGGATTACATAGTCATCGGCAATCAATTAGACGTTCAATATTTAAAAGCTTTGAAATATAAAGAAACAAAAAAGTTTTTAGACTCAAAACTATATATTGATTTTTTTAAATCATCAACTGGACAAATATTCTTCGCCGTAAACAATTGTCACCACGAAATATTCCCAGATAAATTATGTATCTACCAATATATGGAAACCCGTGCAATTGGTAATGAAATAAAAAACCCACTCAAAAGTACTGCGTGGGTTGTAGTTGAACAAGATATTATCTGCGTCGAAATTCAAATTGATAATCAAATCATAAAACTATCAAAAGAGGAAGTTTTCTCGACAAAAAATACCATTGAGTTTTATTAATGATGGTGGTGATGATAATGATGTACTGGACGACCCCACGATCCATGTACAACTACCACCGGTTGTGGTTGTACATAAACAACAGGAGCAGGTTGATAATATACTACAGGAGCAGGTTGTACTACTACAGGCTGTGCATAAACTACTGGTTGTGGTTGTACATATACAACTTGTGTTGGAGGATTTACAATTCGATCAATAACGTGAATTACTGCAACTCCGGTCAATACTTTGCCAACCGTAGCCCATTCTCTATCACCAGCAAATGTTTGGGAAGCTAGAGTTGCGCCCAATGCTGCGATAGTAATCAATTTTTTCATATGTATCCTTTTTTTAGATATACTTTTATAGTATATCAAAAGTATAAAGATGTCAATTATTTCTTTTTGGCTTTACCACCTTTGGTATATTTAATAACTAACTTCTGTAAATTCTTTGGTAGAGTTGGTGGTGTATAACTTGGCTTTGGACTCTTGTGTTGAACTTGAGTTTCAAACTTGCCAACCGCACGCATTGGTTGATCTGGATTATCTTTCTCATCGTTCATGTTCTTGGCCTTAATACTCTTGACAACCTTATTGTTCTTTTCTGGATCAACTAGATTTTGTTCGTCAGCTGCTTTATCGGCCTTCTTACCACCTTGTTTATCTTTACTATTATCTACATTACGTTCGTAAGCGGCATCTACGTAGTTTAAATCTTTAGAGTTTAGTTTTTCTTTAACAAACTTCTTGAGTTCTTCGTAACGAAGATACAACTTTTTGGTTCTGTCTGAGGCATCTTTGAAGTATTGAACGTCAAAAATATCTTGGGTAATTGGTCTTAGGCTGAAATGATGTGGTTCACACTCACAAATGTTATAATTGCCAGCGTCATCACATACAATAGGCTTTTTGATGTCTTTTGATAGATTCTCCATCATTTCAGCCCAAGATTTTTGTACTTCCGTTAACTTTTCTTCGATGGTTTCACGGATTATTTTCTTTAAAGATTGTTTTAATTTATCGTTCATATAGCGTGCCTATCTTATAAATATAGGATCAGTTAAATAAACGAATAAATTAATTACAACTTAAAGTCATCGAATGCACCTTCTGTAATGGTATTATCAATACCTTTTACATAACTACTCAATTCAGTTTCTTGAGGAGCTACTTGTAGTTTCTTACTATCGTAGTAACTATCCAACCATCCAGCTAATGGATTAGTTTTGGTATTAGGATACAATTTCTTATATCCAATACTTGATAGTCTGTTATTAGCCAACCACTCAATGTATTGTTTTAAACTTTCAGCGGTCAATCCAATCAAACTTCCTTTGCTAAATAGATAATCGGCCCAATCCTTTTCAGCATTAACTGCCATTTCATAAGCAGCATAAACCTTATCTTCGTTCTTTTTGACAATATCTTGGAATCCTTCATCTGGATTGTTAATCCAATTCTTCATGATGTTCTGAGTAATAGCTACGTGAAGATTTTCATCTCTACTGATAAACTTAATAATCTTACTATTACCCTCCATCTTTCCACGATATCCAAAATAGAAACTACAAGCAAATGATACGTAGAAGATCAACCCTTCAGTAATTTGAGTTGCCAATACCGCATCAAACAATTGTTGTTTAACATCATCTGATGGTGTTAGTAGTTCATCATACTTCTTACTGATTGCGGTAGCTCTCTTAACAATTTCTTGGTCTTCCAAGACACTATCAAAGAATTTAGTAGCATCTGGATAAACATTGTTAAGAATGTATGTGTAACTATTACTATGAATAGTTTCAAAGAAACTCCATGCATTCATGCAAATTTCCAATTCACTATTTGTTACGTGTTTCATAAGTTCATGAATACTACGACTCAACATACTATCAGTCATAGTTTGAAACTTAAGGTTACTATCAAATACGAATCGTTCTTCTGGTGAAAGATTCTTGTAATCACTGATGTCTTTGACAAGAGAAACTTCCTGTGGTCTCCAGAAGAAATTCAATTGTTGATCATACAAATCGTAGAATTTAGGATACTTGATCAAGTCATATCGTTGTAATGATAGATCTTCTCCAAAGAACATTGGATTTCTTAACTGGTCTATATTTTTCTTATTTAACACCGTTTTCATTTTATCCTCCTATTATAGAGCACAAGCTCCGCTTTCACAACCGGATTCTTGTACTACTGGTTGTTTTATTTCCGTCTTTTTTTCATCCATGGCGGTTTGTTTGTCGCCATCATCAGTATTAGCATAATACAAATTCTTCAATCCATACTTGTAGGCCAATAACATATCCTTAATTACTTCTTGAACAGGAACTTTATTCTTCTCATAACGGGATGGGATATAGTAAGTATTTGTACTAATACTCATATCTGTAAATTTTTGAATAGCTGCTGCTACCTTTAAATAACCCTCATTGTTTGGCATATCAAAAGCAAATGTATAATTTTCCTTGTACTTATCAATATTTGGAATTACTACTGGCAAAATATTGCTCTTGCTACCCTTGAAGCTAATAGCACTACGCGGTGGTTCAATACCATTGGTGCTGCTTTGAATTACTGAACTTGATTCTACAGGCATACATGCGGTAAGTGTACTATGACGCATTCCGTGTTTTTTAACTTCTGCACGTAAAGCCTCCCAATCACAATGTAAAGGTTCAGTGATAAATTCATCAACGTCTCTCTTATAAGTATCAATTGGCAATACTCCTTGACTGAACTTAGTACGATCAAACTTTTCACACTTACCAAACTCTTTAGCCATTTCAACGCTAGCCTTGATTAAATAATAACTGGTCTTTTCCATCCACTTGGCAACAAAGTTAGGAGCATCCTTATCCCAATACTTCAATCCTTCTTTAGCCAATAGAGCAGCCAAATTACTTACACCTACACCAAGACTACGACGTTTCTTAGCAAAGTTTTCTGCGGCTGGTACGAAATAATCTTGATGTTCAATCAAAGCATCCAACATTCTAACAATAATGTCACAGACACTTTCCATTTCTTCATCATCTTTGATCTCCAACCAATTCAATGCTGCCAAGATACAAACGCCGATTTCACCATTCTTATCATTAACATCGGTGATTGGAATCAATGGATGATTAACTTCAAGACATAGATTGCTTGTATCTACTTGATCAAGCCAACTACCATGTTCATTTGCGTGGTCTACGAACATTGTATAAATACGTCCAGTTTCAAGACGTTCTTTGGCAAGTAGTCCCATCAATTCACGAGCAGGTACCTTCTTCTTGAACTTAATATTCTTGTTTTCTTCAGCCTTTTCATACTTTTCTTTGAATCCTTCTAGTCCAAAGGTATTCCATAGTGAAGGACATTCATGATAACTGAATAGTGTCACATCCTGATTCTTTAAGAAACGTTCAAATATTAGTTTATCCAAACCAATACAATAATCTAGCTTACGTACACGATTATCATCAGTTCCTTGATTATTCTTTAGTACAAGAATATCTAGAATATCATAGTGGAACCAAGCAAAGTTGACGGTGGCACTACCACCACGAATACCATTTTGGTGACAACTCTTTACGGTAGATTCAAATGCTTTAGCAAACGGAATTGGTCCGGTGTGCATTACTTCACCATTTCTGATAGGAGCATTTGTAGCACGTAGTCTTGATAGATTCAATCCAATACCATAACGACTTGCGGTGGCAAAACCAACTGCACTATTGTTACTGAAAATACTACGTAGATCATCATCGACCGTGAATAGTGAACATGAAGCATAACTCTTCATTACCGTTCTTACTCCAGCCATAATTGGAGTAGGCAGATTAATCTTGTGTTTACTAAAATAGTTGTACGCTTTCTTGACATAATCCAATCGACCTTCTTTATAGTCTTTGAAAAAAGTCATTGCGATCAACATATATGCAAACTGAGGAGTTTCGTAAATCTTCTTGGTAGCACGATTTTGTACTAAATATTTATCGCACAATTGTTTGATACCAGCATACGTAAAGTTAAAATCACGATCATGCTTTAGATATTCATCTAGTTTATCAAACTCTTGTTTACTATACCAGTTCAGAATTTCTTCATCATAAACCAATGAGTCAATATTAGCTTTTACTAGATCATATAGTTTTGGTGGATTTTTACCTCCCCAAACTTCTTTACGAAGTTGATAATTCATCAATCGTGAAGCAACATATTGATAATTTGGTTTTTCTTCACTAATCAAATTAGCAGACGCTTCAATCAACATCTTGTGAATATCTTTTGAATTCATGCCATCAAAGAATGACAAATGTGCATTCATTGCGACTTCTTCAAAACCAACACCTTTGATTTCATCTGTGGCCCATTGTAAAACCTTATTGATTTTATCTGCGTTAAACTTTTCTGTCTTGCCACTGCGCTTCTTAATAAAAATTTCTTTGTTCATAAAATATATTGGTAAAAGATAACTATTCTTCAATAGTCTCTTTGATCCATGTTGTGACTAACTTTTTTAAGTTTTTTTTGATACTTTTTTTATAATCACAACTATGAATTATTCGTCTCCATCTTCAGAACTGCTATGAGCGTTCCACTTATTCTTCAATGCCTTCTTGACTTGGTTTTCACCATTCATCATTTCATTTTGAAGTGCTAATCCTTCTCTTGAAGATTCGCTGAATATTTCAATCTGACCACATCCAGCGTTCATCTTACTTGGGAATGTCAAACCATCTGGTCCAAATCGATTCTTAATAATATGGAATCGAGCAGTATTGCTAACTTTATCATTAACCTTACGGCTTAGTGACATAACGAAGTCAGCAGTCATGATCTTACGATAACTATCTGAAATGTTGTTAGCCTGAATGATATCTTCTTCCATAGCAGCACGATTACTTTGAGAAGCACTCCAAATAGGAACTTGTAGTTCTCCAGCTACAGCACGAAGTTCTTCATAAATACCACCAGCTTCTTGATAACTATTGCTGTTACGATCACTATTGATTGGACGTAGAATATCTGCGTAGTCAACAATAATCATATCTACCTTAGTACCCAACATAGCCAATCGTTCACAATGAGCCTTCAAGCTGTGAGCTGATACAGTCTTGATTGGAAAATACTTAATAATTAGTTTACCAGGCACTTGCGCAATTTTCTCACGTACTACTGAGATGTTGTTACGAATATTTTGGAAATCAATTCCGGTAAAACAAGCGTCATAACGTAGACCCACATAGTTTTCATTCAACTCAAGAGTGAAATGAATTACATTTTTACCTTGTTTCATTGCTTCGGCACCTAGTTTACATAGTACCCAACTCTTACCACTACCAGCACAAGCTGTAATAATTCCAAGTTCACCAGGTCCAAGACCGCCATCCATCAAACCATCAATAACTTCCCACTTGGTATTGATAGAGCTACGAGCCATTACCGTCATTCGTTTTTCAACATCTTCACCATAATCATGACCAATATTTCGTTCCATGCCAGCCTTAAGCGCTTCATCAAACTTGGTTTTGATTTTTTCATATTGACCAATCTTCAAATAGTCAACGCTTTCCATGATAGCGTTCTTTAACTTCTGATTGATACAGAATTCTAGGAACTCTTCTTTGATAAACTTTAAATCGCCATCATTCATCTTTTGATAGATCAATTTAAGATTATCTACAATGCTCTTTTTGAGCACTTCATTGGTTACCACTTCCAATTTGACCTTAAACACATTAAGTGTTGGTAGATCACGATATTCATTAAAGTACTTAATACTTTCCTTGACAATCCATTGATGAGCATCACTTTCAAAGAAGTCTGCTTCTACAATGTCACTAATACGTTCAATGAAGGGTCTATCGGATACAAGACCTGAGATACACTTAACTTGAAACTCACTTCCAAACTTCTTCAAGTTGTCAATAATATGCTTTTCGCTCATGATATATTCTTTCTATGTTTTGTTAATACGACACCATTAGTCTACACCGAAGTGTGTAGAATCCAACTTATTTTATAAACTATCGATCTTACAATACGAAACTATTGAGTTTGCCCCAAGTTTCATTCAACCATACCATATAGTTTGGTAGGTTATTCCACATTTTATCCTCAGTGATAAGTCTGCTGAATGTCATCTTATCAATCTTAGGAACTTGTTTTTTAATTATCTCCTCAATTCTTAGCTGCGTAAATGATTGAATGCTTGTAGCTTTTAATTGCATCAATTCATAATTACGTTCAATTAAGAGTTTGTTATCTAGTACACGTTCATAGATTTTATACTTACTCTTGTAATTTTCAGAGTAATTATAGATCTCTTGCAATGTTACTTGTTTATCGTCAGCCAAAAATGGATATGCCTGAAGAACTCGCTTTATTCCAACGCCATCAATGCCAGGAATGTTATCACTAACGTCTCCCTCCAAGACTCTGTAAAAGATAAAGTTATTGCATGTAATACCATATTCATCTACAATTTCTTTGCACCCAAAGATTTTCTTTTTGACAGGACTCCAGATCTTAACTCTTTCGCTTGCCAATTGTAGAAAGTCTTTGTCTGTAGACATGATAGTTACGTTGCTGTCCTTGAACGTATCTTCAGCCAAATATGCAATAGTATCGTCAGCTTCAATATTATCAATAGCCATTACAGTTACTGGTAATACTTCAAGATAACTAACCAAACGCATCAATTCGATTTGAAGATTTTTCTGTTCAAGTTCAGATGAACTCAATTCTTCATATGTTCTGTTGAACTTGATTTTTGTCTTACGTCCCTTTTTGTAATCGGGATAAATCTTACGACGTTTTTGTGAACCACCCGATCCATCAAATACGACAATTACTCTAGTTGGATTAATTAATTTAATAGCATAACCAATACTCTTGAGGAAGCCAGCAATTCCTCCGGTATGCATTCCATCATCATTCATCGATGGCACCGCCATAAACGAACGAATGAAAGTATTTAATCCATCGACTAAGAGGATGTCGGAGTTAGTAGTTTTTTGAATACCACTATCACCGACACCCCCTTTTACGTTCTCAAAAAGAGAGAACAGTCTTTGTTTTTCACTGGAAGTGAATCCACTCATTATTCTTCGCCAGCATCGCCTTCGTCTGTAGATACTTGTGCATCTTCAACGATTTGGCTGTTTGGATCTTTGTACTTCATGACACATGCATCACAAATCTTCAAGTAAATTTCTTCCTTTAGATTTGGATCTGATTGTAATGTTGAAATGAAATCCTTTGATTGGAATCTCCATTCAGTACCATCAGACTTTTGATACGTGTAATATGCACCACCCTGTTTTACAAGATTAGCATCTTTCATAACTTTAATCCAACTACTAAAGTCGGCAATTCCGCTGTCATAATAGATATCAAATGCAGCCTGACGTTGTGGTGGACCCATACGATTCTTAATCACAACGGCTTTACACTCGTTACCAATGACAACTTCACCCTTCTTTAGTTTGCCTGTATTGTTCAAACGTACACGAACACTGCAATGATAAGCTAGAGCCTTACCACCACTTACTACATACTTGTCACCAAATGCCATAGCATTTAGATTTTGACGTAACTGATTAGTAAAGATCAACAATACCTTTTGACGACCAATCATGTTGGTAATCTTACGCATTGCTTTGCTAATAATAATTGACTTACCAGTAGCATAACCATCCTTACCATGATCACTTTCTAGTTCTGCTTTTGTAGAAGCAGCTGCGACAGAATCAACAATAATTGTTAATAGCAAATCTGGATAATCCTTACGGATAAACGTAATTGCTTTTTCAATTCTGTCGAAGATATCTTCTACAGTCTCAGCTTGAGAATACATTAACTTGCTTTTAGCCAAGTCAACTCCCAAACTCTTCCAGAATTCTCTGGATTCAGAGTTTTCTGTGTCAATGAATAGTGCTTTACCACCCTTTCGTTGAGTATCTGCAACAATGTGCGCACAGACCAAACTTTTTCCAGTTCCTTCAAGGCCTGTTAATTCAACGATACGTCCCACTGGCAAACCGCCGTGAGGACGATTACTAATCGCTAAATCAAGCATTGATGAACCAGTGCTTACCCAATCACTAATTGTTGATGGATCTTCTTGTTCATCCAAAAAGAACGCAACTTTACCACCTTCTTTATTGGATTTGTTGAGTTCATCTGCCAATCTTTCTAGCAGATCATCTTTTTCTGTTGTTTTCTTTGCCATAACGTATATAACTAGAAAGCCGGTGGGGTATAAAAACTCCACCGGCTTATTTTTATTTTTTAGGAGTTAAACAAATCATCAAATGCCTTGTTAACATCATCACTTGATCCAGCCTTAGCTTTAACTGCGGTTGGAGATGCTGTTACAGCGGCCTTTGGTGCTGTTGCGGTCTTAGCTGCGGTTGGAAACGGAGCTTCATCATCTGAGTCCGTTGCTGTAGCTGTTACAGCAGGATCAGCAGTGGTTTCGTCAGGATTCAACCACTTATCCATAACATCCTTGAGTTCTTCATAGGATAGTTCTGGGAATAGATCCATAATGTTAACTTGAGACTTGAGAGCATCAAGTAGACTTGAATTGGTTGGATCTACAGCAACACTTGTATTTGGTTTAACACGAATGTTGGTTTCTGGGAAACTCTTGCCTGATTCATCACCAGTCTTGAATTCCACAACAATGTCACGACCTGATGTGAGATCGGTAATATCACCGAAGTCAGGATCGCTGATGATGCTTAGAAGCTCTTGATAGACTTGCTTTCCAAATCCCCAGAACTTTACACCTTCTCCTTCTTCACCACGAACGATGACAGGAGCGAATGTACGCATCTTGGGTTCCATCTTCTTACCCATCTTCCACTCTTCCTTATCGCCGGTCTTCTTCAAACGATTTGAAAACTCAACGATTGGATCTGGACGACCAAAACTATCTGGACTCAAATAACTCTTACCATTTAGGTTATAGTGAAACTTAAGTTCGATAAATGGATTCTCAGGGGAATACTTGTAAGGTACAATACGAACAACTTGCTTACCAGGCTTTGGCTTCCAAATTAGGTTGGATTTCTGGTTTGTGTTTGAAAGTGAGTTCAAACGGCTCTTTAGCTTACTAATGTCTAGTCCCATAATTATTTATTTATTAATTGTTTAATTGATAATTAGTTAATTCTTAATTCACTTAAATCAAGATGTAACCAACTTGAATCACTCTATACTAGGTACAAAGCAATGTCAAGCGTCATGTAATATATATCAAATAGAAACGATATTAAATAATTTTAATGGAACGATTTTAACCCCGATTTCATTGGTTAAAATGATACTATCTTTGTATAAATCCCAACTCAATTGAAAGTTTTTATCGAACACACCATTGTTCTCATCAGCAATTAATTTATTCATCGCATTAAGAGTATACAGAGTGTTTGTTTGTTTTTTTCTATGCACACCAATTGTACCGGGATACTTTAATTTGTTATTAAAGTCCTTGACAATATTGAAAGTCAAATATATTTCCCGAAGATTCTTTTCATTAGCAAAAACAAATATACGATTATCTATCAACGTGTACGTTTGTTGGACTCCTTGTATTGCGGATTGATATTTTTGACTATCTGTAAATGTACAGAGTAGTTGTTTTTGTTCGTTCATATTTGTCTATTCAGATACGGGTGTGTTGTCATTCAGTATCTTAGAAAAATCTATATTTATGTTATTACCACCAGCAATTCCATTAACAAATATATCTTCATTTTGTAAATCAACACCAAAGAAATCAATTACATATTCAAACCCTTGTTTTATATATGTAATAATCTTTTCATAAATATCTGTGATAAACTTCCAGACATTTTGCAAAAACAATTTAACTTGATCAACAATTCCTTCAGTCAATACATCACCAGAATTTAATAATTCATTTATTTTTGTATACTTTTCCTTGTAGTCTTTAACTATTAAACCTACTACACTCCAGAAGTTATACTCTCCTGTTTTTTCACCCTTCTTTTTAACAGAAGTTGATTTGAATCTTACCGAAACTTTTGTTGAATTAGCTACGCTATTGACAACCGTGTCATTGATTTGGTTGAAATAAATTGATTCACCATTCTTAGATACCGATAAAATATAATTTGCAATCGCAAATGATCCATTTGAAAATTTGTGTTCTCCAGTCATAGCCTCTCTTACAAAAGAATGTTTAAATGCTTGGTTTTGACTAAACACTGTATCTAAATATAACATTAAATCTTTATGAGCTTTATCGCCTGCATCCGCAATTATTTTCACCTTCTTTTCTAATTCAGATTTAATATCAGATGGTTTTTTTCTTAACAAATCTTCAACACCACCTTCTACCGTTCTAGTGACTGAAACAAAGTTGTTTAACATTCCGGTTGCATTTTTAATAATTTCTGCGTCTACTGATGGAGTTGAATCAACAGCGGCCATAAACGTAGCCAAAGATTCATTTTTACCACCAGACATTAGTTGAGATGGACCATATTTAACAGACGATTTAAAATCATTGATAATAACGTCAGTTTTAGGAGTGTTATCGGTTGCGTTATAAGATCTCCAGAACTCACTTAAGTTTGCAGTTTCTCTACCAACACGTTGTGCATTTTTTAATTGACCAACAATTGGTTTTATAGAATTAGCAACTTTTTTAGCTACATTTTCAATATCTTTGTCATATGGATATCCTCTATTGTATAAAGCATTTACAATAGCATCCTCTATATCCTCTGCATTTTCTTTTATGATTGATTGTATAATTGGAGATTTAGTATATTCATCAAATACTTGTTCTCCGATTAACTGACCTTCGGTATTAAACCAAATCATTCCTTTTTTATAAAACCCATACTTTATAGCTTCATCTACACTATAATTAACCAATGGGGTTTGTCCTTGCAATATTGCAATATTTGCAACGGCATCTTGTTGTTTTTCTTTCGGAGTTCTATTATCAACTCTATCATCGGCCTCTACACCTTTTTGAACTTCTTTATCTACTGATATAGTGTCAGGTTTTTCTTTTGGTTTTTCTTCAGTAGCACCAACTGATGATAAATCTCCCGGCGCAGAAAATATGTTTGCTTGAGCCTTCTTTGGATTTTCCGCAAAGTGTGTACCCTTATTTACAGCACGATCTCTGTACTCTTTGCTTGGAAATGTTACTAGTATACCATCTTTATTATAAGCCTGACGATCAGGAAATCTACCAGCTTCAAATAAATTAGCGGTCTTATCAACAATCTCGTTAAGAGCGTAACCAGCTTTTTCCAAATACTCCTGCACAATAAAAACATGATCTGGGTTCTCTAATCTGAGAACACCATCTTTTATACGGGAATCACAACAAATATCATTTACAATAGATCTAAAGTTCATCTATTATAAATATAATTAAAATCAACGTAATTTCAAATCGTTGTAATTATTTCCAGTATATACCTTAACTTTGAACTTTTTATTCTTAATTATGTCAATAACATCTTGTATTGTGTGTTCATCAACCTCTGGACTTACATCAAATACAATAGAATCGTATACATACAATATTGGTACAATCTTCTTATCAGTTACATATTTTAATACATTACCCAAGCTATTCAATCCATATTCGGTTTCTGTAGCCTGAATAATATATGCAAATAACTTGTTTTTATTAGGATCACTGATGTGTTTTGATGTGATTTTCCGTTTATAAATCGGAGTAGAAACATATCCCTTTTTTTCAAACATTTCCCAATACTTGTTCTTTAATTCATCGGTTTTTGCAAAAAACGGAATGTTTAGATATTGATCTTTAATCTGACCGTACAAGTTAACCATCGTGAGTTTCTTAGATTTTGACATCAATTCTGAATCAACTTGGTCAATATTGTAATATTGTTTAGCCAGATGTTCATAAATGGTTTCTGTGTCGGGAACCTTATAATCAATAAGATTAGCCACAATATAAGGATGAAATCCAGTAAAGTCTACCATCATCAGATATCCATCATCATATCTGGATATAAAACTCTTTCTACAACCATCCTCTTTGTTTAGTGCAACATAATTAACACTATCAAAGTGATTACTAGGTCTACCTGTAGGGTTATATATGTTATACTCTGTATATACAAACTTGTTGTGTGTTTTTGCTTTGAAGTAGTTTTTGAAAATGGTTGTATCTAATTTCAAACCATTCTTTTCAACCTCATACAATGTATCTGAAATGATGTTATTGAAGAATTTAAAGCAATAAGAGTCTTTGTTTTCAACATTTAGACTTTCTACATGAATAAGTTCTTGATCAAAATCACGTTGATGATTTGCATATGGATATATCACATTGAACTGATTAATATCTCCAGTTCGAATCTTAATAGCAAAATACGCATCTGATTCTTCTTTAACAAGTACTTCATTGTCTTTTAAGAAACTGAATAGATTTACATCAATCAAATTACAATCCCCAAGAAAATACTTGTATCTCTTCTTATTGTTTACATATATCTCTCGGTCTGTCTTTTTTAGTAACTTTACAAAGTTATCATAAGTACTATCAACATTTACATCTGGGTGTGTAAAGTTAAAGTAATACTTTTCTTTGGTAATATAATCATAAACAAATGCAGCAATAACTTTATCACACGCAATATGCTTATTGGTGTTTTGAGTTATAAACTTTAGATATATTTGATTAGATAGATGCACACTACAACATTTACACAAATGTTCTAGAATGTCAATTAAAATCCACGCCAAAATTGTCTTGGATTATTTAATATAGTCGATATCTGAGGAAACACTTGAGCTGATTGATTTATTCTGAGAATATTGTAGTCTACAACGCCTGTTGATTCAAGCATTTTTCCTTTGTACACATTAAACTCAGTACCAGACACTTTCCAAGTTATTTTGGTCTTTTTGAAAAAACTGGAATCAGTCATGTTGTAGTCTCTAGCATTGGTTTCATTTATATTAGAATAGTTGATATTACCAACAAAATATCTAGTTATATAACCATATTCATAATCCGATGGTTTGATGGTTGGAATATATGATGATGGAAGAAAATAATTGTATCCTTCCAACCCAACAATATCTCTTGTTTTATCTGGTGTATCGTAAATCATATGTTTATGTACTCCAAGTCAGTTCCAGCAATACATCTTAACAATGCTGTAATATTTGTTTCCCACTTACCCGCTGCCAAATTGTGTTCGACTTCAAGTATTTGAAAAATGACATTGCCAGGCACATATGGTTTTGGCAAATTGCTGATGGCAAATACTTGTAGATTTCTAAATCCATATAATCCATCCAATGTCATTGATATTTGAAAGTTGTCGGCTACACCACTATATTTTGCAATATTACCAGATACGTCTCCATCGTCCAACATTCTTCTCAATTTGGCCTTCATATTTGGTGGCAAACACAAATACTTCCAATCGTACTTTGGTTCTTTCAATTCTCCACCTGATGTTAATATTTGTTTATCAGCTTCAGTGATATTCAAAAATCTCATACATAAAATTTCATTACGAGAAACATCACCATATACTTGTATGTTAGCTATATCGTTGTTTTCGTCTTTGAAATTAACATTTGTGCCTGGTATGTTTCCAGATTGTTGTGCTTTAATTAACTCCTCACCTTTTAATTTTCCAATCTGTTTTAGTTGATACACATCCAATCTATCTCTGAATTTAATAAATGGAGTATTTGAAACTTGAGTCATTACAATATCAAGTTCGGCTTTGGTGCTGGCTTTGTTTATTTTATCTTCAAATGTTTCAGTTAAACTTGGTGAATTTGCACCGGCAAATAAAACGTTATTAGCCTGTTCATTGGTTAAACTAACATCGAAGTTTATAGATTTTACCACGTTATTGGTCTTAGCCAAATCAAACATGTATACCTTCTTTATTGTGTCGGTATTCATGGTATTTTTATCAATAATTGATAACTTTCCATTTGTACCATCAACAATATCAAACTTCCAAAAATCATCTACTGCATTATTTATTGTACTCAATATAGCAGTAACAAACTGCTTAAGTGTCTTTACATTTTCATCATTTGCAATTTCCATCAATCGACTCTTTGATATGTAAAGATTTTTCAAATGTCCATAATAGTATTTTTTGTATTTTTTTAGAACATTTACAAATTCATCATCATAAATCACTTTATCTTGTGCGAATGGAAATGAAGCAGATTGAGGAGCCCATGTGTTTGCGCTGTTATAATAAAACCAATTGATAACTCTATCCAAATCATCACGAAATAAACCGGGAGTACCAAATGTTTTTGCTGTGGATGTTGCGGCTATAATTAGTGATTTTTCAGGTTCAATATTTTTGTTTTTTCGATCCGCAGGTGTTAAACTTTTTTGATATAGTTCAAGATCCGATTTATGTTTATTTGAATCAACAAATATGTTTTTGTCAAAATTTTTCTGTTCATCAGATAAAAATTTGCCACCTTTGTTTACTTTTGGCGCAACAGGATTTGGTATCAATATGTTTTTATCACAAGATATTAAATTTGGATGTGCGTTGATGATAATATCTTGGTTGTCAATCACATATAAATTATTGGCGGGATTTGAACAAAACACATTTATTAATTCAAAAACAAAATCCAATTGCATCCAAACTTCATCATTTGTATCATTTGCATCAAAATCTGTAGTTTTATCAGCATATGATATTTGTTGTGCAGATGTAGATTTACCCGAAACAAAAGTTGTTATAGATCCATATTGAATTACTGGTGCTATCGTGGCAGGATTGCCTTGATATCCAGCAGCCGCAGCGGCTGCTGCACGTGATCCTGGTGGAGATGGATTTGTAGATGTCTGGTTACCAACTTGTCCAGCTGCAGCTGCCGCTGCGGCTCGGGTGCCTGGTCTGTTTGGATCTGCTGATTGAGCCACACCCCTACCACCAGCCGTTGCAGCTGATGCTCTTGATGGTATAAATGAATTTGCGGATGGTAATTTTTTACCAGCGTATATATCTTCTCTTCTTCCGAGAAATACTCTATCTTCTGGTTGTCCATTATAAAATGGAGACTTTCCAACTATGGTTGGTTTTGGAGCAGCATTGATAGCTTGTTTTATTATATCTGCTTGTTGTTTACTCAGTTGTTCTTGATTTGCCTGTGCGTCAGCTGATTCTTTGCTTTTCTCAGCATATTTATTTGCTATCGCAGTTTTATTAGCAATTACGAAATCAATAAAATTACTTCTGGATTTAATTGTCTCATTTATAGAAGGCAAATAAATCTTTATAAAATCTTTCAGATTGATGTATTCATTGCTAGTTGTTCCTAAGTCCTTGGTAGCATTGTTATCTGTTCTGAACCCAGCAAACAATCCTTGTCTCGATGTACACTCAACATTACACTCATACACAAATCCATTCTGTGTAGTAAAGTTATACTTGGTGACAATTCCAGTTACGCATCCATAATTACCATATGAAAGATTAGCTCTATCCAAAGCTTTTTGGGGTTCTGATATAATCGTCCAGCATTCGTCATCCGTTAAATTCAATAGAGATTTTTGATTGAACAAATTCCAACCAAACTCAATAAACATATTAATACCGGGAGTCAAAAAGAATGGCATCATATATTCAAGTTGAGCCAAACTATAACAATTAAACTTGAATGATGCAAATGTAAGCAGTTCTCTGCTTTGTCTTAATTGTACAGACACAATACCCGGCGGTGGTAGTATAGATGGCACCACATTATCTTGTGGAAAATTGTTGTCAACTCTGGATTGATAATTTGTTAGTGATCTTAGACTTGGATCAATAAAGTGTGGTTCACCATTAGCTTGATAGCCAATAATAGCACCTTTTTGTGTAAGTGGTGTGGTATTGTTGTAACCAAACGCATCGTAAAAACCATCTCCACCTTTTAGAATAAACCCATCATATGGCTTTGAATCATTTGGACTTTGACCGCCAGATTTATTCAAATAAGCACTTCTTGGTACCAGTCCATTTGAAATTTGACCTGTACCATTTGAAAATACTCTAACCCAAGGAGTCATTGGACCCTTGTACTTACTATGATTGTTTGCAAAGTCAAACGTAGCATTAACAAATGGATTTGGTATTTGCATGCCAATGTTATTACTATTATTACGACGACGCAATTCTCTTACCATCTCAGTTGGAATGTTTTGTATTTCCCACCAAGTTGGTGCATTTCCTGCTATCTCATTGGTACTAGTTGCCATAACTTAATTAAAATTCTTAAGATTATTTAGTATTTGAGAAACATTGCCTGGTATTCTTAATTGTTTACCTTGTGGTATTGATAATTTACCTTTACCCAAGTTGTTAGCTTGCGCTATAATCCACCAGTAACTTTCATCACCATAGTATTTTTTAGCCAAACTATCTAAATAATCGACCTCACTTGCTATGATATATGTATCATCAATAGACTCTGGAATGATAGGATAATAAGTTGTTCTGTAAACATTCTTGCCATCCCATCTTTTATAAACTGGTGTAAATTGATATCTCATAATTAAGGTGTATTAGAATTTTGTACACCAATTGAATCAGTATCATATCTGACATTGGTTGAGAAGTTATTCTTTGATGGATCATCTTGTACCTTGTTTGTGTATTCCAAATCAACCGCACCCAAGGTTGAAACATCAACATTTTGGAATGTACTACCTTTAGGCACATCTTTGATTGAAACTGGAGCGTTACCCCAAATTGCTCTGCCAGTCTTAGGACGATCTTTTTCAAGAACATTCATTTGTACACTAATTTCTGCGGTTCTTGGAAATTGAGCAATTCTTCCTTTGGATGTAGCCTTGTTTTGTCTTGGATCTATGATCGTATCAGGATTGAACCATTGTATAGCTTTATTTGGTCCATAACTCCATTCTTGGTTTGATTCTTCTGGAATTGTTTCCCAAGATGCATCATCTGGTATTGTAACGTTACAGCTTGTTATTATAACAAAGTGGTTCTTGTAAAAGTCACCAAGTGTTAATTGTACCATAGGTGGTACCATATATCCACCATATTGCTGTAATGTATAATTTGATGGTCTCGTTAAACCAACCAAATAGTTTATGCGTTGCCACATTGGCATCAACTCTTTTACGCTATGTGCGTTAACAGTGAAATTGAAACTTACTTGACGTTCAAATCCTTTGTAATAGAATAATTTGTCTGGACGACCCAAATATTCAACCGTTTCCCAACTTGCATTGTTGTTATCGTTAATTGATTTTACGGTCGCATTAAATGGAATATACTTTTCGTTTACAATATCATAAAAGTAAAACTTGACTATATCTGGTCCATATACGCCAAATTTTTCATTGTTGACATATTGTTTATCAAATTCTTCAGATGTTAATACTTGAAGAGAATTAACGTAGTCAACATTGTTTGTTGGATAAATATATCGATCATTTGGTCCTTCTCCTAAACGAGTTGGAACTTTGTTGCCTGTTGTTTCATCTCTACGAAAACGACCTTGATATGTATCATTTTTAGCCGCAGGATCATTTAATTTTGTAGGATCAAGTTCTTTTAAGTAGTTTGTTCCTATGCGAGTTCCATCATTACTAAACTTAGCAAATTGAAGAGGTTGTAAATTTTTAGCATTTGTGCTGTATTTATTTGAGTTTACACCACCAATGTCATTGATAGCTTTATCAAGATTTGCAATGATATCTTTAACCGCATCACTTTGTTGATCACTAAATGTGGTCTTGAATCCAGATTGATTATCTAAATAAGTTTTATAGTTAAGTATTTGGTCTGAATATTCATTATCATCGTCTACTTTTACTACATCACTATATCTATTTGAATCACCAGTTGGTGTAATTGCTTTTTGTGTTAATCTATTGCTACGTAAGTTATTCTTGTCTTTTGATAAAACACCAATTTCTTTTGTATAGTCTACAGATTGATTTCTAATATTTTTAACAATAATCAATCTGTTCAAAGAAGTTTTGTTCTTTGATTTACCATAAAAACGTTGATTAACAGCTAAAGAATAATCTGCTCTTTTTCCAAACCCAAGTGAATTTAATAATCCACTTAAAATGCCTCCACCCGCAATGCCAGTTTGAGTTGGGTTAAACAACTTTCCAGCATTCAACATCATTTCGTATGTTTGTTCATCAGCACGATATGTTGCTGGCCATGGTTGTTTTGGTGGAAGAATACCACCAACCAATGTGTTGTTTTGAAAGAATCTACCAACACCACTTAATAATCTGCTAAAGAAGTTACCCCCAGCATTTGACATCCAACGTTGATATCTAGGATTATTGTAAGCATTTGTAGCGGTATTACCTCTCAATAAGTCTTTTACACCATCTCTAGCAATTGATGTAACAACTCGACTGGAATTATCTCCACCACCAACCAATGAGGTCAGTGTTGATAATCCCAATCCACCACTTGCTGCGCTAGCAACACTACTACGAGGTGGTGATGGTTGCGGAGGTGCGCTACCCAATAATTGTCCTACAGCGCTTACGGCATTACTAAGACCAGTACCACCCAATAGGCCTGTTAATATGTTACTTGTATCTATATGACGGGTTGGACGATCAACCAATCCAAAAGTAGCGGAACGTATAGCGGCAATCAACGGCGAAGCTGGGTTATAGACCTTGGTTTCATCGAATGGTTGAAATCCTTGTAGGATAAGTTGTTTGCCTGTAAACTTTACACCAGCGCTTGATCCCAAAAACTTTCTAACTCTGGTAGCATCTTGTACAGCGGCACTTAATGGAAGTGATCTGTTGCCACCAATTTTTGTACGTTGTCCTTCGTTTGGGTTTTTGTAAATATATTGTTGAGATGTAACCAATCCCTTCAAGTAAAGATCTTGTGGTTTGTTCTTGGTATATAGAACTTGATCATTACCATTTGTTAGAAACAATGTCTCTAATTTACCGCCTCGTCTGATATTAATAAACGAAGCGGCATTAGGAGGTAGTGAAAGACCTGATCCTTGAACTTGGGATAAAGTGGTGACTTGACCATCTGCTCCACCAAAACCCTCTACGAATGTTTGACTATTTGCCATTAATTATAAATATCAGATTGCATTAGTTGCTTGACCAGAAACTCCAAATTTTAAAGTTCCTTCAGCCAATTCTTTACTTACCTTGACTCTATCCATATAAACCGCAATCTTTCCTGCGGCCATCATACTAGTCAATACATCGATCTTTTGAGCTACTAAATCAATTCCTTGTTTCAACATAGCTGTTTCATCACGCTTAGCTTCATTGGTTTTGGCTAGAGCATTAATAGCTTCTGTATCAATACTAATATCAAGATTTGGAAGTTTAACCCCAGACAATTCTTTGAGTGATCCAACTGCCAACGAAACTCCTTCAGCAGCTGCACTCATCGCAGTTAATTGTGTAGTAATATTTGTTAATCTATCTAATGGAAACAATCGTAAACTAACATTTAAAGCACCCAATGCATATCCCATAGCACCAACCCCAGCGGCCGCCAGAACCAATCCAGGCCCAACAAGTGCTAACTTAACCAAGTTTGTAGTAACAGATCCTAATAATTCTGGTAGTTTGTCCAAAACTTTCATTAATGTATCGGCTAAAATTGATGCCAATCCCAAGAACAATGTTGATATTGCTGCAATTGCCGGAGCAGCTGCACCAATTCCCTGACCAATTAATTTCAAAGCATATCCTAAACCAATTAAAGCAAGTGTGATTACACCAATCGCAAGAATAGCTGGTGGTGGTATAATCAAAAATTGTACAGATCTTCCAAAGTTTCTTAGTCCCTTGCCAATTCCTTCCAATCCTTTACCAATACCTTCCCCCACCTTTTGAGCAGCATTTCCCATAGCATCTGCTAAAAAGTCTGCTACAAGTTTAACACCCTTCTTGAATGCAAAAAATGCAATAGTTAAACCAGCCAATCCAGCTATTACAATTCCTGCTGGTCCACCAAAATCCGCAATGGTTGCCAATAGTTTAAAAAATACAATTTGAACAGCTCTAACAATATCCATCAGTGGTTTCATAGCCTTACCCAATGCCAACATTGCTTGTTCTTTTTGTGCATCCAAAATAGCTGTTCTTGTTTTTGCTACATTTTCTATAGCAGCCAATTCATTCGCTCTTTTCTTTTGTTCTACTTCAGATCCAGCAACTTTTGCTAGTTCTTTTTCTAACTTTAGACGTTCCTTAGCAAGATCTGGATTTTCTTGATCAATTTTCTGTTGTGTTTTCTTTAAAGAACTGATCTTCTGTAATTCATTAATGTCTTTGCCTGTCAATTCAGATAAAGCCTTACGTTGGAAGTAATTTAACTTATCAATATCTCCAACTCTTTCAAGTTCTTTTTGTAATGCTTTTTCACCCTCAGCAATTTTACCTTCAAAAAACAATCTACGTGATTGATTAAAATTGATATTTTGACCCAATAATGCACTAGCTTTTAATTCAGCACCAACTGATGATTCAAAGTTTAATAATGATTCGGCCGATTTTGCAGCTTGATCAAGACTACTACCAATCTTTCTCAACTCAGCAGCTTGTTTGATTAATTCAATCGTGTTGCCTCTAAATATTGTACGTACACTAGAACTAGCCCCACTTACATCTTTAATAACCTTACCCAATGGTACCCCGGCAGCTTTTGCGGCCGCATCAGCTACTCCAGCCATGTTTTGTTGAGCTTGTAAACTGGTATTACCGATTTCTCCTAATGTAGCAAAAAACTGAGCACTTTCTGTAGCGCTTATACCAATAGATTGTGAAAGTTCCGCAGCTCTTTGTGCAACCATCGGCATATATTCCGCAGCCATTACACCAAGATTGTTATTTAATTCAGCAACCGCTTCAAGTGCTTCTTGTAAATTTACAACAAGACTTGTTGACGAAGCAACAATACGTTGCATTATAATTGCTTGTTTTTCAGACTGAACTCTACTAATTCCCTGTTTTACAGCATTATCTGCCAGTAATTTATCATATTTATCATATGCATCTATAAGCTTTATAAGCGTATCATACATCAATGACATTACCGTTGCTTGTCTTTTTAATACAGATAATTGTTGTTCTGCAAGTGCAAGTTGATATCTCTTTTGATCTATAACATGTTGGTTTTGTTGACCTTCTTCATCACGCTGACGTTCTAATTCGGCAAGATTTGCACTCAATTGACCTACCAATATACTTTGAGCTTCCAATTTTTTCTCTACATCCTTGAGTGGATTTATTGAATTTTTGATCTTTCTGCCAACATCCGCCCAAGTTTCAGAGTATGATTGTGTTTCAGCTCTGGCTTTTTCTAGCTGTTTAATTAAATCCGCTACGGATTTCTCTGTTGGTGTAGGTGCTGCCATATATTATATAATAATAAATATCCATTTATCTAAAAGATGGTTTATCTATTTTAGACTTGGCAGGTTTAGATTCGGATTGTTTATTCTCTTTTTCCTTAACATCTACGAGTTTTTTATAATAAAAGTTGCGTAGATGAATAGGTAAAGCGTATACTTCGGATGGGGTAAACCCATTACCATAATAACACAAATCAAAAATTACATGTTGTATATAAACTCTGTGCTCAGGAGTTAGGCCAAAAAAAGCTGACCGTCATTGGTACGGCTACCCTTTCTTGATTAGAACATTCAGTGCAGCAGAAGTTAAATCGACTATCAACATCTGGAGAAAAAACCTTTGCATGTTGTCTAAACGCACTACTATCTCTTGCCAACATGTTGTTATCAATAAAAGACTTGATCTTGGCTTTATCAGTATCTCCATTGATTGAGGTAATCATATACTTCAATCTGGTGGTTATTTCACTTGAAGATTCCTTCTTTAACTTTGCAAATCCTTCAATATCACGTTCAATCATCTTTTCATCACCGGCAGTCAATAACTTAAATTTGATTGTTAGTTTTGATGCTGGCAACGTATATTCAAACTCATTTACACCTTTTGGGTATGCATCAAAATCAATTTCCTTGTAGTTGATTTCTGATAAATCTACATTTTGTTTATTTACCGCAGAACATTTTGGACATGTAATTTCTACAGGACCATATGTGTCACCATAAGCCAAACGTCTGATTGCAAAAATCAATGCGTTCTTATCACCTACAAGAATTTGATCCAAATCAATATCCTTATCAACAATCAAGGATTCAATCAACTTTTCTACAGCAAGTCCTTTTTTAAGTAAATTTGGACTGGTAAGAATATCTTCTTCTTTAGCAGTCATCAACTTAACTTCCACTTGTCCAGTAGACAATTTGCTGTTTGATGGATAAAATCTACCTTGACTTGGTAAGTCAATGATTTCAGTTGGAAATGTTGGCGCAGCTGGCTTGCTGTTTGCAGATGATTGTCTTGTAATAGAAATTTCGTCACTCATAACTTATAATAATATATAGAACAATAACCAAAGATTTGGGTTATTTTATTTAATTTTAACAGCCTTTTGAGCATCCTGCGCTGTTTTTGTAAGAACGCCAGCTCTAGTTCTGATTTTATTTATAGCATCTTTAAACTTGGATTCTGGTCCTACCAACGCATCCATAAAACCATCTTCTTCTTTTATCATTTTTTTAATGATAGACTTTAACTTTTGTTTTTTTGCTTCATTCATAGGTTTTAAAATTTTATATATACTTTTTACAACTTGTGGTTTAACACCAGGATAGTTTGTTGCAAAGTTCTGAAAATCATTGTTAGCCAAATCTTGTCTAAGAGTACTAGCACTTATACTTTGACCATTTTTATCATCTGTTCTACCAACATAATTACTTGGAGAATCATCGGTCATATCTACCACTTTTACACCAACTGGCGACGAAAGTCCATCTTTAGTTGGTTTTGTTTTGTATCTTTCTATAGCAGCCGCAAATATCTTACTACGTTTTGCATCTTCTGGACTTTTTGCACTAGCACCCAATGCAACGGTTTCTGTACTATTTCTTGGTAAGTTAAACACATATCCAAACGCAGCGTTCATTGGATTATCATCTTGTACAGCTACCACTTCTACTTTTGGATTCTTGGTTAATAAGTTCCAAATAGATAAACTTTGTTGACGATTTATACCATCACGTTCAGTAGGACCAACCATCACAATTACTTTGTTTACATCACCACGACTAGCAAATTTGTTAGCTAATCCTAGATGTCCAATGTGAGGTGGTTTAAATCCGCCTGGTAAAAGTACTGTTACTTGATCCATGTATATAAATATTGGTAAAATAAAAAACCCCACAAATAAATGTGGGGTTTCAAACATATGACTAAAATATTAGTATTGGAGAATACAATAATCTGGTTGAATAGTCATGCTGATTGTTACAGCATCACCATCGTTGGACCAATCCAATTCATTGAAGGTAGCTTCGGTGATAAAGGCACCCTTGAGTGTCCATTCTTCTACCTTATCACCAACTGGACCTAGAACATTGATGGTCAAGTCCTTCTTATAGAAGTCTTGATAACCATCACGACCAGTTACAGATTCGTGGTGTAGACGTACCCATTCCATTACAGCTTGAGCACCAGATGGTACGATTGGATCATATAGTTCCAATGTCATTGTACCCCAAGTGGTCTTACCTTTGTAGTAGGTCTTGATGTTGATGTGGTCCAATTCTTTTGAAGCTTGTGTAATTTTTGGACGATCACATTTCTTGATGACGAAAGATGGGATACCATCAACGTATAGAATAAATCTATTTTTTACCTTTGGTTCAAAGGCTGTATAAAAAATTTCTGATGGATTTAGTAGTTCTGCCATATGTTTTTTCCTTTAAGATTCTTATTTATAAATATAGTAAAGTTTCAATATCTAATGTTTTTTTTATATTTTATTGATCTCAGCATCGTAAACCGATTTTACGTTTTGTCTTAGTTTGGAAATATATCCTGTTGATCTTAGTAATTTGAATACCAGATTTTCAACACTATACTCACCACCACTACTTAATCCAGCTTCTCTCATGTCATATAAACGTTTAATAACGGTCTTCATTAAGTCTACATCACCTTGGTTTATAGCTGTATTGATCATCTCTACATACTGACTATATTTCTTCTTGATAGTTTCTTTGTCAACCTGAATATCTTGGTAATTTGGCTTTTTAACCCATTTATTATTAAGAACACTATATACAGCCTGACTTCTGTTTACATCGTTTATATCTTGTATATAAACTTCTATTTGATGATCTCCAATATGAATATCATGTTCTTGATTCCACTTGTTTTTCAACGCATCAACATATTTCTTAACCAACTCTTTATTTGGATCAATTTTGCTGAAATCTACTAGTATGTGTAGATCCATATCACTGGTTGGAGTCCAGTTATATCCAGCAGTACTTCCCAAAAAGTATATGTCTTCAATAGGCACATTAAGTTCTGTATCTTTGTAAAAAGCATTAGCAACCTTCAACATTTTGTCTACCACTTCGGGTTTTAAAACATCACCATTCCAAATTTCTGGATTCAAAACACTATTATAAATTCTATGTTTTTCTTTAACTCCAAGTATTTCTTTCAACTTATTAATGGTACTAACCGCATCAGTATGAAGTATACCAATACCTCCAGCCTTATTAAACTCATCAATGGTGTTTGGTTTGTCATCGATTAAGATAGTATCAGATTTAGCATAATTAGCCTTATCCTTACGGTGCGGTACCAAATTTGGCTTAGCTGTTATATTGTTATTTTTTAACCAAGTTAATTTACCATCAACTGCACCTTGATCAGTTGCGTGACTTAATATTTCTATGGGTAAGTCTTTTAAAAAATTATACAATAACTTACCATCACCCATCCAATCCATGGTTGCATAAAAATCAGGACTATTCTTTTTTACAAACTCATAACGCTTTACAGGTCCATGTTCAGCTTCATAAGTTTCTACAGGTATGCCACCACTATAACGCTTAAACTGCTTTTCCCAGTCAGTAAGCACACCATCCATATCCACGTAAATCTTATACTTGCTATTAATCATTTATAATAAATATTAGCTAGCTAAGCGCTTGTTGTGCTTATTTAACTTAAAATATTAAAGAAGAATAAAGAAGATTAATAACGTACAGCGCTTGCATTTGCTTATACTTTATATAAACAGGATGTCAATTTATTTTAAATTAGGCTTGAATGTGCCATCTTTTAAATTAAGGCTGCCATCACCATACTTTTCAGCCAATGTATTAATAAGCTTTTGTTCAACTGCTTGCAATTCTTGCCATTTCTTAAGCACCTCAGTACGATTATTTTTAATTTCATCAATCACATTTTGTGCATTAATTTCATCAAGCTGTAATTGACCAAGCGCAAAGATCTTTTCTTGATATGAATCTTGAAGAGTTGCGATTTCAAGCATTTCTTGTTCAGTAAATTTAATTGTATTATCCATAATATTATTTTTTAACAGTAGTTATTAATTCTTGACCAACCATCACACTTGGTGTTATATTGACGTTATCTGTGGGTGGCTGATTAGAAAACAAATTTGGTAAATCATCGGTGGTCGATGACGACAAAACATTTGCCGCACGACGACGAGATAATTCAATTCTCAACAAGGACAAATCCTTCTGAAGAAATTCTATTTGTTCAAGGATATCAAACCCAAATGATTTTAATTCAGCGTCAGAATATTCAAATATTGGTTTCTTATTAGAATCAATCATACTTTATATATAGATCAATAACTTTACTTATGTTTTTTATAAATGACTCTTTGGTGTAAATACATGCGTCCTCTGAGGCTTGTTTTCCTTTAGAAACAACAATCTCTTGGTTATCGTAACAATACTTCATCATCTCCATAAACTCGTCTTCTTTAAATTCCGACCATTTACCGCCATAATCTCCCCAGTAATTTTCACTATAAACTTCGTCATAACCAACCTCAAAGTTGTTTTCTTTTTTAACAAATTCAGATAAACCACCATAATTTGTATATATAATAGGTCTGCCACAACACATACTTTCTTGTTGCATCATCCCCCACCCTTCACATGTAGCACCACTTAAATAAACATCTATGTTGTAATACCAGTCACGAAGACTAGATTTTGACAATCTCTGTGATACATACTTTATTTTATTGTCAAATGTCTTTTGTATAACTTCGTTGGTTTTTACATGCAATTCAACATTATTATAACCTTTAAAAGCTTTTAGAAAACACTTGGTGACTTTAGCTAAATTCTTACGTGGATCTTCGTTAGAAATACCAAAAACAAACTTTTTATTAGGAATGTGTTCTTTATATGTAAAAAAATTCGTGTCACAAAACAAAGGTATAACATCGATTTTTGCAGTTAAACCTTGATTTATAAAGTTGTTTTTATTATAATGATTAGGTACACATATATGTCTGTATTTATTCAGTACTTCAATCATCAAATCGTTAACTCGCGTACTTTCCCACATTGTGTACAAAACGCGGGGCCTGAAAAAATCCATTTGCAAAAATATATTTGATGATCCCAAATCATTAGTCAAACTCAATAAACTAAAATCCAATAAATTGGGATCTACATTCTTAGAATTTTCAAAACAATGCAAAAACTCAGAACTTATTATACTATATGTTCTTGGAATAATATTATATCCATTCTGCGGTAAATTCTCTATCAAAACCCTCAAAACCTCACCATACCCAGATGTAAAATTATAATAAGAACTTAATGTAACACTTTTCACTAAAATTATATGTTGGGTATATAATATGAATTCAACACATTCGTATTTGAACTAAGTAACTTGTTTGCAGATACAGATATAGACCCACTCATCAAAGAAAACGCAAGATCAACACACTCTTCAACACTTTTACCTATACATTGTGATCCAGTTAATTGAATGCAATGTGATATCTGTTCACCAACATTATCCTCACGTTCAACACTAAAACATATCACTTTTTTAAGAATATGCAAGTCATCGTTAAGTGTGTCACATCTAGCTATTCTAAATCTTATTCCATCCATATACAAATAAATATGTGGATTATGAATAAACAGCGATATAATATTGACCTGCTGTAAACGTATTTGCGCCTGAATTTGACACAGTGTTATTTATATATATACGAACATATCCTGCCAATGTTCTACCACTACTACTAGTTGTAGCAATACCATTACAATTAGCTATTGATAAAAAGTTGTTTCCAGTACCTTCACCATAAACATATAGTCTACCATTAGCGTCAGGAGTAGAACCAATGCCAGTACGTAAATTTGAATTTAATATTATACCATCACTATTATTTATACGCATAGTCAACGCAGCACCTGATCCAGCGTTTACATATGTATTACCATCTGTAAATTGAAGTATAGCATACGTTCCAAATGAAGCAAAATTCAAAGATTCATTTCCCCAGTAAGCATAACCCGCTGCTGCTGGCCAGGTTCCTGTTTTTACTTTTCCTACTCTTAATTGATCAGTCACATCCAAAGGTAATGTAGGTGATGCAACATTTATACCCAATCTACTATTTGTAGTATCATGATATAAGAATGTACTATCTTTCAGAGTTGTAGATGATGTTGAATATATTACTCTGTTGTTTGCAGTAAATGACCCACCACTTATACCACTTGTACCAGCTGGAGCAGATAAACCACTTGTACCAGTAGATCCAGTTGTACCACTGGTACCAGCTACACCACTTGTATTACTACCGGCCGCACCACCATTGCCACCAGATAGACCCGCAGTACCATTTGTGCCAGTAGATCCAGTGCTACCACTTGTACCACTTGTGCCGCTTAAACCACTGGTTCTGCTTAAACCACCTGCACCATTAGCACCATTGTTACCACTTGTACCAGTAGATCCAGTGCTACCACTTGTACCGCTCGTACCAGATACACCGCTGAGTTGACTTAAACCATTACCACCATTGCCGCCAGCTGCACCTGAAGTACCATTTGTACCAGTAGATCCAGTGCTACCACTTGTACCACTTGTACCGCTTAAACCACTAGTTCTGCTTAAACCACCAGAACCATTAACACCACCCACACCAGCAGTACCATTTGTACCAGTAGATCCAGTGCTACCACTTGTACCACTTGTACCGCTTAAACCACTAGTTCTGCTTAAACCACCAGAACCATTAACACCACCCACACCCGCAGTACCACTTGACCCAGTGCTACCACTTGTGCCGCTTGTGCCACTTACACCACTAGCTTGACTCAAACCACCAACACCACCCACACCCGCAGTACCATTTGTACCAGTAGATCCAGTGCTACCACTTGTACCACTTGTACCGCTTAAACCACTGGTTCTGCTTAAACCACCAGAACCATTAAC